ATGTCCGATCGCGAGCTAGCTATGCACCACCTGTGGCGGGAGACGGTCGCCGCCCTGATCGACGGCCGCGACCACGACGTCATGGCCTTCGAGTCGGTGCTGGTCGAGTGTCTGTCGCTCACGGATGAGGAGTTCCTCGCGCGTTTCCCTAACGCCTTCGTGTGGGTTGCCCAGGGGTGCAACTGATGTCGCTCACCGTTCCCACGTCACAGCGCGACCTCGTGACGCTCTCGCTGCTCCTGAGGCCCGACAGCAACCAGCCGACTAAGGACAAGTAATGCTCGACACCACCATTCTTCACCTCATGGGCGGCGGCGTGACCGCGCCCGAAGCCGACGAGATCGAGCCGGGGACGGTTCCGACACTGGTCCTGAATCTCGTGAGCGGTCTGGCCCTGCCGTTCGCCAATCCCGACGACCCGGGCCAACCACTGGTTATCCCCTCCCAAGCGTTCAACTTCCGCATGAACGCGGACGTGGCCGTCCAGATCGGACAGATGCTGCTCGATAGCGGCCAGAAGATGCCCAAGCCCTCGCGCCTGGCGCTCGCCACCAGCGTCCCCGGAGCGGAGGCCGCCGCCGCTCGCCTGGCCGCGCTGAAGGCCGCCTGATGGGCGCCCACGCGGTGGCCGAACTGGAAGCGCAGATCGATGGTCTCTACGACGAGCTACACACGGCGGGCGACGTCATCGCGACCTACCGGAGCGCGCTGGAGCGGATCGTCCTCCTCGGCGGCACACACGGCGCAATCGCGCTCGACGCCCTGCACGCGACCCCGCTAGATTGCTAGCTGGCGCGCGGCGATCCTGATAGGGTCATAGCAAGCCGAATGCAACTAGCATCAGTTCGGCCGGGTGATCGTGTCGAGTGCGAGGTGCGTGGGTGGATTTTCACCGCCGTCGTGGAGGAAAAGTTCCCCGGAGAGCTTCGCATCACGCCCGAGAACCCTCGCGTCACCAATAGAACCGTGCGGGCATCCCAAGTGCGCAAGCGGTTCCCCCGAGACAAGAGACGAAAGGCACATGGCCACGACCAGGGATGAGGGTGTTATCGCCAAGGCGGCGGCACTCGATGCCGTTCGGGTAGAAGCGTACGCGTACTTCGAGCTTCGTGACAAGCTCGCGGCTCGGAAGATCCGGTGGCTGGAGCGAATGCTCCAGGCCGCCGAGGACGCCGGGGCCACCCAGGTGGAGATCGCGGAGGCGGTCGCCTTCGAGCCCGGCGTGAGCGGCGCGGGTGACGACTGGAGCTTCCATCGCACCCGCATTCAGCAGTTCCTCACTGACGCAAAGATCAACCGGCAGAAGGGGATCGTGCCCGACGACCTACCGCCGCTGCCGGTCAGCTAGGAAGCGCACCCATTCCCCTCTCGTAAGAGAGGATGAACGAGATGGCGTGGCGGCGCGTAGCGCGACAGATTGAAGCCGATGCCCTGGATGACCTCCAGGGCAATCGGCGGTTGCAGAGTCCGGCCGGTCAGGAGTTCATCGAGCGACTCCGCAGGCATCACAACGAGCGGACCGACCCGCTCATGCCGTGGCTCGCGCGCGAGTTCCGCAAGGGACGGGTGCGCACTCGGACGCCGCTGGAGGTGCAGTTCGAGTCGCACCCGATTGGGCGAGCCATGCCCGACGAACTCAAGGACGCGCTGCGCCAGCACGAGCGCTACCACGTGGGAGCGCTGCCCGAGCCTCCGATCTTCCACGGCGCAGACCTTGCAAGCCTCTACAACGGGCTCACGCGCGAACACCCCGACCAGCTTCAGTACCAACAGCAACAAAGCCCGCAGCATCACTCGTGGCACCACCTGAGTCCGAACACGCTGAACCACTGGGCCGACTGGTATCACCAGCCCGATCGTCGGAGAGTGCCGCTTGAGCAGTTGAAGGTCCATGACCTGCCGGAGGAGGTGGCCACCTACGAGCGGGAGAAGGCCAGGCGCCAGAAGGAAGAGGCGATCGAGGAAGGTCGCCATGGCGGCGAGGTCGTCCACTCCTGGCCGGACGGCTGGACGCTGCGTAAGCTCCCGACGGGTACGCCGCTTGACTTCGAGGCGTGGCACATGCGCGGTGACCCCACGCCGGGGAATCCCGAGGGTACACCGATCTGCGTGAACTGGCCGCAGTACCAGGACGCCGTGGGGCGTGACGAGACGATGATCTACTCGCTGCGGGATCCCCAGAGCAAGCCGCATGTCACGATGGAGATGCGGCCGACGCAGTACGTCAACAACACGGGCGGCTTCCACACGCCGACCGAGTACCGCGACATGCTCCGCGAGGAGGACCCCGCCATCGAGCGCTGGGGGGTCCGTTCCTCGCCCGAGCAGGCGAGGATCGAGCAGATTCAGGGTAAGGGCAACTCGGTGCCCAAGCCCGAGTACCAGGCGCGGATGAAGGACTGGTTCCAGACGTTCCCCGAGGCGACGCGCCCGAACTGGGAGCGCGAGACGCGCCCGATGGACCACATCCGCGACATCATGCCCACCGCCGAAGAGGGCGACGACGAGGACGACGGCGACTACGAGGACCCGGACCACGGTGGTTACGGTGTCCACGGCGACTACGGTCTCGTGGAGCCGCCGCGCCCGATCGACTACCGCTCCACGATCGAGTCGCTGCTGCGCCCGCGCAGTTACCACGACCGCAACAACTACACCACCTCGCCCCACGACGACGATGAGGTCACGGCGCTCTATCGCGAGGCGCTGCGCCGAGGCGAGCTTCCCCAGTTGGCCGAAGCCGTCGAGGGTTACGGGGAGTACGCCGACCACGAGCTAGACAAGCAGGGATGGCGCGAGAATCTTCCGTCGTGGCCGGGTGAGTCCTGGGACGAGGATCCCGAGCGCCTGCGTGACCTCTACGAGTCGGCGCACGGGCGGCCGGTCGAGTACGACCACGAGACGCCCGAGGAGCAGGAGGAGGCGCTGCGGGACTACTGGAAGAACTTGAGCGACGAGTATGAGTGGGCCGAGGGCGAGATGTACCACGAGCACAACCCTTCGCGGCTCGCGAGCGCGCTCTACCAGACGATCTCTCCGCACCACGCCGGACCCGAGGGCTACACCAACGAGCTACACGGTGAGCTAGAGGGCTTTCAGCCCGCGTGGGGTCACATGGGGCCGCCGGGCCTTGACCGCTACCCGGCGGGCACCGAGTACGCGTTGCGCCATATCCACCCGCACCGTGAGCCGGAGTTGACCAAGGGCCGGATCGTCAGCACCGAACCGTGGACCACGACCAGCGGGCACCCCCCGAGCGTCATCCCGCACTTCGTCAAGCTCCCCGAGCCGCCGCCGGAGCCGGGGCAGGGCACGTTCGCCAAGATCGCGCGCACGTTTGATCCCGACCGCTATCTGTGGGCGTTCTCGCCGCAGACGGCGCAGGTGCACCTCGCGCACGAGTGGGACGGGCACCCCGCGCACGTGACGACGCACGAAGACCTCGGCCGCCGGATCGGAGAACCCGATCTGCACCACGGCTACGCGTACCCGATCGGCGGCGGCTACCGGCTGTTCAACCACGACCTGGAGCCGGTCGGGGACCCGTTTATCAGCCGTAAGGTCGTGCAGGCGCTGGCCAAGGAGTTCGGGCACGGGGGGTAGTCGCATGACCACTCTCGGGTGGTCATCCGACCCTACTTAGAGTTTCAGTCTTGCAAACTCGATTTGAGTTTGCCAGCCTGAAACTATGCACTCGACGCCAGATTGGTACTCGGCGCAGGACGCCGAGTGGCACGCGGGCCTAGTCCGCATCAAGCGCCTGCGCGACGACGTGGAGCTTCCCACCTGGGGCACATCGCGCTCGGCGGGCTTTGATCTCCGCGTGCCCGACGACGTGACGATCGCCAACCTCGCCACCGAGGTCGTCGGGCTCGGGCTCGTGATCGCCACGCCGCCCGAGCACATGCTGCTCGTCGCCCCGCGCTCCTCGACGTTTGTCAAGTGGGGCGTCAAGCTCGCCAACACGGTCGGCGTCGTAGATGAAGACTACTCCGGCGACGAGGACGAGCTTCGGCTGCTGCTGCATAACCCGAGCGCCAAGCGCTGGGCGACGATCCCGGCCGGGACGCGAGTCGCGCAGGGCATCTTCGTGCCGATCTCGCGCGAGGTCACGTGGAGGGAAGTGGACGCCATGGGCGCCTCGCGCGGCGGTCTCGGCTCTACCGGCACCAACTAGCCGTGGACCTGTACCTCTCGCCGGGGATGCTGCGGTATCGCCCCGAGGTGACCTCTCACATCCGGCAGATCAAGGATGTCGCGGTCAGGCTCGATCGCGACATCCGCCTGAGAGGTCTCCGGGTAGAGGTCACGCGTAACCCCCATTTCGACCGCTACTCGGGCTGGGCCGTCCCGGAGGTCCACAGTCGCTCGCGCCAGGGTTACATCACCCACGCGCACCCTGACGGCCTCATCACCCTCCGCATCGGGGACGAGTGCGGGGACGAGGACATCATCCGCCTCACGGCCCATGAGCTTCGGCACATCGGGCAGTTTCACCGTGGTCGCAAGCGCTACGGCGTGATGACGACCGCACCGCTTGACCATTGGGAGTCCGAGCGTGACGCCGAGGGCTTCGAAGATCGCGTACTGGAGAGAATGTGAAGACCAGCAAATCAGGCGACATCCTCGCGGGTGCCTTGGCCACCCTCGCCGTTGTCGTGGGCATCGCGCTCATCGTCGGGCTATTGCTCGGCGGACTCACGGGGATCAAGGCGTGGAGCCGCTCACAAAAGCGCGCGGACGCCAACAACCGCGTGAAGGTCACGACGATCAACATCCGTACCGCCCAGCAGCAGGCCCGCGTGATCGCCGCCCAGGACGCCACGGTGCAGGCGCAGGCCGACCAGCGCTTCATCGCCGCCACCGGCATCCGCAAGGCCCAGGATGAGATCAGCAAGACGCTGAACCCGCTCTACGTGCAGTGGGAGGCGATCCAGGCGCAGATGAAGATGGCCAACTCGCCGTCGCACTCGCAGGTGTACATCCCGGTCGGCGCCAACGGCGTCCCGCTCGTGCAGACGGTCGGCAGCACGGTCGGAACGGACAAGTAGTGCTGTCTGGCCTCACCCCCGAGGAGTGCGTCGAGAAGGTACGCATCGCCGTCGATGCGCTCGTCTCGATGGCCCTCTGTGACGATTGCGCCGTCACGCTCGTTTCCCGTCAATACGGCGTACCTCGCGACGAGGTAGAACGGATTTGGCATGACCAAAGATGACCTTCGTATCCTGCTCTTCCTCGCGGCCATGTTCGCGAACCTCGGCGCGGCGGCCGTGCTGTTCATCCAGGGCCATGAGGTACGGGGCGACCTCGCCATCATCGTCGCGATGCTCTTCGTCGTGATCTACGACCTCGACCGTCTGCACCGCCGATTGGATCGCCGCCTCCGACGCAAGTAGGCGAGAGAGCCCCGCGAAAGCGGGGCTCTTCCTTTGGGTAAAGATAGATGTGGACTGAGAACACAGGCTTCGACGTGACCGCGACGTTCATGGGCGTCACGACACCGATTGACTCCCTCTACGGCGCGATCCACTCCCGAGGATGGGAGGTCACGAAGGTCAAGCCCACGAGCGGCGGCTATGAGGCCGAGGCCAAGAACCCCGTCAACGGGCAGAAGGTCAAGAAGGTCGGGGCCACGCCGGAGACCGCCGTCGCGGCCGTGCTGATGGCCGTCACGCGGCTGGACTTCATCCGCACGCGCCAGAGCGCGTGGAGCAAGACGTGGACCGACCAGCTAGCCGAGGTCGCGCAGGCGTACGCCAAGGCGCCGATCTATGACCCCAAGGCCGTCTCCGCGTGGCAGGAGCTAGCCCACGACTCCAAGCGGCGCGTCGAGACGCTGGCCGACCAGCTTCAGATCGAGATCGTAGACAACCCGACGCCCTACGACGGCCCCGACGACCTCTTCAAGGACATCAAGAAGGGGCACCTGTTCGTCTCGCGCTCAAACGCCATCCATCCCGTCTGGTCACCCGAGCAGGTGGTCGACTTCCGGATCGTCCACCAGGTGCTGGGGCACGCCGCAGCGGGCTCGGACTTCGGCTGGCACGGCGAGAACCAGGCGTGCGCGCAGCACCTGCCGCTCCTCTCCCCCACGGCCCAGAAGGCGCTGTTCACGGAGTGCATCGGGCGGACCGCGTTTGTCACCTATCAGCCCGGCGTGCCGAGCGATCAGAAGATCGCCTTCCTCGATGACGTGTTCTCTGAGGAGGCGCAGGCCGAGGGCAACGGGCCGGGGCACGACGGCGTGCACCCGTCGCAGGCGCTCGCGCCGGTCGAGCTACCGCAGGCCAAGACCGCCGCCGTGCTTGACCCTAATGCGGGGTGGGAGTCCGGCTACGCGCCCGTCGAGCGCGGAGACGTGCCCGAGAGCGGCGCGGCCTACACCGACTGGGGTGACCCGCTCGGGTGGGACCGCGCGAACGCCGATGGCGTGACCGCAAAGGACATGGTGCACCGCCTGAACTCCGGCTGGGAGCACATCACGCGCCCGGACGGCACGCCGAACCGCGAGATGATGAAGAAGGCGATCGTCAACGCGTTCGCCGTCGTCCTGCTCTCACCGCAGAAGAACCTCAAGTGGAACGCGATCCACTACCAGCACCTGGCCGACACGGCGCACCTCACCGATGACCCCCACGAGTACCACCGCGTGCTGGAGCAGAACCGCGTGGCGTGGAACGCCGCCCGCAAGATCCCCGTCAACGCGCACAAGGTCTACTACGAGGCCGAGCGTGACTACGCGCGCTATCTCCAGACCAAGCACCCCGAGTGGAACCACGATCAGTGCCTCGCGCGCGCCGAGCAGTTCGTGCGGATCCTGCTCGAAGACGAGAAGCGCAAGGTCGCCGCCGAGCTTGCCGCCAAGGAAGCCAACGTCCCCGACGAGAAGAAGACGACGATCTCGCAGATCGAGATCAAGGCGGGGCAGAAGGTCAAGCAGCACCTCGAAGCGATCATCAACCCGAGCTTCGATCCGGCGACGGACTACGGCACGCAAGAGGCGTTCCGCTTCGGGGCCAAGCAGGTACATCCGCCGGGCCAGGTGTCGCTCCAGTCCGAGGACGTCGACCCGACCGTGACGGATCTCTTCAACGGCGACGTGAACCCCGAGGACATGGGCGCGTACTCCGCGTGGCTGGGTGACCACCTCAAGGCACTGGCCGCGATCTCCAAGCGCTCTGACGAGCTTCTCGACGCCGCCCTGCGCGACATCCACGACCACGACGCCGCCGGTCATCACTTCCGCGCCGCCGTGCTGAACATGGGTCTCTACGGCGTCGGGCCGAAGGTCTGCTCGTTCGCGTGGCTTCTGCTCCAGCCCATGCGCTCGCAGCTAGCCACGATCGACTCCCACATCATGGACGTGCTCGGCTACGAGCCGGAAGAGATGAACAACCGCGACTACTTCCGCATGGAGCGCGAGCTTCAGGCGCGTCGCGATGCTTCAGGCTACTCGCACGTCCCGCTCGGTGGCCTCCAGTGGGCGATGTGGGACTACAAGCGCAGCGGCCCCGACTCCCACCAGGACCACTCCGCGCTGCGCGTCCTGAACCCGCTCGACCACAACCTGATCGACTGGAACGCGAGGGCCAACGCCCCGAAGGGCAAGAAGTGGAAGACGAGCGCGCCGCCGTGGTGGAAGGCGACCGACCCGGCCGCCGAGGAGGTCGCGCAGCACTTCAACGACACGCTCGGGCTCTCGCACCCGCGCCACGAGTATCCCTTCCGCGAGACGCCGATCTACGCGCCCGTGACGGCCGCCTCCGAGCCCCACGACGAGCTACACATCGCGTGGGGTGTACCCGCGAACATCCGCAACCAGATCGCCAACTGGCTCGTGACGATGGAGTGGCCCGAGGGCACCGAGTTCGAGGACCCCGACGACTACCACATCACCGCGCTCTACGCCACGCGCGGCTGGAGTGACCCCGAGGTCCATGCCTGGGCCAAGGCGTACAAGACGACCGGCGTGCCGTTCGAGGCCGTCGATGTCCGCGAGTTCGGTGACGGCGACGAGAAGGCAATCGTCATCTACCTGAAGTCTCCGCAGGCCAAGGAACAGGCCGAGCGCCTGATGGACCTCGCGGATGACAAGGGGCTCGAAGTCTCGCGCCACGACGGGTACAAGGCCCATGTCACCGTCGCGTATGGCCCGGGGAAGCCGAAGGGCGCTCACATCGACCTGAAGTTCAGGGGTAGTGACCTCCTCGTATCCAAGCCACGCCCGCGTCGTGATGAAGACGGGGACAACCTAGAGGCGTTCGCTCGCGTGGCCGCGCTTGGCGATCCGGCGCCCGCGTTCTCGCACGAGGACGGCACGGATGACGTAGGCGCCCCGGGCATGACGATCATGCAGCTTCTCCGTGAGTACTACCCGCTCACGACGGAGGAGCTATGGGCCTTGCCGGGCCTCTCGGTGAGCAAGACTAGGTAAGTCTCTCCTTCCCTCTGTGTAAGGGGGGAGAGACTATGGCCAACAATCTTACGAACTTCACCGAGACCGAGCTACTCAAGTGGCTCCTGAATCTCACCCCGGCCTACACGCCGGGCGCCACCAAGCTCGCGCTCTACACCGTTACTCCGGGTGAGGCAGGCGGCGGCACCGAGGTAAGCGGCGGCTCATACGTCCGCCAGAGCATCACCTGGGGAGCCGTGACGAGCGGCACCGTATCGAACTCGGCAGACATCACCTTCCCGAGCGCGACGGCCGACTGGGGCACGATCACCGGCATCGGTATCTGGGACAACGGCGGCACGAACATGCTGTGGTACGGCCCGCTCACCGCTGCCAAGACCATCGCCACAGGAGAAATCTTCAAGGTGCTGTCCGCGAACCTCACTGTCTCTCTCGACTAAGCACTGAGGTAATCCACGATGAGCTACGTAGGCACAAGGACCGCACTCGGCAGCAATGCCACATACACGTCTCCGGCGATGATGAGCAACCGCGACGACACCGTTGTCGGTGCGGTGCTGGCCGACCAGGCGGGCACCCTGAACATCGAGCAGGGCTATCCCGACGATGCCACCGGCCTCGTCTCGACCTGGACTGCCATTGCCACCGTAGCCGTCGTCGCGAGCACCCCGACACCGTTCTCGCAGGCGCTCGTCGCCCCGAAGTGGCGACTGCGCTACGTCAACGGCGCGAGCGCGCAGGGCACGTTCCGCGTGGACGCGAAGACCACCGCAGCGGGTGACTCCTGATGGCCGCCCTCGGCCTGCTCGCGCCGCTCGCTGAGGCGGTGGGTATCGGCGGTGGCGCAGCGGCAGCCGGTGAAGCCGGAACAGCCGCTGGACTGGGCGCAGGGCTGCTCCGGCGTGCCGTGCCGAGCCTCATGGGCTCAGCGCTCGGCAACGGCCTCACGGGCGGTGGAGGTGGCGGCAACGCCGGTCCCGAGTCCGGCGCCGTGCCCGAGGAGCGTCCGTTTGAGGCCATTGCCTCACGCACGTCGAACCTCGGCTGCGAGGACTGCGGTCACAGCTTCTATTACCCCGGACAGAACACGCCGCTGCTCGTGGAGGGCGGTTGCCCCGAGTGCGGCGGCAACGTGCGTCCGGAGCCCGACCAGCCCTCCCCCACGCACGGCGACGGTGGCCTGCGCGACATGGCGGGTCCGGGCTACGAGTCCGACCAGGGCGGTAACCCGCTCCAGGAAGGCGTCATCGGGCAGACGGACGGCGGCTTCGCTCCGCGCATGAAGCGCGACGAGAGCTTCGCGTCGGTCAAGCAGCAGTTCAGTGCCACGAGTAACCAGGACGTGCAGATGCCCTGGGACTTCGAGGTGGAAGAGGTCGCTCCCCCGGGCATCCCCAACGAGGAAGCTGAGGAGATCATGGACGGCACCAAGCGTGCCGCCCTAGACGAAGACGACGACAAGGGCACGGACACATCCGACGATCGCCCGCCGACCGGCGAGGGCGAGGACGATGATGCCGACCCCAAGCAGAAGGACGACGGGGACAACAAGGACTTCCAGAAGGATGTCTCCGTAGACGAGGGCGGCGGCGGCTCGATCACGGGCCAGGAACCGGGCGCGCACGACCTCGAACTCTCCGTCAACCCGGATGCGATGACGCCGGGCCTCCAGTCGCTTCAGATGATGCTCCCGCTCGTGGTGCACTACGCCGAGTCTCCGGAGGCCGGTAGCGAGCACCCGATCATTCAGGCGCTGGCCGACCTCCTCACCTCTGAAGGTCACATGGACGCCCCGCACGACCACGGTGCGGCGGCCGAACTCATCCAGCACCACCGCAAGTCGTCGTGGCTGCCGTGGGGAGGTCTCAGCGGTCCGGCGCCTGGCGCCCCGCAGCAAGTCCCGCAGCCGCAGGGCTCCAACCCGTTCAGCCCGACCAATTGCGCGATGTGCGGCGGTACCGTCGAGCCCGGCAAGGCATGCGCGCAGTGCGGGTATGCCGACGCCGGTCAGGGCCAGGTGATGGCAGGCACACAGGGTCCGCATAACCCCGAGCAGATCGCCGCCGTCCAGCAGCTACTGATTGACCAGGGCCGCGTAGACGAGGTCCCGAACGTCCTCCTCGCGCCCGAGCAGTACGCCGACGAGATGGGCGAGGTCGCCAACCGGGTCGACACGCCCCCGCAGGACATCACACGGCAGCCGCAGCCGACGCAGGAGGACGCACCTCCCGGCGACACGATGCCGGTGCCGGGGATGTCGATCCCGCAGGGCCAGGGCGCCGCAGGAGTGATGGCGGGCTACGCGACCTCGAACATCGGCTTCGGCCAGTGCCAGAACTGCATGGGTCCGCTTCAGCAGGACGGCTCGTGCGCCGGTTGCGAGCGCTCTCCGGCGGCGGGCGCAGCCGTCCCGGCCCCGGGCTATCCGGCGGCCGGAGCGCCGCAGGGCAACCAGAACGCCGCTACGCCCATGAACCCGGCGATGCAGCAGTTCGCCCCGGCCAACGTCTCGCGTCCCCCCAGCGTGGCTTCCTGGCGGGTCACAGGCCACGGAGACGACGGCGCCCAGGAGGGCGTTGACGCCGCCGACCAGGAGCACCAGCGCGACGTCTCTGAGGAGCAGGATTCCTCGCACCAGTGGCAGACGGAGGACGGTACGCCCGTCCAGGACGGCCAGCAGTACGAGCTACACACGCCGGGCGTCGAGATTCCCGACATCGTGACCGTCCAGCGGATCCTGCCGGACTCGATCGAGCTTGCCTTCACGGGTGAGTTCCAGATGGGCTTCACGAAGAACATCTCCCGCGAGGAGTGGGACACGATGGGCTACACGCTCACCGACCCGCGCGCGGACACGGCCGCACAGCCCGAGCTTGACTCGCAGGGACCTGTAGGACGACCCGAGGATGAACCTGCGACCGGCGTGCAGAACGGCGGCATGTCGAACATGGACCCGGGTCACAACTTCAACCTCATGGCTCGCCACCACGCTGCCGAAGGCGACGGTTACGAGTCCGAGTGGGGCGGTCCGGGTGAGTCGTACAACGACAAGACCCAAAAGCCCGGGACCAAGCCGATCTATGTCGAGGTGCCGTACCGCAACGCCTTCACAGGTCAGAACGACGTGTACCGAGGGCCGGTCATGGCCATCAACAAGTACCAGAAGCGCGGTCAGATGGTGCACGAACTCGTCATCAACCCGATGACAGTCATGCAGATGCGCGAGGGCGACTACAAGGTAATCCCTACCGACGACCTACATGGCACGCCCGAGGTAGGCCCAGACCAGCCGGAGCACTTCTCCTCCATCCCGACCGTTGACGCCGAGACCGGTCAGCCGTTGTCACGCGAGCGTCAGGCGGCCGTGCAGCACCTCCTCACACGCGCTGCCGTAGACCCGGCGCCGGGTGAAGAGGTGCCCGAGGCAGACCTTCGTACCGCCGGGGCTCACTTCCCGCCGTCAGCCCAGCGAGAGCTAATTGACGAGGAAGGCGCCGCCCGTAATGCGGACAAGCTGGACCTGTCCAACACCCACTATGAGTCTCGCGCTCCCCTCAAGACGGTTGTCGATGCCGACAGCTTCCTGTGGTGAGGCTCTATTCACCTGACACCCCTACGAGGTAAGAAACGACATGGAGTACACATCTAAGACAGTCGTGTGCAGGAAGCCGGGCATCTCTCAGGAAGAGGCTCTCGCTGGACTGTACGACGCATATGGTGACGTTCGCGTAGCGTCGATCAAGCGCAAGGGTGACGCCTGGGTCGCACAGATCCAGCGGCGCGTTGCTGAGTTCCCGCCGCCGAAGGAGGAAGCTCCCGACGCTCCGGAGGACGCAGGCGATGGTCCCGGCGGTCCCCCGAGCGGACCCGAAGGTGACGCTCCTTCCGACGATGCACCCGAAGGCGACCCGACCGATGGTCCCCCGTCGCTACCGGGCGACGACAAGGGCGGCGACGACAAGGGTAAGGGCGACGCGGCCGAGCACCAGATTCTTCACCTGCTGCACGAGATCGCTCAGGCGCTCGGCGTTGGCGGCGGTATGGACATGCTCGCGCCCGGCGATGAGCCTGCCCCCGCTCCCCCTCCGGGTCCCGACATGGGCGCAGGCGCAGACGCACCGCCGCTGAAGAAGCCGACCAAGCTCAAGCCTGGGGAGGTTCTACCCACACAGACGCCGATTGGGGCTCCGGCATTCAGCAGCGTGCAGAAGACCGCCACGATCACGGTCGAGTCCGCTCGCCTGAACCCGCAGTACATGTCTCCCTCCCAGGCCGAGGCAGACCTGAACCGCCAGTTCGCGTCGCATGGTTACACGGTCAAGCAGCTTCGGTTTGACAACCAGAGCAGCACCTACAAGGCACTCCTCTCTCTCCACTAATGCCCCAGACAGCCGAGAAGGTTGTCGAGGTCGAGTTGAACCGGCTTCGAGGGAGGCTCTGCGGGCTCATTGAGTCGTGGGGTCTCCCCGAAGTGCAGGAGCGCGGTATGAAGTCCACGCTGAAGTATCTCACCTACGACAGCGAGAAGACCATCCGCGAGGCTATTAGTAACCCCGGGTCGGACGAGTAACTTTCGACATGGCCTTCACTAAGTTCGCATCATTCGAGTGCTCCCAGGTACTAGACCTGAAGGGGTCCAAGGAGCGCGTGAAGACGGCCTCTCTCTCCAAGCTCGCAGACTTCGAGGACTTCCGCACCGAAGACGGGTACCTCTACGCCCGCATCCGCGCCATCTCCTCGCGCGTCAATAAGAACCACGACGGCTGGCCCTCGGTCGAGCTTGCCGGTGGCGAGGACGTGTTCCGCAAGCACCAGTCTTCCGAGGGCCGGGGCTTCACAGTGGAGGCCAGCAAGGGCGCCGAGTACGGGTTCTCCACCTTCCTCGGCAAGCCGATCTTCGTAGACCATCACAACTCTGATCCGTCACGTGCACGTGGCGTCATCGTAGACGCCAAGCTCCATGTCGAGGATCACCGCACGGCGGCAGAGCATGACCCCTACTACGCATCGGCGCCGGATAACCACATGCCGCCGACGTGGATCGAGCTTCTCCTAGAGGTTGATGCCAAGTCCTTCCCCAAGCTCGCGCAGGCGATCATCGAAGGCTCGAACGACCCCGCGAAGGGCATCGACGGCTTCTCGATGGGCTGTGACGTAGAGCGCTCGGTCTGCAACATCTGCAAGAACAGCGCCACGTCACCCCAGGACTTCTGCGCGCACATTCGCATGAAGGGTGCTCTCCACAACTACAAGGACGAGCACGGTAACCGTAAGACGGCCAAGTCTTATGAAGACTGTTTCGGCATCAAGTTCTTCGAGATCAGCGCGGTGTTTGACCCGGCTGACGAGACGGCACTGCTACGCGAGGTACGCGCGAGCGTGCACCACGAGGCAAACAGCGTTCCGCTGCCGTGCCCGGACTGCTCCACACGCGGTGCAGGACCCACCGCGTGCGACACCTGCGGAGGAATCGGTCACGTCGGCCAGCTACCGATCACGCGTGGCATCCCCGCCGGAGACGACGGCACATTCACTCAGCCCTCGCTGGTCCCCTTCAACATGGGACAGGACCACGCCCACGAGGTGATGAACGCCGGATTCCCGAACGGGGTGGCTCCGGACCGGCGCTATCAGGGCTCAACCCGCACCGCAGACAACCCGCCCCCGCAGGATGACCTCCTCCGGGCGCCGGAGCAGATCAACACGCTGCGCCAGGTCAAGACATGCGACGTGTGCGGATCCGACATGGAGGACGGCGTCTGCACCCTGTGCGGTCACGTCGAGCCGCCGGAGCACTTCAACAACCCCGATCTTCAGAAGGCGCGGGAGATGGACCAGGCGCCGATCGACGCAGGGCCGGACGGCAGTCCGGAGCGCCGAGTCGATGACCCCGCGCTCGACCCGGCGTTGCTCCGAAACGTGCCGCAGCCTGAAAAGCCCATGCCGCTGTCCTCTGTAAAGGGTGACATGCAGTGGACGGTCGTAAGCACACCCCGAATTGCAGGACGCATCAACTCGATTGAGCGTCCGGTCACCCCTGGCAGCGCGCCCTCGACTAACGAGCCGAGGGAGAACGTCATCAAGGACGAGCACGCGCCTGTCACATCAAAGGTCCGCACCGCTGGCGACATGCTCGCCTCGGTCGGGCGCGACAAGGAACAGAACATGGACAAGGTAGCAGACAGCGCCACTACCGTCTCCGCGCCCGACGTGCGCACTGACACCACGGGTGTCGGCGGTGTGATGGAGGCAACCAACGAGGAAGCATCCAAGGCCGACGCGCAGGTAGCGGTAGACGCCAAGGGTGGAACCGGCGTGGAGGATGTGTCGGCCGACAAGACCGATCACGTCGACCACGGCGACGAACACTCCAAGAACATCCAGGGTACGCCCACCGACACGTGGAGCGGCACCGATGGTAATGGTGTGACCAAGCAGGAGAGCCCGGTCGGCGGCGACGTTTTCCCCTCCTCTGATGAGGGTGTGAAGAAGTCACACGACTCCGGCGCGTTCCCGGCCGATGACAACGGTCTGTCCGGCGGCAAGGCAGTACAGGGCGTCAAGCCGGTAGCCGAGCAGTTCGGTGACCGCGTCAACGTCCTGGAGCCGACGACCTCTCCGTCCAACAACTCCGGCCCGACCACGCAGTGGACCGGCACGGACGGTAACGGTGTCACCAAGCAGCAGGACCCCGTCACCAACGTAGTAGCCACCCCGTTCACCTCCAAGGTGGTCAACGCGCTCAAGCTCGTTGACCTGGAGATCGAGTCGGGCCTTCTCGCTAAGGCGCAGAAGTTCGCCCGCCTCACGGAGCTAGGTGAGTTCAGCGACGAGCGCGTAGCGGCAGAGCTTGCATACGCGGAGCGCGTACGGACTGCGGGCCTTGCGAAGGCAGCCCCGTCCGTAGTCAAGCAGGCAAAGAAGCTGCCGGTCCTCGGCCGCCCCTCTGAGCCGCGTGTGGCAAGCACACACACAGATGACTCCGACCCCTTGAAGGGAACTCTCTTCGGCTTCTAAGTCGGAGTCACCTTACTTTCGCCATTACCCCTTCTCTCAAGGGGTGACGGTAGAGCGCCAATACGGCGCATCCGTAACTCACGAAACAGGAAATCACTTCAGATGATTCGCGCCCTCAAGCTGAGCAACAAGTACCAGAAGCGCACGCTTCGCGCGCTCTACGGTCAGACACAGGCTTACCCCTTCGCGGGTAACCTAGACGACACCTTCCGCGCTGCGGATGGTTCCCTCGTCCTCCCGGTGGCATCAGGTTCTGCCAACCCGGCACGTACCTCTGCTGCGTTCACCATCCCGAACAAGAACACTCTTCCGGCTGGCCTCGTCATGGTCAAGGCACCGGGCCAGGGTGACCGCTTCAAGGTTGCCGTAGGTAACGACGCCCTCTCGGGTGAGCGTCCCTTCGGCCTTCTGGCCAACATGGTCGGCGGCGAGATTGACGAGCTTGGTGACGAGAACATGATCGGCGTGTGGCGTGGCCCGGACTCCGTGTTCGAGCTACTCGCTCCGGCGTTCGACCCGGCCATCGCAACGGCGGCTGCGTCCAACGTCAACGCTGGCGCTCCGCTCGCGCTCTACGCGGGCGCTGACGGACGTCTCACCTCCACGGCTCCGGTCTCCACGACCAACGTGACCATCGTCGCGCACCTGGTCGAGGCCGTAGGTACCTCCCGCATCGTCGTGGACCTCCGCGTCTGATCTCTCGACCACCTAAGCAACTAGAAACGGTAACTAACCAAATGGAACTTCGTGCAAAGAACTGCACTTCTTCCACGGACTACGTGGAGAAGCTGTCGTCGCTTCCCAAGCTGACGAAGGCTGAGAAGCAGCAGCGCCTCGCCACCATCCTCTCCGATGGTGCGAACGCGATGCAGCGAATCGGCCAGGGCATGATCGGACCGATTCAGATTCGTCTCCGCTACGAGGGTATTGTCCGTAACGTCCTCGTTGAGGATACGTTGGAGCGCGGCCCCCTCATGCCGTATGACGTGCTGGATGACCTCGGTGTCGCCTACTTCCTGAACCAGACTGACTCCGAGATCCGGGTCACTCCGTTCGAGGGTAAGCAGGTATACCCGCAGCTATTCCGCATCGCCACCTTCCCGCGCGTCCGCAAGGAAGACCTCTACTACCTGCGTGTCAACGCAGTGGAGTACGCACAGGACGAGTCCCGCCAGGCCATCCAGAAGCAGGAGGACGCACGCCTGATCCTCCTCCTGGAGAAGGCGATCTCCGACCTCGGCACCGCTCGCGGCACCACCGTTGGTCAGTCCACCACCATCGGTGCAGTACAGACCGGCGGTCTCGCGATCGACAACGCTGCTGGCCCGGCAGGTAACCCGAACGAGCAGACGGTAATCATCGGTGCCTCCAACCCGCTGGAGCCCGCTGACTTCTACAACTCCGTAACCCAGATCGAGATCAACCAGCTAGAGGCGAAGCGTGTCCTCGCCCACCCGGCTGACATCCGTGACCTCTACACCTGGGACATCAACGTCACGGGCTTCAAGTTCAAGGATGAAGTGTTCGCGGGCGGGAAGATCACCAAGTTCGGTGAGTTCCAGATTCAGAAGTCCATCATCATCCCGCAGGGTGAGCTATTCCTCACGGCCGAGCCGGAGTTCGTCGGTGTCATGCCGATCATGTACTCCCTCGACGTGGAGGAGAACCACCAGGTAGAGCAGTTCTACAAGGGCTGGGTCATGGACGAGATGATCGGCCAGATGATCCTCAACGCACGCGGTCTCTCCCGCATCGTGAAGGCCAACTCCACGGCTGCCCCGACGCAGACCGTCGCAGCCACCGGCCGCAACCGCCTGGACATCAGCGGCCTCCGCTAAGCCCCGGGTACATCGCCACTACGACGAAAGGCCCGGCTCTTGCCGGGCCTTTGTCGTTCCAGGGGTCACCTACCTACGCGAGTTCGTAGACCCGCGTCCCCATCTTCCGCGACCACGTGCGACCGGGCCGGAGACCGACGAAGCTGTGCACGAGCCGTGCACGGTTTGTCGCGACCAGCCGCTGCTCCTCCATCGGGATGCGGTAGATGACGCGAATCCGACGCGGGTTGCGCTCCAGTGAGGCAAAGAGGCGCGCGAGCGCCTTGTCGAACACCTCGCCGCGAAACGGGTTGTGCATGAACACTACGGTCACGTCGTCCGGGACATCCCACTCAGTGACATCGGCGGCCACGACCTCGATCGCACCGCAGCGGCGGCGCGAGCGGTCCACCTGAAGGTTCGCCCGCGCGACGTCGCACAGGTCGGGTGAGATGTCCACGCCGACGACGCGCGCGAAGTCGCGCCGAGCGGCCGTGACGAGCACCCGTCCCTTGCCGCATCCGTAGTCGAGCAGTACGTCGCCCGGCTGTGGGCGACAGACGCGGAAGGTACGCAGCAGGTCAATCCAGCCTGTCGGCTCGTAGCGCACGCGCTCCGGGTGAGCCAGGCCGACGTTCTTGAGATCCATCTCGCGCGACGTATCGAGACCTGTCGCCCGGTCGAGTATGACGACGCCAAGCGTCCGCCGACCGGCGAGGTACGCTCGACGCGCACGGTAGCGCACGTATGCCCGATCCATTACCGGGTCCTTCCTGTTGAGGATCTACGGCTACGACGAACGAAGGCCCACCATTTGGCGGGCCTTCGTCGTTCCCTCCCCTGCTCCTCACACGCGGAGGAGCGTACCAGCTAGTTGCAGTCGGTGATCGTGCCCGAGCCCGAGAACGCGCCGTCGTAGTACGCGTCGCGCCAGTGATGGCCGCAGGCGGAATAGTCGAACTCGTACGACATCGTTGCCGGGTCGGCATCGGGGGCCAGGCCGAACGCCGCCGTCAGGAACGCACTCCAACTGCCCGACTCGGGCAGTGTCGCATCGGGGTTGTAGTCGAAGCCGGTCATGTCGCTCGTGACCTTCTTCGTCCACACGCCGTTCCAGGTGCCGGTGGTGGCGCTGGTGAACGTGTCGTCACAGCCGGAGCCGGGGTTCTTGGCGCCGACGTTGGCCGTGAACGTTCCCTTGGTGTCGTAGCGGGTCACCAGGTAGCCGGTGCCGTCATCCAGCGGCTTGACCGCGTAGAAGCGATCGGAGGCGGTCTTGGCCCATGTCTCCTGGCCGTTGGCGTCCGCACAGGCGTGGTCGTCCTGGTCGCTCAGGTGCACGGGGCCGACAACGCCGACGCCCGGACCGGCGGGACCCTGCGCGCCAGTTGCCCCGGCAGCACCAGCGTCGCCCTTGTCGCCCTTGGGACCGGGCGCGCCCGTGTCGCCCTTCGCCGCAGCGGTGCCGGGGAGGCCCTGCGGACCCTGGGCTCCGGTGTCGCCCTTCGCGCCGGTCGCGCCCGGGAGGCCGGTGGCACCCGTGGCCCCCGTCGCGCCGGACTTGCCCGTGAGCGACTTGATCGACGCCGTTGACAGGTCGGCGGTCGTCAGCGAGCGGTTCTTGATGTCGGCTCCGGTCAGGGAGCCGTTCTTCACGTCCTTGCCCGTGATCGCGCTGGCGGCGACGGCCGAGCCCGAGCCCGCCAGCACTACTGCGATGATGCCGAGGATCCATCCCGGCTTGAGGTACTTCTTCACGTAAACCCTCCCTGGGGTCGTCCTTGAACTTTCGCTACGACACTATCAGCGCCACTGGAGCGAAGTCAACTACTTCGAATTGACTCTCCCTAATGGCCCGGTGCCTTAGTCACTCCGCCCGCGTAGGCAAGTCGGACATCCGTCCATACGACACCAGAACGACAAGACCCCGGCCGGAGCCGGGGTCTGTCGCCAGGAAAATGGGCGTCGTTGAGCCAAAACGAACCCACCCGGGCGCATACCGGTTCTTGGGCGAACCGGGTCTCTAGTCAGGAGACGGCGGCAGTCTAGCCGTGAGTGCTCAGGACTGCAAGAGCGCTAGCAGTTGACCCACGGCTGGCCTCCGCGCTGCGCGTAGAGGAGCGCTGCGCGGTAGTCCTGCTCTTCGGGCGGGGCGTCAAGGGGGCTACCCGTACCCCCGACGCTACGCCATGTCCGTAGGTCGAACTGGTACTTGCCGAAGTGGGTGCCGTTCGAGGCGCGGTAGTCACCGCCGCTCTCCGGTCCCCAGGTGCACCAAGGGAGGTTGGCCTTGTATGAGGCCGTCCACACGCCACCTGGCGCGAGGCGAGGCTGCGCAGCGCGGCGGGTGAGCATGGGTACCCCAGTGGGGCGAGTGAACTTGCGAAGCTGGCGTAGGCTCCTGCGAAGCTCGTGACACCGTGCCTGCCGTACGTGGTAACTGTGGTCGTGTCCTCGGTAGCGGACACCGAGCTTGCGGATGTTGCGTCCCGGCACGTGGTGACCGAACCGGCGTGCCACGCGGTGGTAGGCGGTTGAGTAGTGTGCCTCAAGGGGCTTGGAGCACTCGGAGCTAACCGTGGCGTGAGGTGTGGTGGGCGCGGCAGCACTGAATGCGATGGCTCCCGCGACTACAAGTGAACTAGGCATAACGTCCTCGGCCATATCTCCCGCGTCTCGCTTCCCCAGCGCGCGGGCCGTGGCCGGTGGACCCTCCTTGGGTCGATTGTGGATGGGACCGCGAATGTTCTCGCAGCATTGTGGTGATGATCGCGGGCGTAAAGGACAGCAGCATGTCGGTCGTCCGCATGGACGGCCTCAGTCGAGTGTCCATATCGTCAAGGAGAATCAATCCCCAATGGCACGTAGCACGCAGAAGTACCTTCGCAACCTCTACGCCTCCCCCGCGAGCCTAAGGCTCCAGTCAGGGCGGCGCATCGAGTTCCCTCCGCGTGGCATGCGCGGTGACCTTCAGCCCATCACGAGCGATGAGGCGAAGGACCCGGCCATCCTCCTGAACATCGGCCTCCTGGTAGAGCTTGTCTCCCAGGGTGAGGCCATCAAGGTGTTCGAGAAGCAGGCCACGAACCAGCAGGCTGTCCACCCTGCACTAGACCTAATCGGCCAGGAGTCGGTGGAGATGGAGGTGCTGATCGAGGATCAGGGCGTCGTAGTCGCTCAGACCGAAGACGGCAACGTCGTCATCAAGCCGGGCCGCGACGGCGGTATCCAGCGCACGCTACCCAAGTCGGTCGGACCGAACGTGTCCAGCAACTTCACGGGCTCCGACAACGAGATGGCCACCCTGATGGCCTCAGACGATGCCGCGAAGAGCGGCACCGACCTCACGTCCATCCTGGGCATCCAGCAGGACTAAGGCCGTACCAACACGACCAAGGAGACACATGTCTGAGCAGATTCTCTCTGACAACGAGCTACGCCTGATGACCAAGGCCGATGCTCACTCCCACCTGATCGAGTCGGCAGCGCGCAACCACGCGGTGATCGCGAGTGCCGCCGACCTCGAAGGCTTCGAAGAGCTATGGCCCTTCGTGGAGGAGCGCCGCGCGAAGATCGCGGCTGTAGAGGGCACTCCACTGAACCTGTCGGAGGGACTATCGCGTGGGGCCGACCCCCTGCACGAGAACGCCACCGGACTCTTCCCTCGCGAGGAGCCGGAGACAGCCTCTGAGGAGCCCGCTGAGGCCCCTCAGGAGCCCGAGGCGGCCGACCCCGAGCCTGTACCGGCTAAGCCCGCCTCCAAGCCGCAGCAGCGCCGCAAGCCTGCGGCTAAGAAGTCCGCATGACAGAGAGGCCCGGTTCTCACCGGGCCTCCTGCTTTGTGAGCTTCGCATGACGCTGAAGCGATGCCGGGGCTCAGCGTCTATCTGAACTCGTGTGACTCCAATAGACCTCCCTCGGATAGGGAAAAGGCAGCCGACTAACGCGACGGCATGATAGACCCCTCTCGCGGGCCTGTAAAGACCGAATGACCGGTGTAGCCAAGTACGTCATCATGATCCCCCGGGTGCCACATGCGCCGAGCCTGGCGCAGGACGCCCAGCACGCGCTGGTCAACGGCGACCAGCCCCTCCACCATGCCTTCCTGGATCCGGGCAAATGGGCGCATTGGCCCGGAGAAGAGCCGCAGCTACACGATCTCGTGGTGGCCTATGCCGACGAGACGCCCGTGATGGACTCGCACGTCAAGCAGCTAGCACGCACGATTGGTAAGCACGGCAATCTCGCGGCGGTCTTCGCCCTCAAGGAAGGGAACGGGCGCGTGACGCCCTGGAAGATCCACAACACCTAGGCCCGGTACTGCGTGAGATTCGTCACACCCGTGACGGCGGTGACGACGGATGCGAACTCGGCGCCGGTCAACGTCACGCGAGTGTTCACCTCTTCTGCGATGGCGCGGAGATAGCCCTCCCCCACGTTCGCGAGCGCGGCGCGCACGTCTGCCAGCGCGTCATCTAGTAGTTCGCGGATGTCCAAGTCCGAGCAGCGCTTGGAGTCGTCGGACACGTTCGAGAAGACGCCTCCACCCCCGCTCGCGCGATAGTCCCCCGCTTGGCCGGAGTGGAACAGCCCCGTGCGCCGACCCGAGTACAGCGAGTCCACGAGTCGCGCGGCCATCTGGTTTGCCTGCGCTACGTCTCCACGTGCTCCGAGCAGCGTCGGGTGCCCGGTGACCTCTTCGGCCGCGAGCGACCCCAGCGACACGCGGATGTGGTCCTCCATCTCCTCCACGGTGGCAATGTGATCCTCCACCTCGGCGGTCATCACGCGACCAAGCGACTTCTTGCCCGGCTGCACCGTGATGAGCCGCATGGGCACCCCGAAGATGCACGCAGCGAGGGCGTGACCGACTTCGTGGATTGCGACCCGCAGGCGGGCGTCGTCGTTGAGGTTCAGGAACGAGACCGGCGGTCCGACGAGACGTGTGATGAACACGCTGATGAGATCGGCCTGCGTCAGGAAGGGAGCCACGGCCGCGTTCTCTGCCTGGAGCGCCCGGTGCACGGCGAAGGTCCACGCCTCGACGCACGCCTCCTCGATGTCGGCTGCCGTGGCGTTCTGATCGAAGAAGAATGAGAGCGTCTCCGTGTCGATCGCGTCGCGCGTGTTGTACCCGGCGAGGTAGTGCTCCAGGATCAGCCGCTTGCCCCGGCGATCGGGAGCATGGAACTCGATCTGGAGCCCCATCCTCCCCGGGCGCTTCAAGGCGGCGTCGATGCCGTAGATGTAGTTGGTGCAGCCGACGAGGAGAAGGCCCTCGTTCTTGCCGTGGATGCCGTCAAGCTCGGCCGTTAGCTGGGAGACGGTCGCCACCTGCTCGGGGCTCGCGGCGCCGCGCTCGACGGCGGCGTTCTCGAACTCGTCCCAGAACAGGATGACCGGCTGCTCGGTCGCGGCGTAGTGCGCCCGTGCAGCATTGAACAACTCCCGGATGTCGGTGTCCGTGTAGAGCGCTCCGGCATGTGGCCAGTCGCGTACGTTGATGAAGTGCGCCCCGGACGCGGTGGCGATGTAGCGGCACACAGAGGTCTTGCCGGTGCCCGGCAAGCCTTCCAGGATGATTCCCGGCTCGATCCGCGCGCCGTGCACTAGGTAGTCCTTGGCGTTGGCCAGCCAATGCACCACCCGGTCGACGCGCTCCAGGACGTTGTCGATGCCGACGATCTCGTCACGGCTCGTAGGACGGAACTCCGAGCCGTCCTCGAATAGCTCCCGTCGAGCCGCGTTGATGTCCGTCCACGGCTTCTCTCGCACGTCGGGCTTGGCGTTTCCCCTCGCCTTGCGCCGCTGCTCGTACGTGTCGATGGGTGGTGCGTTCAGTTCAGGCATGAGACTCCTGGGCGCGCCGCCGCGCGATGACCTCGGAAGCGCGGTGGACCCGGTAGACGTAGGTTTCCTCGTCGGGCTTGCCCCACTCTTCATCGGCCACCATGGCGACGACCTCAGGGTCACGCGCGTCCGGCCAGTGTGCGCGGACCGTCTCTGCCTCGTTCAGGCGCTTGAACTCGGCCACGGCCTCGGCTGAGGAGAACGCGTTGACCGAGGTGAGCTTGCCCGAGTTGGTGTCGATCACTCCGTAGCCATGGCTCGTCGCTAGCCAGCCGACGCTACCGGCGCTGTTGATCTCCTCGAAACGGACGGGGACGTACCTCAAGGGTGGCTCCTTCGTGGGGGTAAGGGATGACATGTCTCTGGGATTCGATCGCGAAGTAGTCCTCGTCAATTCGGGCGACAGCGCCGAGCTACACACGACGCTGTACGACGCCGAAGACACCCCGATGAACCCGGACGACCTCCTGTCCGTGGATTTCACGATCCAGGACCCCGAAGGTCAGGTTCATCACGCAGAAGGCATCCTGGATGACGACGGCGCCGGGACGCTGATCTACAACGCAACATCCCTAATCGGCCAGTACAAGGTCGCCGCAACATTCACCCTGGCGAACGGAGCCAAGCGCTCCACCCGCCAGGACTTCCGCGTCATCAACCCCTTCGATCCGCCCGCTCCCTCATACGCAGAGGTAGTCGGCACGTATGTCTGGAAGAAGCTTGAGGACTGCTTCGACGCTGAAGACGAGGGTCCCTACCTCAGGGACATGACCCTCAACTACTTCAACGAAGCGAAGATGACGAGCTTCATCGGGGAGGGGCTCTTCGAGTTGAACGAGTCCCCGCCTGTCCGCACGCAGCTAACAGTGGACTACTTCTTCGCCGGTCCCGGTGACCCGACCGCCGACCTTCCCCTCCTGGCCGAGTGCGTCTTCCTCCCGGTGGTGCGTCACCTCATGCGCTCCTACGTCGAACAGGCAGCACCGCAGGGGATGAACGCTCCCTACCAGGACCGTCGTGACTACCTCCAGCGCTGGGGCACGATCTACCAGCTAGAGAAGGACACCTACCAGCGTAACGCCGCGATGTTCAAGCGTCGCTTCGTCGGCTTCGGTCACTCCGCGATGCTCGTGGATACGAAGGCCGGTCGTCTCCTCCCCGCACCTCTCCGCGTCCGGACCGTAGGACGCGGTTACTACTGATGCCCATTTCTGACTTCCTCAAGACCGCTCTCGTCAACCACGTTACGGGAGCCACAACTTATACCCCGCCGACGACCCTCTACGCCGGACTCTTCTCCTCCATGCCCGCCGCCAACGGTGGCGGCACGGAGCTTACGATCGCGACCGCAGGCAAGTACACGCGGTTCGCCCTGGCGTGGGCCGGAATGGGCTCACCCCGCTCCCTCTCCGGCAACGTCTATTTCCCGTCGCTAGGGACCGGTTCGGATACCGCTCCAAGCCCATGGCCCACGGTGGTGGCCGTAGGCATCTTTGACGCGCTATCGAGCGGTCACATGCTGGCGTGGGAGCCGCTGACGACACCCCGACGCCTCAACACCGGGGACTTCCTCCAGTTCACATCCTTCAACGTCAGCTTCGCCATCGCCTGATGCCGCAGCTTAGCTTCGATGGGATCGCACCCACGGCGACGACGATCGCAGAGGTACACGCAGTCATCTCGCGCCACGCCGCCGAGATCGCCAACCGTGATCCGCGCCTCCTTGGGCTCGTGGAACACGCGAGCAACGTCTGGCGCGAAGCGTCGGTCAAGTCCGAGGTAGTCCCGGGGCGCGGGCTCTGCGTCGAGTACGACGCCGCCCTCCTCTACGGCAACAACCGCAAATGGCGCCAGGCCATGCGTCAGATCGGCCACGACGCGATGCGTCAGGCGGTCGTGGAGAAGGACTACCTCCTCGTCGGCCTCATCGTCGGAGAGGCACGCAACGGACGCAACTACTTCTCCAACTACGCAGCTAACCGTGAGGAACCCGCCTCCGGCCAGATCCAGATGGATCTCTTCCCCAACGAACCTAACGGTCAGACCTCACTCGACATCTGATGTCACTCCTGCCCCGCTACCTGCCTGAGAAGACGGTCAAGTACAAGACCTTCCTCAAGTCCTCCGTCCAGGATGGACTCGCACGCGTCTTCGCCAACCACCCGGATGACGCCCTCCGCACGACGCCCGTCGCGCGGCAGGACGGAACGCACGGGACTGAGGGCGTGAAGGTGACGCTGGAGTGGCCGCGAGACAAGGACCGTTACCCCTGCGTCGTCGTGCGCTTCTTCGAGCGCGACATCCAGAGCGTCGGCGTTGGTCACCAGGAAATGATCTTCGTAGAGGACGACGACCTCATCCCGATGCGCATGCTCCACAACATCTTCACGGGTGACCTGGAGTTCGCAATCTATGCGCTCTCGAACCTCGACCGTGACCTCATGTCGGACACAGTGGTCCAGACCCTCACCATGGGAACGATCTCGGACTACACCAACAACTTCTTCAACGCCGTGTACGCCGACCAAGACAACGTGCCGGACGCGAGGTGGCACTTCATCGACGTCTCTAAGAAGGTCTCCGGGTTCGGGGAGACACAGGCGCCCGTCCCGTGGCAGTCCGAGGACGAGCAGTTGTACATCGTCCAGTACCGCGCGCCTGTAACTGGAGAGTTCTACTCCGTGCCGCCCGAGAACCGCTCGGGTGACTACGTCCGTCGCGTCCCGATCTACCCGTGGATCGAGGACTTGGAAACCGAGCCGACTGGAGCGACCGATACCGGCGAGTGGGTCTGACCTTACTTTCCCGAGACGGCGCCTACACAACATACGAGGACTAACTAGATCATGGCACTTGCTTATCGACCCCCTGGCGTAACGGTAGACGAAGATGTCTCACCGAACGTATCCCCCCTACTAGCGGTCCCCGCGAGCGTTGCCGTAGTTGGTTCTGCTCAGGGCTTCGTTGCGCGGGTGGACCCCGACATTCTGCTCAGCGGCACGACGCCGACGCCGCTCCCCGGACTACCGGCGGGTGCTGTCCTGGTCGGTGTCACCTCGGTTGCCGACGTACTGTATCCTGGCCAGGCAGTCAATCTCGATGGCACCTACCGCTCGGCCAACGACTACACCGTTGACCTGACGGCGAAGACGATCAGTCGTGTGGCCCCGAGTGGCGGCGACGGCAAGATTCCGGACCACACCCTCGTTGCCGTCACGTACCAGTACGTCCCCTCCGACTACTTCGACGCGATCTTGCTTGAAGACCTCGGGTCTATCGCTGATCGTTTCGGCCCGGCATGGAAGAACGGTGCGATCTTCTCGCAGCTTACCTACGCTGCGCAGGTCGCCCTAGAGAACGGCGCACGGTTCGTCATCTGCCAGCCGCTGTACACCCGCTCCACGCCGGGGAACGTCGCTACGGCGAAGGAGGCACCGATCATCGGCACGTCCTCCACGGCTAAGGCGACATCGAACCCTGCCGTGTGGTCGGACACGCTCTACGGCCTGCGTGACATCGAGGACATCAACGTCTTCGTCCCGGTCGTCGGGCAGAGCACCGTAGAAGGCATCGACAACACCACCTGGATTGGAATCGCCCAGAAGTTCCAGGACCACATGAAGTTCCTCAAGGACAACGACCAGTACTCGGTCACCATCTTCGGTGAGGATCGTACGGCAGACGCGGTGAACTACGCGACGAAGACCAGTCTCCGCAACGACGCGGGTGCTCTCGCAGCACGCTACGGCGGCGAGCTAGCCCGACAGTCCGTCCTCATCAACACCGCCTCCTTCCTGCGCCCGCGTCCTGACTCAGTTGGCGGCACGGTACCGGTCGGCGCTCAGTACATGGCGGCGGCCATCGCCGGGATGCTCGCGTCTCGCCCGACGCAGCAAAGCCTCACACGTTCGCAGATTTCCGGGTTCCTCTCGGCTACCGACACGCGCTCGAAGCAGGACAAGAACGACGACGCAGCGGCGGGCCTCATGGTCATCGAGCAGAAGGGCAACGGGCTGTTCGTCCGTCACGGCATCACGCTCGACACGACGGCAGAGCAGTACCAGGAAGTATCGGTAGTCCGCTCCCAGCACCGGATGGTGGAGTCACTGCGTACGACTGTAGACACAAAGATCATCGGCAAGATCATCGCCGATGCGCAGGCCCCGTACACGATCAAGTCCACCATCATCGGAGTGCTGGAGGCACTCCGTGGCGACCAGACCATCGTGAACTACGGCAATGTGCAGGTGAGGCAGCTTACCGCGCAGCCTACGACCTTCGAAGTGCGGTTCTCCTACCTCCCGGCGTTCCCGGTCAACTACGTCAACATCAAGTTCTCCATCGACCTGTCCTCCACGGGTGTCGAGAACGTCGTCACCTCCTAAAGGGCAACTGACATATGGCACTCTCTACCGCAACATCTGACGTCAGCGTGCGTACAGCCCGTACGCGCGTGGGTGGCTCCGGCTTCACGTACCTGCACTTCAACGACACGCTAATCGGCTTCGCGCACCAAATTCAGCACACAACTGGCCGCCCGGTAGCTGCGGCGACCCCGATCCACCCCATGGACTCCCCGTACGCCGTTGAGATTGTCACTCCGGCCGCGATGGGACCGGGCACGATTGTGGTCGAGCTATTCGAGCGCTACGGCCAGCGCGTGTGGGATGAACTATCCACCATCGCAGGCGCAGTGGACATCGTGGAGATTTTCCAGAGGGTAGCCAACACGGCCAGCCCGATCACGATGGTCAAGTACGTCGCCCCGCCGAGTCTAAATGGCACTAAGCCCGCAGCGTACACCGAGGAGTATCACAACGTCGTCATCTCCGATGTAGCAGACGGCGAAACGATCGATGTCTCCACCCTCCAGGTCATGAAGCAAGTGACCTTCATGTACACGCATCTCACGCGCGGTGGCCGTAACGACAACGCTCCTGCGTGGAGTCCGCCTCAGGGTTGGAACATCAGCAACGGCAAGATCGTCAAGGGCGTGCCGTCCGCCAACCTCTTCGCAACCTCCTAAGTCCCTCCGAAGGCCCTCTCCGGAGGGCTTTCCTAGTTCTGTCAACGAAAGAGTCCAGTGAGCTTCGAAGCCATTCCCGAAGATGTCCAGAAGGACATCGAACAGCTAGAGATGTACGGGTACATCTCCGACGAGTACCGCGTGTGGGGCAGCGCCTACACCATGCGGACCCTCAAGGGCGACGAGGAGCTTGCCGCCGCCGTCGTCACGAAGGAGTATGTCGAGACGCTGGCCCAGGCAAAGTCCTGGGCATGGGCGAACATCGCCCTCTCTGTGGATGCGATCGACGGCAAGCACGACTACTGCCCGCGCGTCCAGGTAGACGCTGTGGAGTTCGCGCGTGCGCGCTTCCGCTACTGGACCAGCACCTACACCTGGACGCTCGGGGAGCGTCTGTTCACTGAGTTCGTCACCCTACAGCGTCGCGAGTTGGCGGCCAGGGAGGCGATGCAGGATTTTCACGTGCCGAGCCCGGCGCCTTTCTTGCCAGGGCTCAGTTCGTTGAGCGACTTGGGTATCTCGACCGACGAACTGGCCCCCGAGGCGGCCTAGGACGTCTCCAGATGTTCTACGTGTCTCGGCTGATGAACGCCGAGCACGAGGAACGCGGAGAACTCATCGGTAGCGCCCTGGAAGCCGGTATCGAGGGCATGGTCTTCGCCAACAGTCCGGAGATGTGGAAGGCCCTCTACGGCAAGAAGAACGAGGACGAGGAGTTCCCCGCCGACGAGGACGTGGACTGGGTTCAGCCTGGCTCGCCGGAGTTCAAGGCGATGCTGGAGCAGGCCGCCGCCAGTGGGGTCTTCGAGCTAGACGACTAGCGGTACCGGCGCTGCTGGCGATCCAGCCAGTCATCAATCCGGCGCTTCAACGGGGGCCACCCAAAGTGGGCCACCGTCACCGCCGCGAACATCATGAGAAAGAACGGGATCATCACCGGTATGGCAATGCAGAAGACGACGATGCACGCAAAAAGGATGTGGCCTGGAAGTCCATCGTTGTTCTCGTTCACGACACGAGTCTATCACGGGCGAGTCCTGTAGATCAAGTGCCCATCCTACACGTAACCAGTACACATGCCTGCCGACAACCAGATCGATATCTCACTGTCTCTTCTGAGTCAGCAGTCCGGGGCGGCTATGCAGGAGTTCATCATCCAGTTGAAGGGCATCAACGCCTCCCTGGCAGCGATGTCCCGCGTGAGCACGCCGGGGACTCTTGACGCACATGCGGCCATGTCAGAGCAGTTCGCCAACGCCTCTCGCGCGAAGGCTGAGGGCACGGGCAAGCCAAGCATGGAACACGCCTCATCGGGGCAAGAGACAATGCGGGAACAGGCGAAGTACTCCACCGATATCGTTCCTCTGTCGTTCTACGGCTCGCGCGCGGTAGCCACGGCGGCGAAGCTCGCTCAGGCGGCTGAGTACGCCGATGCTGACGTGGTGCCTACGGAGGTAATGCCCGTCCCATACGGGGGCGGCGGCTGGGCGACTACCGGCGGGGGTGGTGGTGGTGGCGGCGGCGGCGGCGGTGGCTACGGCGGTGGAGGACCCGGAGGACCGGGAGGACCGGGTCCAGGTGGTGGTGGCTGGCAGGACTGGCTTCGGTACCAGATCAACGGACCGTGGGGGCGCCGAGGCAAGCAGTTCGTCAATAGCAATTTCGGCGCTCAGGCCGCACAGACCTGGTTCCTCAACCGCGCGCTGAACGCCCGGATGGGTCAAGGGACAGCGGAACAGAACGCGGAAGCCGGATGGGGACGCGCCGATCAGATCGACGGGACAGGGTTCTTCGACAAGATTCCGCTCGTGGGCACCTCTGGATTCGGGTTCCTTCTGCCCGGCTCCGGCTTGTTCTCCGAAGCAGGTAGGCACGGCATCACGGAGTCGGCTAAGGACTGGGCCTCGTCCGTATTCTCTCCCGGGTTCTCGCGCAACGACTCTAAGGAGATCAGGCAGCAGCTTTACGGCCGTGGGTGGGTCGAGGGTGGCGCGCGCGACCGCATGTACGAGGGCCTGAAGTACATGAAGCAGCGTTATCCGGGCATGGACACGGGCATGAACGCCGAGGCCATCGACCAGGCGACTCGATATGGCGCGACCTCCGTCAAGGAGTTCGTCAACACCCTGAAGGACGTCCCCGAGGCGGCTCGCGCAGCAGGCGTCAACTTCAAGGATCTCCAGCAGCAGCTAATCGAGATCGGCAACGCTACCCAGAAGATGGGCGGAACGTTCGCCCAGGGCGCGAACTTCGCCGTGCAGTCAGCCGCGATCACGGGCATGGACCCGCGTATCCAGCAGAGCCTCTCCGAGAACGGGTTCGTTCAGGCGATGGGTATGTCGAAGTACGGGCTCCTACCGCAGGCGCAGGGGGCACTAACCGCTGGCCAGCGCCTCCAGATGAACTCCGACTCCGTGCACCGCATGATCGGGATGTTCTCCGGCTTCGGAACTAAGACGTACACGGATAGGGAAACCGGCGCTGTCACCCGGGTCACAGGCTACGACCAGGGCGTGGCCCAGGTCGCCGCGCAGCTTGGAGTAAGCCCCGAGGTCATCAAGGAGATGGAGCGCAACCGCCCGCGCGATGTCGCCGGAGCCAAGGTAGAGAACTTTGTAGAGGGACAGCAGCAGCAGGTGGAGGCGGCACTCAAGCGAGGTGACAAGACAGCGGCAGCGAACATCCTCAACGGGAAGTTCGCGAGCACCACGGACGGCGTGTCCACCTGGGGTGACCTCAGCAAGTACCTGCACGGCGCAAAGGACGCTGACGGCAAGAACATCTTCTCCGGCGACGAGATCAAGAAGATCGCGGAGGCGGGAAGGGTCGGTTCGCACACTTCGGCGAAGGACGCAGCGCAGAAGCGGATGGACGCCGTGAAGGACATCATGGCGAAGAAGGCCGAACAGGACAACGAGGACACGGCAGGTACCAAGGTCACGGTCGGACTCACCGACGATGCATCGAAGCTCCTGAAGGTGGTATCCGTGGATGACTCCGACTACGGCAAGAACGCGCTAGAGAGCATCGCACGCGCCGGAGGCACAGCGGTTCGCAACCGGTCAGACTACACGCAGGTTCCGAACCTCGATCCGCAGGCACTGTCCAGGCGGGTCATGACGCCGGACCAGACCCGATGAGCGCAGTCAACGTAACCTTCTCCCAGGCACATGTGAACGAAACGCTCGGTCCGCTTACAGTGACGACCGGCGCCGACGAGATCACCTGGGGCTACGGCCTGAACACGAAGACGTTCCCGACCTACGGTGGCGAGGTCGTGCAGATTCTCTCTGCCTACACGACAGACCTGACCATCACAGGCACCGTCAGATCGTATCGCCAGATCGAAGCGATCTACACCTGGTTCCTCTCCTACCTCCAGTTCGCCACCCAGAGCGGCGGGTTTGACCAGACGCCGGTCACGTTCGAGTACTCCCACCGAGATTGGCACCTCCACATCATGCCCAAGCGGCTCCCCCAGTTCCACTACGGACGCGACGTAGTTGCTCCCGTGTGGCGTATGGAAGCAGCCGTGATTGAGGGCGATCGCAAGATGAACGACGCGCTGAAGTGGCTCGTCCAGACGACGGGGATCGACACGACTCAGTTCAACCGCGTCACGGGGGACATCGGATACATCGAGGACAACCCCTTCTCCTCCCCGTTTGGCGGAGACTCGGACGCGAACGCCAAGACGAAGGAGACGCTCGGGGAGTTGGGCGACTACTACACCAAGCTCATCGACAGTTACGCCAACGGCGACTTCGAGGACTTGCACGCCGACTACTCCAAGCCTGCCTTCCTCGCCAACGAGGGAACCGCACTCCCGGGCAACAACACTGGAATCGCAACCGACGACAACGGTCGCGGAACCGTGGAGACACCGTAATGCCTGAGTGGAAGTACGACGGACGCAACGGAAGCATCGCTAAGGGGTACGCGGTCAGGTGGGCACGGACGACTCCGGAGACAAACGGAGGCAATGCCGTCCTGATAAACCAGTCTGGCGATCACATCGGACTCTGGGTCACCGACGTTACGGCTGACTTCGAGATGGCCGGGACCACAGCGCAGTCCGCGCGTAAGCGCGACTTCTATCCGCACAACTTCGTGCAGCCCCACTTGAACGTCAAGGGCCAGAGCGGGGACTCCTACCAGTACCAGCGGATCGCAGAGTTCGTGCGTGATTCTCACCTCAAGAGCATCCTCTACAGCGACCACGACAACGTGACGACGCCGACCGTGACCCTCACGGTTCTCGGCCGAGGCTTCGACGCCGCGCGAAACATGCGCGGATCCACGCAGACGATCATCGTGGACGGGTACATCGAGTCAATCCAGCGCGGTGCGCAGAAGGCTCAGTTCTCCCCCGAGTGGGAGTTTGACTTCATCGTGTCAAAGGCCCGATCCTGGCTCATGACCGACGAAAAGGTCAAGGGCCGCAAGCTCAAGAACATCCTCGACTTCATCACCAAGGGGAGTGCAGATTCCCTGGCGACCGATGTGAATGGCCCGCGCTTCGAGGACGATCCCGACCCGCCTGACGCGACCCTAGGCGCGATCAACGAGGCCCTGGCCAGCTACGGCTCCGACTTGTTCCCGAAGGTCGGCTAGTGCGTCGCCTCGTCTACAGCCCCAAGGTGTACGCCTACGTCCGCACCGACAAGTTCCCGGACGGGCTCGATATCTCCGACTACATCGTAAGCGGCAACGTTCACCGTCGCGTCAACGCCGCTTCCACGCTGGAACTAGAGCTTCGCAATCCGAACCTGATCTGGACTGCGCCCGGGTTCCCGACGTTCCATCCTATGGACGCAATTACGGTGTACCTCACGCGCCTGAAGGGCTACCCCGTGCAAGCGTTCACGGGGTACCTCGACACTGCGGACGCGATGGTGCTCTACCCCGGGACGATCAAGATTACCGCGTCGTGCACTCTCAAGCGGCTGCTGAACACATTCTGGGACCCGGCCCTCCCCTACGTCCAGAACGGCTTCCTCGCGAAGTACGGATGGAACGTCAACCCGCAGACGGGCACCCTGTTCAACTCAGACGCAATCTCGAAGACCCTAGGCGAAGCAAGCAACAAGCAGCTTACCGACGGATCGATGGGAGCCCTGCTATTCGCGATCCTCAAGCACGTCGGGAATTGGGACTCTCAGGACATCTACATCGAAGCGCTGCCGTCCAGGATCAAGGACCGCATGACGGCGATCTACAGCGAACTCGCGTCGAGCAATGACGCCGTAAAGGACCAGGTGGATGCGCTCCTCTCGAAGTTGCTCGGCCCCGGGGGGTACGGCCAGGGTGGTGGCTCCGGTGACACCGGGCAGGCCAGCGGCACCGTCCCGGCGACGCCGGACGGAGGCTACACCGAAGCAACCTGGGCTGCGGCGCTGCTGAAGTCGCTCGGGATCCAGCAGAACAACGACAACATGCAGGCGCTGGTCGGGTGGGAGAAGGCCGAAGGAGGGCACTGGATCAACGACGCGCGGTACAACCCTCTCAACACAACCGAGCCCATGCCCGGCGCGGGGAACACAGGCTTGCAGGGTGATATCAAAATCTATACGTCCTGGTCGCAGGGCCTCCAGGCAACAGTGAAGACGCTGAATAACGGCCGCTACGGCGCAATCTTGAAGGCGCTCAAGAACGGCAGTGTCCCCGACATCGCGAGCGCCATCGCGAGTACCCCATGGAACCCCGGTGGCTACCCGGCTCTGTTCGCGGCAATGAATGCCGCACCCAAGGACCTTGGAGGCACTCAGGTGCCTGGCGCGCACGACGACCCAACCGATCCGACGACCCGGGGTGCGGCGCCCGACGCCACGACGAAGACGAAGAACCTTGATAAGGGAAACTGGAGCGCCGCACCCGGAGCCAACCTGCCTGGGAAGCCGATGCGCGACCCGATCAAGCAGTTCCTCAGCGTGCTCGCTGGTCTTACCAACGAACAGATCGTCGTCGGTTTCGGCACGAACCACGACCAGTTCACAACGAGCGGCAACGTCTCGGACCACTACACGGGAGACGCGGCCGACATCCTCGTAGGTGGCGACGCGCGAAGCGACTCGGCGGCCGCATCCAAGGGTGACAACATCGCTACAGCCGCACTGCGGCTCCTCGGGTACTCGCAGAGCGACGCTCGCAACATGGCCATGAGCGGGAAGCTCAACTTCACACAGAACTTCGACTGGTACGGCCACCGAGTGCAGGTGGGCTGGCGAACCCTTGAGGGTGGAAATCACTTCAACCACGTTCACGTCGGCGTCGCATTCACAGGCCGCACTATCCCCGACGACATCCCGGCGGACGGAAGTGGCACGTCCAGTGACAGCACGACCGGAGGCGGGTCGTCCTCCCCCACCAGCGGCGGTAGCGATACATCCATGGCCAGCGCGTTCGCCGCCTACCTGAACTTTCCGAGCCTGGAGCAGACGGCCGAGGCGATCGGCCTACAGGGACAGAAGTCGCTCATGAACGATCAGCCATTGTTCCCGTTCGTGCAGCAGGTGGTCGAGGCGTCACTACGCAACTTCATGTCGCTACCCAACGGTGACTTCTACGCCTTCTTCCCCGACTACTTTGGTGGTTTCAAGCACCGCACACCGTACTGGCAGATTGACGACATCGAGATTCTCGACGGCCGCATCACGCTGTCGGACGAGTCGCTAGCGACGCATGTCTACGTCGTTGGTGACATCGTACCGGATGGCGCCACGTCGTCTGAGGTCAACTTCCTCGACAAGCTTCAGTCCGGCGGCGTAGTCACGATGTTCGACGCCTTCAAGGGCGGATTCGTCAGGATCCCAGAAGAACTAAAGGTGCAGGAGGAGAAGGGCGGTAAGACCTCGACTCAGGTAGTCGATCCTGGCACCGGCCTTGCCCACGGTGGAACGCGTGAGGCAACCAAGGGCGAGCTAGACCGCAGCTACGTCATCAAGTTCCTCCAGAAGTATGGTGTGCGTCCGCACTACGAAGAGGCGCCGATGGTGCGCTCGCCATACTTCGAGGCGTTCCTTGCCTACCAGCGCTTCCAGCAGCTATGGGCGCAGCAGTTCGCCACCACCTTCACCTTCACCTTCATGCCTGAACTCTTCCCCGGTGGCCTCGTCGCGTTCCCCGATCACAACCTCCAGTGCTACGTGGAGGAGGTCGTACACTCGTTCGACTACGAGAGCGGGTTTGCTACGCAGGCGGTTCTCTCGGCTCCGGCATCTCTCACCGACACCGGCTCAGATGTGTCCGCAGGCATGGTCCGTGCCTTCAACAACACCGGTCCGAAGAAGGGTGTGACCCGCGATACGACGACTGCGACGCCGCCGAACCCGCCGAATCTCAACATCACGTCGCCCAACTGGCTCCAGCGCGCTATCAAGGTGGAGACGGGCTGATGGACACCGCGTTTGCGCGCATCGTTACCTGTGACCCAGCCACCCGCAAGATCGAGGGAACGCTGAAGGACGGGTCCGTCATCCAGATCATCGTGTGGGAACTACCGGGCGTATTCGTATGGCCGAAGCTCGCGGAGACGTGGGGTGTGACGCGCACGCGCGGGGTATGGCGCCTCGGCAATAGGATCGAGGACGCCGAGGGACACTCCATCCAGGACTTGCAGCCCGGAGAGGCGAAGATCGACGCGGATGAGGTGTTCGACGGTCAAGGAAGGAGGTTCCTAACCGAGGCGGTGGGACTCTTCGTCGGCCAGATGGTGTCGTCGGCGGTGAGCGCGCCCAACGACAGATGGCTGCCTTGCAATGGGGATGGTGTCACAGATAAGCACCCGCTCCTGCGCGCAAAGCTGATCGCGGACGGCAACCCGCATGGAAGCGATGACTCGGGCAATCCGCGTGTTCCTGATACTCAGGGGCGCGCTGTAGCGGGCGCCGGTACCGGACCAGGTCTCACTGAGCGCCTCCCGGGCGACAAGTGGGGCGTGGAGGCCGTGGGCCTGACGGCCGCGCAGTCGGGACTCCGGGAGCACGACCATGGCGGGTTCAGCGAGTTGATGACCGTCAATAAGACGCATAACCACGCAACGGCAGGCAATGGTCAGACGATCGGCTCCGGCACCGGATATCCGAACGCCGTCAACCTCACGGTCGGCGGTGGTGCATTCGGTTCTACGACCGCTCCGCTCAACGACGCCACCATCGACCATAGACATCCCATCCCCTTGCAGACCGAGGCGGACGCGACCGAAACGCACGACAACACGCCCCCGTCTGTTGCCGTGCGCTGGTTCGTCTTCGCGGGATGAGGCAGTTCACCTAGGTACCGGGCGCCATCTCTCCGTAATAGGAGACGATGACTTGGAGCCTATTCCTACGTAACGGCGACTTTGATGTTCAGGGCGCGCAGCTTGGCAAGGTCACTGGCCAGGCCAAGCTCGTGCAGGACTTCCGCTGCGCCGTGCTCACCGAGATGGGAAGCGACCCTATGCATCCGGGCTGGGGCTCGCTCATTGACGGCGGCGTCACTCCTGACGGACGCGCAGTCCCCGGCGTGATTGGGGCGACGGACACCCAGTTGGCGCTAGCGGTGATCGAGACGGAGATCCGTCGCATCGCTGAGTACTTTCAGAACCGCCAGCTACGGCGGATCAAGGAGGAGAGGCAGAGGTACTCCAAGTCCACCCTTACCGCCTCCGAAATCCTAGTAGGGGTGTCGGGCGTGCGGGCCATCCAGACGTCCACCACCCTCGCAGTCCTCGTCACCCTCGCTACCGGTAGCGGCGACACCGTTGACGTAGCACTGCCCATCTCTGACAACTCACTGGTAGCTCGCTAATGGCCGTAACCTCCCGAGACATCGCACTACAGATCGTCAACCAGCTAAAGGTTCTCGATCCGGCAATCTCCGCAGAGATCGGCACGCCCGAGCGCCTGCTGATCGATGCGTTCGCGCAGAAGATCGCGGACAGCACCATCGACCTTACCGCGCTCTCCGGCGGGCTCGACATTGACTCCAAGATCGGAAGTAGCCTCGACAAGTTCCTGGCGATCTTCAACTTCGGGCGTCAGTCCGCTGTCGCCGCGACCGGCTTTGTGACGTTCAGCCGGTCGCAACCCGCGCTCACGGATATCCGGATCCCCGCCGGTCAGAGGGTCGTCGCGTCACTCGACGCCGCCGATGTCTTTTTCCAGACTACGTTCGACGTAACGATCCGTATGGGCGAGACTTCCGTGGTCGCTCCGATCCAGGCGCTAGTGCCGGGTGCCCTCGGTAACGTGGCCGCGCAGGCGATCACACAGTACGTCAATGGTGTCGGATTCGACGGGGTATTCAATACCGTCCCCACTTCCGGCGGTCTAGATCAGGAGTCCGACGATGAACTCAAGGCACGATTCAAGAACACCGTCTTCCGCAACGTCTCGGGCACGACCGATCAGTACCTCGCGCTCGCGATTGCCACGCCGTACTCCACCAAGGCAAACGTCGTAGGCCCGATCTCTCGCTACCGCGAGTACATCCAGGTCCCCGTCCCGGACGACGCAACCTACGCTGGCGACCCGCCGCCGTTCCCGATGACAGGGACGTGGACCACGGCGATGTCGACCGTGCCCTTCTCGAAGTACACCTACACTCAGGTTCCGTACTTTGTCTCCAACGGGAAGCTCGGCGCCGAAGCCCTCTTCTATCGCGAGGTAACCGACTTCAGACTCAACGTCGACCCCGATGACAAGAACCGAGGGGACGCCTGGCGCTTCTTCGATGAGGTGCCCGAGTACGACCTGACACTCGACCCGTTGTTTCCGGGCAACCGCTTCCGCCCGAGCATCACATTCCTGAATGTGATCGACCCGTCCGCCGATGCTTCGATCCAGGGTGTGCGGCCCGGCGACGTGGTGCTGTTCGAACACTCCTATCTGTCGACCTCTTCACGTAACGACTACGAGCGAAACATCACCAATGCGGTTGACATCTTCGTAGATGGAGGAAATGCCACGCTCGCGGACTGCGTGATCGGCATTCCGAACCCGCTCAACACCTTCACAGCGGACCCCAACCATCCGTACTACCGCGAGAACTATCGCCGTGTGGGTGAAGTGGAACATCGCCCGATGCTGGGGAACCTCTTCACGCCGCTGTTCCTCCAGCCCGTGGCAGACATTCCCGACAGCATCAAGATCGGCAGCACCATCTACTATCGCGACCTTCACTACTGGCTCGTAGAGGATGTCTCCGAGCTTCGTGGCACCGTACGAGCCCGCAATGGCATCGAATGGGATAAGTACCTGCCCGGTCAGGCTGCCGACGACGATCCGGATTCCCCGACGATGTGGACTGGACCGGTCGTCGCGCTGAACACCGAGCCGAGCGTCACGGTCGCACAGTACGCATACGACAAGAACATCTATGACCTTCAGGCGACGGTGGACGGCTCCCGACAGACGACCACGGACGTGCTCGCGCACAAGGCGACTACGCGCTACTTCAAGCTCGATATCGCCGTCATGTACGGACCGGGGGCGAGCGTGGCAGCAACAAATCTCGCGATCCGCGACGCTGTGCAGGCGTACTTCAAGAGTCAGTACTTCGGCACCGCCATCCAGCTATCCGACCTCCTCCAGGCAATTCACAACGTCCCCGCCGTGGACAACGTGCGCTGGTCGGCCGACGCGGTGCACGCACCGTCCAACTACCGCGTTGCGGGCTGCAACGTCGATGGCACTCAGCGCACGAGTGTGCTCATGGATACCGTCGTACTGGGCAATGCCTCACGGATGGAGCAGCTTAGCTGGTACTTCACCGGCACGCCGCAGTCGGGGGAGTGGACGATCGAGCGCACCGACACGGGCGCGACGACGACATTGGGCGTCATCGTCTCTAATCCGACCCTTCGGGACGCACTCCGAACCCTCACCGGCGACACTATGCTCGATGTCCAGGGCTCAGGCGTGGCCACGATTCCGTGGGTCATTACCTATAGCGCCAATGGAGTCCGACCGAAGCTGCGCTTGAAGAGCACCACTTTCGTCGGCGGCGTGTACACCCATGACTCAGATTTCTTCCTCGCAGATGATGAACTTCCGTCCCTGCCTGAGCAGGCCGTCCCAGGCGACTCGGTACCCGGCCTCATCATCAGGGCTAAGGCGCAGAACACCTGGAGCTTCTAATGGCTGATGAGACACTGACATCTGCGCCGCAGATCAGCGCCGTCATCCCCCAGCAGTTCATCGTTGAAGCGCTCGGAGGCGCGGAGAACCCTGTCGGCCTGCTCAACCGCTTCCCGGACGGCCTCTATCACAAGTCGCCAGAATCCCACCTCCTACGATTCATTTACGCACTCCTGGGTCCCTCGGGCGTAGGGTCGCTGAGCGACAACTACCTCAAGGCCCGGCTGAAGCTAGAGGAGATGGGGCTCGAACTCTTCGACCTCGACGCATTCTTCGGCAACCCTCTCGGCTTCGGCCGCATCCTCGAAGAGGAGTACGACACCGCCGACGCCGCCGACTCCGACGCACGAGCGCAGATCACTGCCCGCGACGCTGCCTACCGCAGCCGCGCGCTGGACTTCCTCGGCGGCGCGCGACTCGGGAACTCTCCGCAGGGTATGCAGTTGGTCGCACGTGCCGGGCTCGGGCACGACGTGGAGATTGTGGAGAACTACAAGTACCTCTACGACGTTCACACCGACCGGCCCGTGGGCTTCCGCAGCTTCGGCAAGACCGTCTCGACGGAAGAGATGATCGTTATCCCGCGCCAGGAGATCAGCACCTCCGAGGTCCAAGAGATCAAGATCGTCGGCGGACCCACGAGTGGCGCCATCATCTTTAGCTACAACGGTCGCATCACGTCGAACGTCACCCGTCGCAACGTGCCATGGAACGCCCCGGCCATCTCCTCCTGGGACCTCACCGATCCGGAGAACCCAGCGCTCGACACACTCGGCGTCCAGGAGGCCCTAGAGGCGATCCCTGATATCGGAGAGGGAAACGTGCGGGTAACCGGCGGCCCCGGCCCCGACATCCCCTGGACGGTGACCTTTCAGGGCAAGCTCGCACGTCAGGACACGTTGCCGCTCACCGTCGAATCCAAGACACTCAGCGGCGGCCTGAACCCCGCAGTCGTCATCAAGACGCTCCACGGCGGCGTGGACGCCACGGAAGAGGTCGTGGACATCCCGCCACGTGACCTCTACCACCTTCAGCAGGCGCTCGACCGCATCAAGCCGGTCACGATGATCCCAACAGTGTCTTCCGGCTCGGGCACGCGCCAGCGCCAGGCCCCGCTGACGGACTTCGCGTCCTCCGAGTTCACGGAGGTACTACGGTTCGTGAATGGCCTCCACGCGGTTCCGTGGCCGTCCAGTGGCTGGATCGAGGGAGGCAAGGAGAAGCAGGCTCCGCGCGCCTACGGATCCGACGCCCAGCACTACCGTGGATTCCATGACGTGGTGTCCACGGTCGCCTACGGCCAGGCCGCGCTCGATGACGCCAACTACGAGGCCGATCGCACGAGCACCGCTCTCTACGTCTCTGAGCACATCGGCCCCTTCGGCCCCGACCAGCGCGCGATCTACCCCATGCTGGGCGCCGACGCAGGTATCAGGTATACCTCAGACCGGGCACTCGCGGACTATCCCGAGCAGCCCATCATGGGCGCAGGCGGCCTCGTCAACGGAATCTATGACGCCTCCTACGCCAGTCTGCCTGGCACTCGCCAGATCATCTACAAGGACGAGCAGTACTGGTCATCGGTAGAGCGCATCGCCGGAGCCGAGTACCTCGAACTCGACCTGGGCACGGTACAAGTAGTCAACTTCATCGGCTTCGAGACGCTGACGAAGCCAATGCAGATCGAGGTAGCCGTAGACATACTCGATCAGCACCCGCGCCGCAAGTTCGTGTCCGTCAGCCCGGTGGGTGGCATCGACTACCCGGATCAGGTGTCGGCCTCCGCTAGCGGATGGACCTACCTGGAGTTCAACTTCTCAGACGTAAGAGGCGAACCCTTCTATACGCGCTTCGTTCGTATCAAGCTCGACCGAGTCGTCACACCGACTCGGCCATTCCTGCTGAACCCAGTGACGCGGGTGTCCGCACCCTGGAGCGTCGAGGTGCGCAACCTCCGGCTCGGGCGCAACGTGAGCAACTAAATGACCGATCTTCTCAACCGCTATTACAGCGGTGTCGTCATCAACCAGAACGCAGTCTACGAGAACGGCAGCAGCCACATCGACACCACGACGCGCAAGTACCAGACCTTCAGGCTCCCGCCTGACTACGTACGAGAGAGCGTCGTCCCGGCTCTCACGGGCTTCCAGCTATTCGTTGGGATTGCCGCCGCAGACGCACGTCTGTCCTGGACCGTCGAACACCGGCCGTCTACGTCTGCCACGTGGATCGCACTCGCCAGTGGGCTCACTACGGGCGCACCGACGATTGGCAACGAAGTGTGGATGACGTGCCTCGCGGACCATCCAATCCCCGTAGACGACAAGCTAGATGACGAGTTCCGCATCTCCTTCATCATCGTCTCGGGAATTGCCCGCTTTTGGTACACGTGCCCTAACCCCGATAACAGCGGCGTGGCACTCGGCGCAGACGGCAGTACCCCGCTCGTAGACGCTGGGCGCCAGTACTCGTTCATGTACCGCATCCTCGCGGGCGTGACGGATTCCGGCACCGACTTCCTCGGGAACACCTACCGTTCCGTCGCCATCGTCAAGGCCGCCGCTGAATCCGACCCGACCTCCTCGCTCGACGGATACTGGCTCTCCTCCCCACAGCCCTCGCAGTTCGCCGTTGTCTCACGCTATTTCGACATGCGCGATTCGTTTGGGCGCCCTCAGGTCGTTGACCGTGTGCTTCTAGACCCCATTACGCCCAACGTATGGGTCCACCTGTACTACTCCGATGATGGCGAGCCTGGCGCAGACGATACCTCCTGGGAAGAGCGCATCTGGACCCCTATCCCGAAGTCGTACAAGATGACTACGCGAGACACCTTCGTCCTGCCCACGCCGGTCAAGGCCAAGTTCATCAAGGTCGAGTTCTCTCACCTCCAGGCAAAGTCCTACTCCCCCGGAGCCTTCCAGAAGCCACTGACGTACAAGAAGCACCCAGCGTGGGTGCTCGACTACTTCCTCGTCCTCACCGAGGCGGCACGGCCGTCCTCCAGCGCTGCCTTCGTTGCTAACCAGAAGCGCGTCACCTTCAACGCCTACGACCTCGCGTTCCGCTACTACCGGGACGATCTCCTCCAGTCGCCGGACGGACCGGGATTCACGTCGCCCGATGACGCCGCACGCGTGCAGCCGTTCCTCACATCTGACCTGACCAACCTGGTCGATCCGCAGACACAGGCGCTCATTAGCGTCGCCATGAGGCCGTACCTCTCCGACCCCGCCGTGCGGAACGTCGCGCGCAACCTCCTCGGGGAGGTAGCGCTCACTGCTCTTTCGACGCCGGGCTCCTATCCGGTTGAAACGCTGCCCCCCACGTCGGCCGTCAGCACAGCGGTGTCATCGCTGGACCGCGAGGCGGTGATCTTCGAGCAGACCTTCCCGGTGATGTACTTCTTTGTCGCGTGCCGCCACCGGTATCGCGAGGTCTCTGCGGTACTAGACCAGGATCGTGCGTACTTCGTCGGAATCAATGAGATCGCGTTCACCCGCGAGAACTACTCCGTCGAGAGCGACACCGCCATGTACATGGAGCATATGGGCGACTTCGTCAACGCCGAGCGCAACGACTTCATTGTTGGCGATCCCCCGGTGGTGAATGTTTGATGCTTAGCGCACGCGAGGTACCGATTGCCGACCACTTCGACCACCCGACCGGCACGCTCGTTGGGTACGACTGCTACGACGCAGCCCAGCGCGCGCAGCTTCGCAAGCAGCAGCACATCGACATCCGCTGCTTCATGTCGCAGAGCGCGAACTATTGGCAGGAGAACTGGACGTTCTCTGCGGCAGGCTCACTCTTCAATGGCACGGACAGCGTACTCCTCAACCTCCCGACTGCTCCGACCGGCAATATCGCCACGTCGATCTCAAATCGGCCGGTGGACATCGCTTCGGTGGGAGACGACTGGAAGCTAACGCTCGACGCGCCTAGCTGGGACGACGCGGTCATCGACCATGCTGCGTCATACATTGAGCTAACTGCGGCCGCAGGCGGCAGCTTCTCAATTGGTCCGACCGTCAAGCTCTTCCTCAATACCGCGTCCTACCCTCAGGGCAGTGCCGCCGTCAACCAGATCATCGAATGGCCGATTTCCGTCCTCGCTCCTCTGAGTGGGACCATCACGGGAGTACGGATCGGCATGTTCGGAACCGCCTCGACGTTCTTCAAGTTCGCCGCCATCCGTCTCCTTAGCCCGGATTGGATGGGTGCCCCGCTCGACATCAACACGCTCTTCCGGGCGATGATGAATCCTGTTCCCAAGTCGGGCCTAGTACTGGGAAGCTCATATCCGTTCCCCCAGTCATCCATCATCGATCCGCTCGTCCCGACCAACTTCCCCATCCTGTTCCGTTCTGACGGTCGGGCGGGCGCCGACGACCCGAAGCCCATCGATGTGTCCGAAGCGATCCTGTTCTCCCCCGGGCGCATGAATAGCCCTGGCGAGATTCGCGTCTACATGCGTGAGGGGTCATTCGACAACGAGATCATGCTTGACCTCAACGGTGTCACGATGGCCGAGCTTGACGCGGCTGGGGCGCAGCCCGACTACGGCGTGGCGAAGTACAGCGCCAAGACGCAGCGCGACCTCGAAGGGCTTGCGCAGTCACTGCTTGACGATCAGTTCCAATGGGCGCTTGACGCCAAGCCGGACCTGTTCACCGCAGCGTGGATTCAGTCCACGCTCGTATGGGATGCCGCCCACCTCGCTAACGTCGAGGTGCGTGACACGGACGGTAACGTCTATCCCTTCCCGCAGTTCACTCTACCACCGCTGAACGGCACGGACGATACACGCTACATCTTGACCGTCGAGCTAGAGGAGGAGTCCATCCGAGTGCGCGTCCTCTCGTCCGATACAGAGAGACTAGAGGACGCCGCAACACTCTTTGACTCGACCGTGCTCACAGACGGCTCGGTCCTCCGTCGCCGGAGTGGGCGTGTCGGCGTGTACGCCAACTTCGTTGACGGCGACGCCTTCATCCAGGACATCATTCCCTACTCCGTCAACTTCGCGGAGTATCGCTCGCAGCCACTCCGGTCGATCTCACCCGTATCTGGCGCCCAGGTGTTCTTCGGTGGTAGCGCCACTCGCGAGCTATTCACCGGGTACGTCGGAGAGAATGCTGACGTGATCGCCGCTCCCGACCGGGGAGACAATGCATTCGCGATCAAGCCGACGACGGCGCTGGGCCGCGTTCGCTCGAACTTCTTCTCCACCCACTCGCTCAGGCACACCCGCGTGAGCGTCGATGTATTCATTCCGAGCGCGGCGGCAGAGGCGGGGGCCGAGCTAGCGGTGACGTATGAGCGCCTGCGTCACTTCAGCAGCGTCGCACACAGTACCCCGCTCAACGTCGGACGGGTTCCGGTTGACCGCTGGCACACGCTTGAGTTCGACCTCTCCGAGATCGCGTCCGTGCTGCCTGGCAACAATATCGTCGCGCTGAGCACGGGGAGTGACGCGGTGTTCTACGTCGCCAACTTCTCGATCTCTCACGTTCCGCTGGAGTGGTCGGCACGCGCGACACCGCTCGACCCTTGGGGCGACAACACGGCCGATTGGCTGCCGCTGCGCGATGTAACGAACTCGCAGACCGGTGGTGTGCTTTTCGATCAGCCGGGATTCGAGCTACGGGCACGGTGCATCGCTAACCGCCAGGATGCTTCTCTCACCTCGGTGAAGATCATTCCGCAGTACGCGCAGCCGGGCCGCCTCGTTTGGACGGACATTGGAGACCCTGTAGGGACCACGTACACGTTCGACGTGGACTTCACCATCGATACCGACGATCTCGCAGCCATCGTCACGGCAGTAAAGGGCCTCGGCGGTTCGGCCCTGCTGGCCAACGTCAGCCTGGTCGAATGGGACTGGGGCGACGGCGCCATCGATTACGGTCTCCAGGCGTCTCACACGTACGCGATCCCGAGCACGTACACGATCGCGATGACCGTTCATTTCTACCACGGTGACCGCATGGTCGTCACCAAGACAGTCTGATGCCCGCAATTATCGTCACCGCAGACCAGAACGTCGCCTTCATGGGTCAGGGACGCTTCCGCGCTCCCGAGAACCCTGTTGACCACCTGAGCAAGGTTCCGGCGGCGCGTCAGACCGTCGCGATCGACTTCCGCTGGACGCCTCAGCTTGCGCCTCTCTTCTACGATGACGGCACTCCGACTGGCACCTTCAGCACGCAGGTAAATACCCTCATCACATTCGAGGGTTCCTTCCTGCCACCGCCTGGCCCGCCGCGCTCGATCGTACGCTGGGAATGGAACTTTGGAGACGGCACGAAGGGGGTCGGCCAGACCGTCGCTCACGTGTTCACAACCGCATCCCCCGGCGTGCGCGTGACCCTCAGGACGACCGACAACTTCGGGGACGTAGTGACTGTGGGTCACTACATGAGCCTGGCCCAGGTCACGCGGTTCGGTGTCATCAATCTGTCTGGGAACAGCGAGGTGGCGCTCACTCCGACGTTGCCGGTCAAGCTGACGAGCCTCCCGCTCGACGCCAGCGGTTCCCTCGCCGCGATGGGTATTCAGGCGACCGTACGGGCGTCCGTGTCCGTGTCCGCGTCCGGCTCGCTCACCGCCAGCGGCACGCAGGCGGCGCAGTTGGCGTCGGCCGCACTCTCCGCGTCCGGTAGCTTGAGCGGCGGCGGGTTCCAGGCGACCAAGCCCGGAGACTCGACCCTCTCCGCGACTGGCACCGTTGTTGCCAGTGCGACCGTCCTGCTTGCGCCGATCGCCGTCCTCGCGGACAACTTCAATAGCGGTTCCTTCGGTCCGCAGTGGACTGCGAGCCTCGCATTCATCGATGCTGGCCGCGCAGTCATTGACAAGAATAGCTTCTTCATGTCCGTCCGGACTTATGACTTCACCAACAGCACCCTAGCGCTCAAGGTACAGCCCAGCGGCGGCTTTTCTGGCCCGCCAATCAACGCCGTGATCCCCTGTGATCTAGGAATCACGAGTGCCACAAATTCCGCCGCTGGCCTGTTCTTCCAGTACAGTGACGGCACGCTCTCCTTCCTGCTCAATTCGACGCCGGTCGGCTCCATCGCGTACAACGCAACCAGCATGGCGTGGCTGCGGCTGCGCGAAAGCGGGGGCACGAGCTACTTCGAGACGAGCCCGGACGGCACTACGTGGACTCAACGTGCCTCTCTCGCAACCCCCGCGTTGGCTACACAGGTGAAGGCGTACTTCAGCGGCGGCCAGGGCAACACGTACATCGATATGGTCAACGTACTCTCCTAACCCGAGAGAATGTAGCGGAGGTCGGCTCCGCTCATCCCCGCCGACAACGACTGATTGGCGATCACGCCCTCGAACACCGCCTGATGGTATCCCTGCTTCTTCGCCACCACGGCGCGCTTGCGATCCTCGACGGAGTTGGCCATGACGTAGTCGATTACCCAAAGCGTCTCGTGCTGCGTCGTGACTCGGTCGTTGCGGTTGATTCGCTGTTTGCGGGTTGACCACTTCCACGGGCCGTCGTAGTTGATCGTGGCTACGGCGCATTCCAACGAGATCGAGTCCGAGCCCTTGTCCGAGGAGAGGAAGACCTGAACGTCCGGATCGCCTTTGAAGCTGTCCTCGGCCTCCTGCATCTGCGTACGCGATCCGTCGTAACGCACGTATGAGACGCCCCACTCTTGGAAGTGCTGCTCGATGATGGGGATGATCGTCTCGTTGCCCGCCGTGAACACGATGACCTTCTGGCGCTTGAACCGCACCGTGATGTCGTTGCGTAGCTGCTCGAACTTCGTGTGCCCCTCATCCGTGGGGATCGTTCCGAGGTCTTCTACAAGCCTGCGCGCGACTTCCGAGCCCTGAGCCTTGGCTGCCTCGTCGCCGTCCTCTACGGCGCCCAGAAAGACCTCACGAAGGGCCGCTGACCGGCCGATAGCAGACGGAGCGTTGCAGAGCATCTGAAGGACGCCGATGACGCCGAGGATGTTGAGCTTCTGGCCCTCGTCATCTTCGCTCCCCTCGGCGTACTCCTTGGAGAGCCTCAACAGCCTGTCGTAGACCTTGCGGTGGGGCTCGTGCCAGTCGAGTACCTTCACTTCCTCGACCTTCGTCGGGAACTGTGCCCTGATCTCGGGATCGCGCTCCTTGTCTACCTGGTGGACGATGTGGGCGGCCCGTAGCTCCATGTCGTCCAGGTTGTGCCACTCCTCCGGCTTGCTGTTGTCGAAGAACGAGTAGCGCTTGACGTACCGCTCGCGGAAGTCCTTTACTGTCCCGTAGCAATCCGGGTCGATTAGCCGCACGCAGTTGAACCAGTCCTCAGGGTCGTTCTCGATCGGTGTAGCGGAGAACATATACTGCCGCAGACTCTCCGCGCGTCTCTTGTCCCAACGGGGGTAGGCGGCGTCATAGAGACACGCCTGTACTGCCTTGTAGAGCTTGGTGGTGCGTGTCTTGAGCTTCATGGGCATCTCGTCCCAAAGGCACAGGAGGTTGCGCTCGAACAGGAAAGAGAAGTCAGTATGGAAGCGCGCAAGCCACTCCTTGTTTTTCGACCTCTCGAACCAGCAGAAGTCATCGCGGAACTTCTCGTAGTTCGTGACGACGACGACCGGGTTCCCGGAGACCAGTTGCCGGTTGATGTCGAGATAGGTCTTGTCGCGCTGCTTCGGGGTACCGTCCAGGATGACGGACTCGATCCCTGCCAGCGCGTAGTAGGTGCGCTGCGTGTTGATCTTGTTGTGCGCCCTGGCGAGAGACAAGCACACGTCGAAGCTCCCCCGCTCCAGGTGGTACTTCAGGAGGGCGCTCTGTGCCACGGACTTGCCCGTCCCAGTGGACCACTGCGCTACGCCACCACGAGGGAGGTCGCGGAGGAAATTGACCCCGCGCGCCTGGAAGGGCAGGAGTCCGTTGACGGTGCCCGGCAGCGTTGAGGTCAACGTGACCGGAGCAGCCTCTGCGAGCCGCGTAAAGGGGGCTAGGACGGCCTCGGGGTCCTCACCGAAGGCCACCCTGTACCCATGCTCCTCAGCGGCACGGAGGAACTCCTCCAGATTCGCCGGAGACACGACCCGGTGCGGCCCGATGATGTCGCGGAGATCGAATCGGAAGAAGTCGCCCAGGCTATTGACCTCCCAATGGCCTAGGTACCGCTCGTGCGCCTCTAGGATGAGCCACGATTCACGGTCGGCGGGGCTGGAGGACGCGATCTCGTCAATCAGGGCGTCGTCCAGGAGGGCGTAGCTCACCCCTCCTCAAGCTCCGCGCTGCCGACATCTTCAGCGCGCGCGGCGATCCGGCGCGTCTCCTCGAAGATTGCCTCCCACATGTCTCGCGGCACGATGCGCTGGACGGCCGTCTTGAAGGCGTTGAACTGGAAGTACAACTCGTCGGTCGCGGCGACCGACGTTTCCTTCTCCATCTTGTCTAGCTGCTGGATCATCTGAATCGCCACGGCGGGGTCGATTCGGACGTTGCCTTCGATCAGGTCTTCCCATGCCTTCTGGAGACCAGCCGACAGGTAGGCGTGACGCCGGAGAGCCCCGTTCAAGCCCTCCTCGTAGTTCGCGTTGATCTGCTTTGCGTCGTGCTCGATGATCGCCCGGATCGCAGCCTGCTCGTAGGACAGATGCTCCCTGGCGTGATTGGAGATGGAGCGACGCGGTACCTCCCCTGCGAACGTGCGCTCGATCTCACTATGGTTCGTGCCCAGCGCAATCATGCGCTCGATCGCGTGACGGTACTTCGAGGTGCACACCTTGCAGCGCGCCTCGTAGTGCTCGGGTAGATCGTTATTGATCCTCGCGGTCACGGAGTGCTTCTTGATGTCACGAGCCTCCCCGACAGACTCGCTCTTGCGGAAATCAGGCATTCAGAGATCGTCTCCTTCACCGGAAGAAGCTGGCGCCGTGCTTCTTGCGCTGCTCCTCTGTGTTGACCTTTCGGCCCTGCGGATGTGTGCGGTTGTAGATGCCAGACACGATCTCGGGGTCCGGTGTGCCGTTCGCGGTGTAGATTTCCCGGCGACGGCGCGAGGCGAGGTGATCCTCGAAGAGGATGGGATGCTCGCCACCGATCCCGCGCGCCTTGCCTTCACCCTTCCACCACTCGTGGCCATTCGCGCAGGCAACCTGCTCGAACTCCAGCACAAGAACGTTGCCCTCGGTGTCGGTTACTGCCTGCGGCACCGCTTCGGTGACGCCCGTGTCTAGGCCGGGCTCGCCGCAATCCACGCATACCTCGGTGCGTGCTTGATCCTTCAGCAGCTTGTCGGCATATGCCTCTAGCTCCGCAGAGGAGTACCGCGTACCGGGCTCTAGGGTCTCCGGAACCTCAACATCCTGACGGCGACGCATCACAAGGTCACTCCCGTGACGCTTGCTGTAGGCTTCCTCGCGTCTGATGAGTGCCGCGTAACCCGAGCGGACGCTGAAGAGTCCACTTCCTCCAACGTCGTAGCCTGCGGAGCCCCACATTCGATCTTCATTCCCTCTGAGAAGTAGTCCTCGGCTAGCTGTCGCATCGCCGCATCCACGTACTGTCCAACCGAGACGGTGGTGATGCCCATCTCCTCGGCAACCTCGCGCTGGAGCTTGTCCAGAATCACGTTGTGAAAGACGGCCTCCCGCTTACGGTCAGACAGCGTGCTGAGGCCCCGATGGAGGTCCCAGAACGAGAGCGTCACGTGCGCCTTGCCGGTTGTTGTCTCGCCATCGAGGTCATAGAGCCAGTAACCGTAGTCGATGACGCCGTTATCGGAGATCACCGACGACGCCGACTTTCCGTCAGCAGAGCCGCCAGTGGGTGCGCTCACTACGTCGCGGAACTCCAGGTAGTGGCGATACACCTCACGCAGCACACGATGGAGCGGCGTGGGCTCGACGTGCTTGCCCTTCTTGAGCAGTTCCGCCTTGACGATCCGCCGTTCCTTGCCCGTAAGCTGTGACTTCCACTTGCCCTCGGTGAACTTGCCGATCGGCGGTACCCACACGTCCTGTTCCGTGACTTCGAACCTGGTCATGCCTTGTACCCCAGCGCCACGAGAGCCGTTGCGCAGGCATCGCTCTCGTCCATCCATTCCTTCTTGGTCCACAGGTGGTGCTTCATGTCCTTCAATTCGGGGATAAGGGCGTACACGCCGTTGCGTACGCCTACCTTGGTCGCCTCGCTGTCACCTGCGATTGCCTTCTTGATGGATGTGGCGCCGAATTGCTTGATCTGGATGTTTCGGGCCGCTGCCATCGTGTGAAGCGCGGTGATTGCCGTTGCGGCCAACTGACCCTGAACCCCGTTCGACTTGAACGCTCGGCCTGTAGCAGGCGGGATGATCTCGTTGGCCACAAAGTCGGGCGTGTATGTGTCGAGGAATGGTCCGCTTGCGAGCGCCCAGTACTCGATCAGCCGCAACCTGTACGGCTGATACTTCTCATTATCGGCACGTTCACGGTCAAGTCCTGCGATACCTGACGCGATCCACGTGGCCTGCTGTCCCTTCCCTCCCTCGATCACGGCCCACCCCATACGGGCCGCCCCCGGATCGAGGGCAAGTACTCTCACGTCACATCGCACTCACACAGGACCGTGAAGCCGCAGGTGCTGCACACCTCTCCGAGTCCATCGCAGACGTAGCACGCTTGGCCGACCTCGTCGCGGCCAGCGCCTTCACACTCCGGGCATTCGATCACTTGTTGTGTCCTCGCAGGGGTAGGGGGAACTCTTCGTCGGCAGGAGGCTGGACACCGTCCATGACGCACTCAGCCACGAGTTCCCACTTCTGGTAGAGCGCGTCAATGAGTGGCTGGTTGCGTTCGTACGTGAACTCTTTGAACTCGTGTGGTGACCCCTTATCAATGCAGACGATGAAGGCGGTCTCGGAGTCGGTCCAGTCCATGTAGATGTTCAACTGGCACTCCCACTTGTCTGCCGTCCACGTGGGAGCATCCTGCTTCTTGAAGTCCATGGAGTTCATCGTCTTGAAGTCCACGACGGCCTCTCCATGTCCCGGCACGGCGTAGTTCGCTACGTCGATAGAGCCAGTGACCCAGTGCCAAGCGGCCCATGGAACATCTCCGACGTGCTGGAAGTGGCGCCGCGCCAGGTCTCCCCATCCGACCATCCCTCGACGCTCGATACTGCTGCGCTCGACCATCTCGGCGCGTACCATCACCTCCTGGAGGTACGCGTGCCAGAAGTGGCCGACCTGGAACGTCTTGCGGAGAGGCACGCCGATCGGGCGGTGTTCCCCCTCGCCGGTAGCCTTCAGGTAGAGGTCCAGCAGCGAGGGCGTGCAGTCTCCAGAGGGATGCCAGGCATCGTCACCGGCCTTCGCGCCGAACTCGGCGGACCACTCGAATTCGCCCAACGTGTCGATCGCGCGCTCGATGTGGGGCACCACCTTGAACTGGCGGGCGATGTTCTTGACCCAGTCACGCTGCGGGCCGAGCTTGAGCGCCATCAGGCCAGGTCCCCGTAGCGCCACGCTGCGTCGACAAGCTCGACGTCGTCTCCGACGCGGCGGACCACGAGGTCCACCCAACCCTGTGAGTTCGCGAGCACCGAGCCAGGGCTGAAGAATCGGTAGGCGAGTAACGGCTCGCGGCCCTCGGAGTGAGCCTCCTCCGCGATCTTCTCGAACGTGGACAGCATCGTGGACTTGGCGGGCTTGGTCGGCCTACCGGTGAGCTTGCACTCGATCAGGTAGTGCTCGGTCCGCACGTCGCCCTGATCGTTGTCGGCCCCGCCGGAGGACGGCGAACGCCGTCCTCCGTATTGCGAGGCAATCCATTCCTCGTGCTCGACCGAGAGTGCCTTGGAGCTACCTCGTGTTGCCATCTCTTGCCTTACTCGTCCATGCTCTCGGCAGCCTCAGGCACATGCGTCAGATCGCGCATCTTCCGAAGTACGCCCTTGCGAATCTCCGGGACGGCATCCGGGTTACCCGCGATGAACTCCGCGACCCCCTTCTTTCCCTGTAGTCGCCCCTCCGGGAAGAGTCCATGGCGATACCACGCGCCCGCCTTCTCGATCACACCGGTCATGACGCCCGTCGCGATCACGTCCGCCGCTACGTCGATCCCGAACGGGAACCCCGGCCACTCCTTCTCGTAGAAGTCGAACTGTGCCCTCGCGTTAGTGCCCTCGGCCAGCTTGTTACGGATGGCAATGGCCCTCACCGTACGACCGATCTGCACGTCCTCGCCATCAATCTTTACGGTGTAGCGATTGTTGACCGGCTTCATCTGGAGGATGGTTGCGCACGAGTGCTCCAAGGCGTTGCCGCCTGGCGGCTTCACCAGGCCCTGAACGTTCCCCTGCATCACGTCGCGTACCTGGTTGAGGTAGATGAACGTCTTCTTGTTCTTCCAGATCGGCATGAGCAGCCGCTTGGCGCCGTCTGTGATTAGCTTTGATTGACCGCCGACGCGTGACTTCAGTTCGTCCGCGTCTCGCTCGGCGTCAGTGACGACGGCCCCGATGGAGTCGAAGATGATGTGATCGATGAGGTCGTCGTTGCACCACTCCAGCGCGATCTCGAACGCCTCCTCCCCCGTGTTGGGGCGAGCGACAACCACGCTTTCAGGGTCTACACCATGCTTGCGCATCCACTTCTCATCGACGCCCGGCTCAAGCGCGATGATGCCGCAGAGCTTGTCTACTCGCTGTGCCTCTCGGATGGATGCGAGGCCGAGCGACGACGACTTGCCGATGTCACGCGGGCCGAAGATCATGTGCGGATGGCCCTCCGTCCATCCACCGGTCCCGAGCTTGTAGTCAAGCGCCAGTACGCCCGTGGATGTTACCCCGAAGTCATAGCTCACGTTGGCTACGTCGGCGGCCTTGTGACCGTACTTCTGCGTAAGGCGGGCGGCCTCCTTGACCGCCGCCGCCTTCTTCTTATCGTTCATGTATGTTCCTAGTCGAGCTTGATGGCGTCCACGAAGCTGACGCCGCGTTCGGTCTTACGTACGGTGAAGCAACCCGGCGTACGCTCGTTCCAGAGAAACCGATACGATCGCCAGTCGTTGGGGAAGACGACGAACTCGCACTCGTGACCCTCCCATTCGATGGTCACGATGCCCATCGCCTTGCCATCTCTCTTAGTCGTCTTCTCTTCGATTGCACTGATGACGCCGGGCACGGATACCTGCAATCCCGCCTCGGGCTGGTCTTCGAGGAGCAGGTAACCATCCTCCGGCTCGTCGCCCCGTAGGTAGGCGTCGATCTCGTCGCCGTTCCGGGCGAAGACGCGCGCGCAGTCGTCGGAGAGGATCACGCTGAGCAGTTCCTTCTCCAGCTTCTGCTTTTCAAGCAGGGTTACGTCGCGGTCGGTGTAGTTGTCGAAGGCGCCCGCCTGGTACAGAGCAGCGATCTGATTCGAGCGGAGCGTCTGCTTGGGGCTCTTCTTCTTGAAGGAGGTGCCGCTCTCCTTGGCCACGTCGCGCGCTTCCTTCCACGCGCCCTCCTCGGCCTCCAGGGCGTCGGTCAGTGCCTCGGGGGTCGTTACGTCATACAGGTGAGACAACTCGCGGACGTACCTCGCCGCTCCCTTGCCGACGCCCTTGACGTTGGACAGGCCGAAGTAGATATGTGACCCCTTGACGGCGATGTCTGCCTCGGATTCGAGTACGTCCGGCGTGAGCACCGCGATGCCCATGCGCCGCCCCTCACCGATGAACCCTGCCGTCTTCGCTGCCTTCTTCGGGTCGTCACCGATCGTTCGGATAGACGCCATGATGAACTCGGCGGGGTAGTAATACTTCGCGTATAGCGTGCGGAACGCGATGATCGCGTAGGCCACGGCGTGAGCCTTGTTGAAGCTGTACTTTGCGAAGTCCGCGATGATGTTGATGATCTGCTTCGCGAGGCTTTCGCCCAGCAGCTTTCCCGCGACTTCGAGGTAGCCCTTGCCCTCCCATTCACCCTCGCCGTGGATGAGGCGCTGCATCTCTTCGGGCGACTTCTTGCCGAGCATCTTGCGCACCGCGTCGGCGTCACCGAGGTCGTACCCCAGGTCGGAGAAGAATCGAATGATCTGCTCCTGATAGAGGAACCATCCGTATGTGCCCCCGAGGTTCTCCGCGAGAATTGGGATGTTGCGGCCGTCGAACTCGTCGTCTACGCCTCCGCGACTACGTGTGATGAATGAGTCGGGGGCGCCCGAGCGGATCGGCCCTGGACGGTTCAGCGCGACGAGTGCGGAGAGGTGTTCAATTGACTGGGGACGAAGCTCCTGAGCCAGCCACGCGGCGTATCCGTCCTCGATCTGGAAGACACCTCGGGAGAGCTTGGCCCACAGCATCTGCCACATCTCGATAGGGTGTGTCAGCTTGTCGAGGCCAGACCACCTGATGCCGTGCTTCTTCTCCAGCCTCTGGAGCACGGTCATCTTCTTCAGGATGTCCTGCCGTGTCTCCTCGTCGGCACCCTCGAATGCAGCGATGATCTGGTCGTCCCAGTCCGAGAGGGTGTCCAGGTTGCGGAGTCCGAGCAAGTCGTGCTTGACGAACATCCGCTTGTCCACGTCCCCCATCGGGAAGCACGTGACGCGTTCCTCCTGGGAGCGGTTGTACATGCACGGAAGCTCGTCACAGAGGTCCACATCGGACACGACGACGCCGGACGGATGTACTCCGTAACCCGAAACGCGGGAGCAAGCGGCCTCGACAAGCTCGATCCATCGGAGCACGACGCCCTGGCGGTCGTCCTCCAGTGAGGTAACCCACTCGATGATCTCCTGGCCCACAGAGCGCATGACGTAGATCGTCTTGCCGGGGTCACTCTCGGCCGCCCATCCGATGGAGTCGGGGCCGAGGATGTCGATGTCGGGGACGCCGTCGATGATCTTCTTCAGCGCCTCCTTCTCTTCCCAGGTGACCTCCGCGACCTTCCACGTCTTGTCGCAGGCGGCCTTCGGCTTCAGCCGGGTGATCGTGCCGATGGTCCGCACACGATCGTGCCCCCATCTATCCTTGAGGTAGTCGCGTACCTTCTTGCGATCGGCTTTGGGGAAGTCCTGGTCGATGTCGGGGAAGCCCTTGGCTCGACCGGCGTTCCAGAAGCGCTCGAAGATGAGGCCGTAGTGCAGGGGGTCAACGTCGGTGATCCCGAGCGCGTAGGCGACGATGGAGCCTGCCGCCGAACCTCGCCCCGGCCCACGCTGGATGTTCGTCGCGTTGCAGAACTCGCACATGTCCCACGCCTGGAGGAAGTAGTGCGTCAGGCCGCCTGTGAGCCCCGTGTCGGCGCTCAGGAAGACCTCGCACTCGCGATAGGCCCGATCCCACGCCTCGTCGTTGTCGAGCCCGTAGCGCTCCGTGATGCCCACCGCCACGAGTTCGAGGAACAGTTCGGCGGCCGACATCTCCCGGCGCTTGTCGTCCTTCGTGAGCCACGGGCACTCGCTCGGGAAGAACGGCGCCAGGTGACGCTTGACCCCCGGTAGCCGCGCGTTGCACTTCTCTGCGATCAGCGCGGAGTTGGCGATGGCCTCGTCCACGACGCTCTCGGGGAGGTAGGAGAGGTTTGCCCGGATCTCCTCCTCGGTCTGGATATACAGCACCTGCGGGTGCCACATCTTGCGGTCCTCGGGCGATGTATAGATCGAGTCGCCAGAGGTCATGGCCACGTAGGCATCATGTGTCTCGTACTGCTCCGGCGAGGCGAAGTGGGCATCCGTGGCGTATACGAACGGCACGCCCTTCTCCTGCCCCATCTGCACCAGGCACGAGTTCAGGTACTCGTGCTCTTCACCCGGGTAGGTGTGAAGCTCGATGTAGAAGTTGTCCCCAAAGACTTCGAGGTACTGGTTGAGCAGAGCGTACGGGTCGTTCTTTTCCTTCATGATCGCCTGCCCGATGGGAGAGGCGATACACGCGGAAGTCGCAAAGACTCCCTCGCGGAACTTGCGTAGGATGGGGAAGGTGACGCGGCCGACGTACCGGTAGTTGTCTGGGTGTGACGCTGCGTCCACCATGCGCCAGACGTTTCGCAGTCCCTCGTCGGTCATGGCGCCGACGATGAAGTGCCCGTTGTCGCGCTCGTTCTTCGCCCACTCCACGTTGCCGTACTTCAGCCCGTGGTAAAGCTCCACGCCGAAGATCGGCTTGAGGTCGTGCGCCCTCATCACCTTGTCGAACTCCAGGTGACCGGCGACGGTGCCGTGGTCTGTGATGCCGACTGCGGTGCACCCGATGCACTGGCAGCGCTGCGCGATCTCCAGAGGAGTCGCCAGACCGTCCAGCGCGGAGTACTCCGTGTGGTTATGCAGTGGAGCGATCACGCAACTACCTCGTAAAGTTCGTCAACCGGACGCAATGCCTCGTGGGGCACAAACCAGGCAGCCGCGCGCCCTCCATGCGTCTTACGCCACTCATCGTGGGCCTTGGCGATCCCGCCAAATGTCCACCCCACCACGACATACTCCGGACTGACGCCCGTGACGAGGACAAACACGTCATCGTCGCGGTCCTTCTCGCGGATTATCAACTCGTAGTCGTGACGGCTTCGTGTCCGTACCTGAATCTGGCCAACGTCGCCCCCTTCACCGAAGGTGTTGACGCTGCCGCTCCAGTACACGTTGAGGCACTTCGCGAACGCGAGTTCACCGGCAGCACCTTCGATATGTAGATTCCAGCCGCCCTTCTCCGCGCCGTAGCGATCCGGCAGGCCCTTGGCGACCGACTCGATGTGACGCTGGCAACCCACGTAGGCGGCCTGCGCTAGCTCGTACGGTTCGAGATCAACTGCGTACGCCGTCATCTCCTGAAGACTCATCGCTGTCCCTTCCGTGCTTCACCTGCGAGGACATCGCAGCGCTCGTTGAAGTGCTCTCCCTCGTGACCCTTCACGTGCTCGAACTCCACATACGAGTGTCCGAGCAGCGCCGTGTCCAACAGCCACCAGAGGTCCGTGTTCTTCTTGCGCGAGCGCGACGGGTCTTGACACCCGAGCACCACGTATTGGGAGTCGGACCGCACCAGCACCTCGCACTCGCCGTAATCGGCCGCCAGACGCAGGAGTCCGCGAATGACGGCCGTCATCTCCATGCGGTTATTGGTCGCGTCCGTCTCGGCGCCCCAACCTTCGGTCTGGTTACCGAAGGCGTCGGCGGCAACGTACGCCCACCCGCCGGACTTATCCTTGTAGTTCGAGGATCCGTCCGTGTAGAGGGCCACGCCCTCAGATGTGTCGAGCATCAGTAGTCGAATTGCCTCACGAAGAGGCCAAAGAGAACGCCTGTAAGGAAGGGACCGGCGTGCTCGCTGATCTCCCCCGCGCGCTGGTACAGGAGGTCGACGTTCGTCACGCCGACCCCCTCCCACACTGTCTCCAGGGTTTCGCTACGCTCGCCTTTCGGGCGGGTGAAGTTGACCCTCATCAGTGCCTCTACGCGCTGCGTGGCGTACTCGATGGCCTCATCAGAGACTCGCATCGAATTAGGCGGGCTGCGCGATCTTGTCCTTCAGGCGGGCGAAGCGCTCTGCGTTAGTCTCCTCGGGAGCCTCGGCCGTCTCGGACGCCTCGGGTGCCTCGGACGCCGGAGCGCTCACGCGACGAGATGCCCGCTGCGGGCGCTCGCGCGGAGCCGCCTTCTTGCTGCCCCCGCCGAACTTCTGCGTGATCTCCTCGATCGGATTCACAAGCTCGTCGTAACGCTCCTTGTCCGCAAGCTCCTCAAGGCGCTTGTCGAGCAGGGCCGCTGCAATGACCGAGGCCGCCTCGCCGTCGTCCTCGGGAAGCTTGCTGACAAAGGCGGTGATCTCCTCGGCGTTGCCCAGGTAGGAGACGCCGTCGATGTGGTTGACGAGCGCGGACAGATCGACCGGGAGGTTTTCCAGTGCGATGAAGTCATACGCCGTGTCGGCGTTCTTGCCGCGACGGACGATCTGCATCGGGGTTTCCTCGATCGGACCCCGCGAGGCGTCATAGGAGGACAGCCAGCCAAAGAAGTTCTGCGCGGCCTGGACCACGAGCCCGACCTTCGGCTGCGTCACCTCTACCTCACCGTTATCCGTCTTGCGGGTGTAGGTATCGGTTGCCACGGAGAAGCCGACTGCCTTCGTGCGGCCCTTGACCATCTCGGTGATCGGCTCAAGCTCGACGGCGACGGCAATCTGCCGCGTCTTCGGCTTGACGCCTAGTCGGTCCTCAAGCTCGTCATAGGACTCGCCAATAGCGGGGTCCTTACGAGAGATGAACTTCTCATAGCGAGTGTAGGTCTCGCCGTTTGCCTTCTCGCCAGTGCCTACCGGGATCCAGTCGTGGTACTGGATGGTCGGGATCTCCTCCACCGCCGTCAGGAACAGGACGTGCTTCTCCTCCTTGTCCTCGCGCCACTGAATCTCGGGCACGAATGCGCGGAAGTTGCCTCCGGCCTTCGAAGTGGCGGCCTGCTCGATGGCCGCTGCGCCGCGCCTAAAGTTAGGCATGGATACTGCTCCTTTACTCTGGTGATTTCTAAGGCTTGGACCTCGGAAGAGGTACTTGCAGCCCGTGACTTACGTAGTCGGCCAGTGCCTACTTGACCTTGCTCGTGACCTGAATGAACCGGAGGCGTTCGGCCTCGGTAAGGTCACGAGCGGAAGTCTTGCCCATCTCGCGAAGGGCGTCACCCGCCTGGCGATGCTCGTCAGGGGTGAGGACTTCGGTCTTCTCGGTGCCGGTGTACTTACGCATCTGTCTTCCAGTTACGTGTGCGGAAGAACTAGGAAATTCGTTCCGCTGCGCGCAGCAGGGAGTCGATGTCCTCACCGTTCTCGTTGAAGCGGTCCAGGAGGTCCCACTTCTCCCCGGTGTCCCATTCGGGTAGGACCACCGAGAGCGGGATGAAGCCGTCCAGGTAGTCCGCCGTAGCGACGCACGAGCGCAGCCCGGCGCCGTCGTTGTCGGGTGCGAGGATCACGCCCTGCTGGTAGCGACGGAGGAGCTTCAACTGCTCCGTCGTCACGGTGCCCCCGAAAGTCGCCACGGCGGGCCAGCCGATTCCGGCCAGGAAGATGGCGGTCGGTACGGACTCCACGATGACCACGGGGAGCGGCCCAGAGGGGCCTCCACGCGGCTTGTAGAGGGTCGTGCGCTTCGGGAAGTCCGGCGTGTTGGTGTACTTCGAGCACCACTTCGGCCGGTCGTCCTCCAGCCAGCGGTGTTGCCACCCCACGAGCCGCTCCCCGACGTAGTGCGGGAAGATGACGCACGGACCTTCGTAGAGGTCGTCCAGCGGCACGCCGGTCTTCGAGTCTCGCGGAGGATGCTTGATCGCGCTCGGCGCGTAGCACACATGCGCGGCCCGCAGCGCGTCCCTGGCGATGTTCCTCGGCTTCCCGTCGAGTACCCCGAGGTTCCAGTCCTCCAGGCCACGCCCCTGGTCCTCCCACTTGCGGAGGATGTTGGCGTTGTAGTAGGGAAGGGTCTCATCCTGCTTCCTACTCGGAGTCAACTGCGCGAGGAGGCTGTCGATCTCGTCCAGGAACCGCTCATCGGACACTTCTCTGTTCTCGTCGGCGTACTGGATGAGCCAGTCCGTCGCTTCGTCGGGGTCGAGGTCGAGCATGGCCATCGTGAGTGAGAGCAGTGACCCTCCCCCGCAGACCCAGCAGTTGTAGACCTTGCGCCCAGGGTTCAGGGCGAACTTGCCCGTGGTGTCCCCGTTGCTATGGAGACTCCATGGGTCAGGGCACTGCCCGACGTACTCGGGCTCGCCATGCTTATTCCTACCCTCCTCGCGCTCCTCCAGGATCCCAAGCGCGAGGATGACTTCCTCTACGTCAATCCGGCTCGCGAAGTCCTTGTAGCGATGAACGCGCTTCGTCACGTCAGGCGCTCCGCGAGCGCTACGAGCTTGCCCACCATGAACGTTCCCCACCAGACCACGACGGGGTCAGGGTGCATCTGCATCTGGTACCGCAAGTTCTTCAGCGCTTCGAGCCGAGTCATGCCGCTAGCTCGTAGTTGTGCTCGTCGCGGATGGTCTTTCGGTACTGGAGCCACCCGTAGAAATTGCCCCGCCACTCCTGCCCCGGAAGGGTGAACACCTGTCCGGTGTGGTAGACGTGCTTGATCCACTTCGGGCCGGTCAGCGCAACCGGTGTCGCGACGTGTTCGAACGGGGACATATGCCCGTCACTCTCAAGCTGATTGGCGAGGTGTACGTCGGCGTTGAGATCGCGGTGGCCACGGTGATTCAGGTACGAAACGCGAGCGCACCGCCCGGCTGATACCTTGGCCAGCACCTGGAAGTTGTCCCCTACGTCCATCCGGTCTTCGAGCCGGATGTACGGCAGGTGGGGCTCCCCGAGCGCGAGGTAATCGGGGTCCGCCGGGTACATCGCGTCGTACATCAGGTTGGCGATCTTCTGCACCTCGGGACGTGCGTTCTCTGCGCGCCGGAGTGCGTAGAAGTTGTCCCATTCGGTGGCCGTGATGATGCCTGTGATCCACGTCAAATCCTGGAGCAGGAAGTTCACCTGCGCCTTCGCGATCTCCAACTCGATCATCTGGTCCGCGACGTTGAGCGTGTGGTCGATGTGTTCTTCCCACAGTTCGCGTGCGCGCAGTTCCTGCTCTTCAGGCAGTGCCTGCCCCTGCCCCATGCCTGTCACGCGGCTATCGAACGTCTCGGGGATAAACGGATCGTCCTCGATGTTCGCGATCACCTTCTCCGGCGGGAAGGCACGAAAGGACTTGAAGCTACGGGAGAACATCCGGTGCGTCATGATGTCCTTGTGGATGGCGTGCGGGTACTCCACCTCAAGGGTGGTTAGTCGCACGCCATCGGGCGACATCGAATCTGCGATTACCTCTGCGCGGTACATTACTCGTCCACGTCCTCGATCTCGCCCTTCATCTCAATGCGGCATCCGCGTGAAAGCTGGACGCCGAGTTCCCATGAGGCGTGTCCGTAGTTGCGCGACGCGAGCGTGCCTAGCTCCACTACGTTCGAGCGCCGCATGTCCTTGTTTGCCCATAGACCGAGGGAGAGCGTTGCTACCTCCTCGATCGCAGATGAGCCCTTCGCCTGCTGCATCTCCGGCATCGCCGTCGCGCTCATCACGGAACGGTTGAACTGGTGGACCACGAAGACCGGGATGAGGTCTGACCAATTCCGGAGGTCGTTCACTACCTCGAAGTAGTCCGCCGTCGAGTTCTGTGCCCCGATCGAGTTACCCTTGCGATTCTCGATGTACTGAAGCTGATCTACGATGATGCAGTCAGCGCCGGAATCAAGTGCCTTGTCTACTAGCTGAGCGACCGAGCGCGAGCCCTGGTTGGGCTTGTCCATGCGGAAGTTGCCCATCTCGTCCAGGGTCTTGGCGGCGCTCTCTACCTTCCGTAGCTCATCGGGCATGAGGCTACGCTTGAGGTACTTCCAGTACGGCACGTCGGCCGCCATGCACGCGAGACGCCAGTAGGACTCCAGCGACGGTAGCTCCAGCGAGTAGAGGTACGGGTTGAAGCCCTTCTCTACGTTCGCCAGCACGGTGTTGATCGTCACCCACGACTTGTAAGTCTTCGGCGGCGCGATGAGGAATGTCACGCCTACCTGGCCGTGAAAGTGATCGTCAAGCTCGTCGTAGCCCAGGGACGGCCCCTTGCCACGCAGGACTGCCTTGTCATACTCCTGGCGAGCGCGCGGAAAGTCGTAGCGGCCGTAGACCTCGCCTCGTTGCACGGTGAGGTCAAGAAGCTCGCGCGACTTCTGAGACATCGCGCGAGCGACTTCCATAGGCTCGGTGATCGCAAGCTCGGAAATCTCACGGATAGCCTTCTTGCCCTCCGACCGGAGGTAGCGAGTCCGCAGGCGCAGGATGAGATCGTTGATCTGCGTCTCCGGCGTGTCCAGCGTGATGTCCGCGAACTCGTCTTCGAGAACGGACGGAGTAGCAGCCTCGCCGTAATCGCGAACGTGCTGCATCTGCCACTTGAAGACCCTCTTCGCGAGCGGATCGAAGATGACCGCCGCCTTCACCTGCTCAGCCTGGAGCTTGCCTACCGAGTCCGGGTAGGCGAGGTGGTTGATGAGGTCTAGATCGATGTCTAGCTCGTAGATGGTCTGTTCAGTCAAGTGATCGGCCTTACTTCGTCGTTCAGCACGAGGTCTAGGTTCTGAGCCGCGATCCACGACATGCGCGCGTCTTGACCCGTCAGGTCAAGACGGATGTGCTTCGCACTCATGAGCGAGTAGACGCGGGGGTAGTGCGTCCGAAGCTCATCCTCGGTTAGGTTCGTAGTAGTGATAATCGGCAGGTTGAAGTTCGTCCTATGCCGCACAAGCTCTTCGAAGCGGTCCCCGAACCACGCCTGCCTCTCAGTGCGCGGCGGACGAAGCTCATCCACCACAAGGACGGTCACGCGACGCATGCGCTCCATGCGCTCCCTGGACTCGTCGTCATCGCGGATAACGGTCGAGAGGAATTCCAGGAAGGGCACGAACAGCACCTGCACCCCCTTCTTGATGAGTTCCTTCGCGACGTAGGTAGCGGCGAATGTCTTGCCTACTCCCAGGGCCTCGCCGCCGAACTCGATGCCCATCCCATTCCGGCGAATGGCATCCCACTTCCCCAGGTAGAGTTCAACGTCCCTTTTCACCGCGTCGTTGCGGTAGTCGGCCCAGTCCAGGCGCATATACTGCTCCCCGATACCTGCGAGGAGGTAGTGCTTGCGAAGCTGAATCTGCGTCTCGCAGTCGCACTCGTACACCTCCCCCATGTACTTGTAGGTCCCGTATTCGCGACCCTCAGCCTCGGCCGTGCCGTCTGCGTATGCGACACGGACCTTCTCCGGGTTCGACCCGCACGTGGGACAGCGCGAGAGGGGGACGCCCGACATCCGCGCTAGCTCTACGGCGCGGTCGTACTCGGCGTCACTCCGCAGGCGGGGCAGATTCATGGATGACGTTGAGAGCGTGAGCAAGGTTCTCCTCGAAGGACGGGCGGTCGAGCGTGATGTGCGGGATGTCGAAGAGCCTCAGCGAGACGGGAAGATTGCTGCGCACTTCCTCATCGAAGCCGATCCCGAACGTCTGCGTGTGCTCCGGCAGCGGCAGGTAGAACGTGAAGTCGTATGTCACGAGGTCGTTGACCATGCACCCCGCGAGTGCGAGCGAAGCCAGGTGACGGCGCTGCCAGCCGGGCTCGTCAGGGAACAGCGTGGCTTCGCACGCCATGTATGTCGCCGTGTCCGCCATCGTCCCGCAGACGATGAAGTCGTCTCCCATGCGGCGTTCGGACTGCAACCGCGAGAGCGCGATGCCGAGGTTGACGATGTACGTGGCATCTTCTCCGATGGCAAAGTCAGAGGTAGTCGAGTACCCCTCTGCGTACTCGTCAATGACGCCCACTGTCCGGTCGTCAGTATCGAGCGCGTTGGCCAGCGCCTGCGCCAGACGTGTCTTGCCGGAGCCCGGCGGCCCCACAAGTCCAATCTTCAAGTCTTATCCTTCTCTAGTAGTTCGAGCAGCGTGAGGCTCGCCAGGACGAGCTTCAGCCGGTCGCAGGAGATGCGGCCGAGGTCATATGCGGCGTGCGCGATCTCTCGCACCTGCCCCGCCGACATCTTGCGGTCGCCGGAGGGGTCACGCGGGATCGTCACCAGACCCTGTCGGTCCCAGCCCCGGAGGGTGACGGCGCTCTTGCCCAGGAAGAGGCCGAGGTCGGTGACGGTGAAGACGAAGCCCTCAGTCAGCGAGGGCGGCAAGCTCTTCCTCCGTGGCCTCGCGCGGGGCCGCGAGCTTCACGACGGGCTTGCCTCGGTAGATGTAGGGCTGGAGGGCCGCGAGGTTGTCCGCGTGCAGCGAGTCGAGCGGGCGCAGCGTGGTGCCGCCCCAGGGGAACTCGAAGACCAACTGCTCGTACAGGAGCACGTTCTCCTTGGCCAGGCGCTCATCATCCACGAGAAATGGCCCGTCCTGCACCTGCTTGGTGTAGACCGTGCCGTCCTCCGCGTTCACGTAGCTCATGGGCTTGAACTCGGGGCGCTCAATCAGGATCGCCTCGTACTCGTAGCCGTCCCTTCCTGCCGGGAGCCCCACGCGGATGGCGTCCACCTTGTGACGAGGGTGGTACTTCTCCAGGCGGTCCGTCGCCTCGACGCCGTTGGCTGCCACCGTTTCGACCAGTACCTCGGCCAGGCCGCTCTCGGCCGCGAGGTCGGTCATGCGCTCGAAGAACTCGTCCCTCCGGGTGTTCTTGGCCTTCTCGTGGAGCTTCCATCCCTCATAGGCCCTGCCCAGGGCAGCGGTCGATTCGTCAAGCGTCAAGCTGGTCATCCTCCCTCAGGGGCCGTAAGGCCCATTCCGTGTCTTCACCGCAGGAGGGGCAGACCATCGTGGCCCGCTGTGCCCTCGTCTGCTGATGCGCCTGAATCCCCATCTCGGTCCACCCGCACCACAACTGCATGGCGATGACCTGGTGGTTGCACGCGCCGCGATACTCGTAACCGGTGCACTCGCAGATGTTCTCGTCAGTGGTCCCGAATGGGCAGACCAAGACCGTGTACCGAATGTCAGGGTCAGTCTGCGACGGGACGTGCACGGGAACCCACGGAGCACGCGAACGGCAGCGTTGATAGGCAGCTAGGTCCATCGTGGATCCCTAATCGGCCGCTGCGCGAGCGAACTCCTACAGAACGCAGAAGACCCGCCAAGGCGGGTCTTCTGATACATCCTGGAGTGGCCGAGCCTTACTCGGCTTCGTCGGACGTGCCGAAGGGGTGGATGCCGAAGACACCCACGGCCACGAGTACGGCGTCCACGATCGCCTTGATGGAGTCGCTGTCGCCCGGGACCAGGAGTCCCTTCGCAACGGCAAGCGCTAGTCCGGCTGCGATTACGCCCTTGACTGCCTCGGTCTTCTTCATCGAGTCGTTCCTTTTGGGGTTGGGGCTTGTCACCCGTTACCCAACGGCACCGTCACCATATGGAGCGCTGGGACCCGGTGGCAGCGCCGGAAGCTCATCGGAGAACTCCTCACATGCTCTATCAAGCGCAGCACTGAGCACCTTCTGTCCTTGAGGATCACGATGCACCACGCGAAGTGTGAGCAGCAGAGCGTCGTTGTCTGCCCTTAGCTCCCGTATCTCGCGCCTGTAGGCGTCCTCTATGCGGGTCAACTCGGGCACGAGTTCGGGACACTTCTCCGACGCGACGAGCAGAATTCCGCTCGTAGCCCCTTCGAGCCCCCTGCGTACCGGATTCATGGTGCCTCGCTGGTGGTCAGCTAGGAGATTAGAGTTGGTGCTGATTGTCTCGTATCTTCCCTTCGCCTGCACCCACGCGATCGGCCGCCCTTCGTACCCCGGCTCTCTGGTCCGCCGGAGAATCGTGGCCACCCGCGTTTCCGGGTACCTAGGGTAGTCGAGGAACATGGCCATCTCCTCGGCAAGCTCACGTTTGGTGCACGGACGATTCGCGTGGTTCAGATTGTCCACGACCATCGCGGCGATACTGCCCTCCTTGCGCAAATCGAGGCGCGGACCTCTAGACATGACTCTCCCCTGCCTCGTGGAGAGACATGAGCACCCGCCTGACGATCTTGTGCGCTTCTCCTAGCTCGCCCGCCAGCCTCGCATCCACCTTGCCACGTGCACGAGCGATGGCGTCGATCGCCGCGACGACGGCGGTATAGGCGTCGTCACCCGAGGCTAGGGAGGCAAGCGCTCGCGTGCGATGCGCTTCGAAGGCGGCGCCGCGCCGCATCTGCGCGATCTTCTCCTCTTCCGCCTGGACGATCTCGTCAATCTCCTCCTCCGTCAGAGGGCGACGCGTGCGCTTGCTCTCCTCAGGGCCGGGGCGATGCGTCGCGATCACAGGCTCGTGCTCAGGTGCGCCAGGTGTGGCAACGGGAACTCCCGTCTCCTCACGCGGTCGAAGGCACGTCTCCGTAGTGTCCTCCACAGGCGGCGTCGGGTGCTCGGCTGGCGGGTCGAAACGCGTCGCTGACGACGTATTTGCTAGCCACTCGTCGGCCTGTCGCATGTATCTCTGCGCGACGACCGTCGAGCCCTCGAAGTTCTCCGCGAGCCACGGCAGCCATGCGCCGTGCTTCAACCGCCGCTTGCGCTCGATCAGCAGGATGCCGGTAACAGTCGCGTGCTGCTCGTAGGCCGCCTTGTGGGAACCCGCCGCAGCGTGGCCCTTACGAATCGAGTTGTCGAGCTTCCGATCGCTCCATGATCCGATGACAGCGGAGCTAGGTACTGCCTCTAGGGTCGTCATGAGCCTCCTTCAAGAACATAAGGTATGTGTCGGTACCTAGTCGGCACCCCGCCCAGGCACTGATGCGCGCACGCGCACAGTCTTCTAGTACCTCCTAATCCTCAGAGAGAGGCGCTACGCGCAGATAAATATCTGACCGAGTGCGCGCGTGTTATCGGCCCTTCAGTCATCAACCTGAGCTTCTACTTCAGGTCGCGAGTGGCCGACTATGTAACGAGCACGCTTATGACTGAAGAGAACGACATCGTTACCCTCCCAACCCTGTACCAGCAGCAGATCCACATGACGAAGTACTCGCGGTGGGTCGAACGCGAGGGTCGCCGGGAGTTCTGGCACGAGAGCATCGAGCGCTACATCTCCGCGATGGAGAAGCAGGCGCTGAAGATGGGGTACGCTCTAACCCCTGATGAGCGCTCCGCGCTCGCGGATGGAATGCTCGACCTCCGCTCCCTTGGTTCCATGAGGGCACTCATGACCGCCGGTCCTGCTCTGGAGCGGGATAACGTTGCGGGTTACAACTGCGCCTACCTCACCGTCTCGCGCGTTCAGGCGTTCGCTGAGGCCATGTACATCCTGATGTGCGGTACCGGCGTCGGGTTCTCGGTGGAGCGTCAGTACGTCAGCAAGCTCCCTGAGGTGCCGAACCTCTTCCCTTGTGATGACGTGATCGTGGTCGCGGACTCGAAGCAGGGCTGGGCGTCCGCCCTGAATCGTCTGCTGGCGGCTCTCTACGCGGGCAACATCCCGAACGTCGATACCTCGAAGGTACGCCCTGCCGGTGCTCGGCTGAAGACCTTCGGCGGCCGTGCGTCTGGTCCGGCTCCGCTGGAGGATCTGTTCCGGTACATCATCGAGACGTTCAGGGCAGCGCAGGGCCGCAAGCTCACCTCTATCGAGTGCCACGGCGTCATGTGCAAGGTGGGAGACATCGTGGTGGTGGGCGGTGTCCGTCGCTCGGCCCTGATCTCCCTCTCGAACCTCTCCGACGACCGCATGCGCAACGCGAAGGCCGGGCAGTGGTGGGATAGCCACCCCGAGTACGCGCTCGCCAACAACTCGGCCGTCTACGACGAGCGCCCCACGGCTGAACTCTTCATGGAGGAGTGGACCAGCCTCATCAAGTCCAAGTCAGGGGAACGCGGGATCGTCAACCGCGCCGGGATGCAGAAGATCGCTGCTCGGTCCGGGCGTCGTGACGCCTCCTTCGACTTCGGCACCAACCCGTGCTCGGAGATCATCCTCAGGGACCGGCAGTTCTGCAATCTGTCCGAGGTCGTGTGCCGGGCCGACGATACCTTCGAGACCCTGGCAGAGAAGGTACGCCTCGCGACCATCTTGGGCTGCATCCAGAGCACCTTCACCGACTTCCGCTTCCTCTCCCCCACGTGGAAGAAGAACTGCGAGGAAGAGCGTCTCCTGGGCGTCTCGATCACCGGCATCATGGACAACCTGGTCATGGCCGGGCGCAAGGGCAAGGCACTACTCCGGGACATCCTCGACGGCCTGAAGCAGGTGGCCATCGACACGGCCACCAACTGGGCATCCAAGCTCGGGATCAACGTCCCCACGGCGATCACGTGTGTGAAGCCCTCCGGGACCGTCTCGCAGCTTGTAGACGCGTCCTCGGGTATCCATCCGCGCTACGCGCCGTACTACGTGCGGACAAACCGCGCGAGCAAGAACGACCCCGTGGCCCAGTTCCTCGCCGCTAGCGGCGTGCCGGTCGAAGACGAGCTTCTGCACCCAGACAGCACGTTGGTCTTCAGCTACCCCATGCAGGCCCCCGAGGGCGCGATCACGCGGCACGACATGAGCGCCATCGAGCAGCTAGAGCTATGGCTGACGTACGCCGAGCACTGGTGCGAGCACAAGCCCTCGATCACGGTCTACGTACGCGACGACGAGTGGATGGAGGTCGGCGCCTTCGTCTTCAAGCACTTCGACCGCATGTCCGGCGTCTCGTTCCTCCCCCACTCCGACCATACATACCAGCAGGCGCCCTACCAGGACATCGACCAGGAGATGTACGTGCGCCTGGCCGAGGCCATGCCCGACAGCCTGTATTGGGACGCCCTCACATCGTTCGAGACGGAGGACGCCACGGAGGGAATGAAGGAGCTTGCCTGCGTAGCAGGGGCATGCGAGATCGCCTAGGATTCGAACCCGCCTTATAGTTTCTCCTTGACGAACGGTAGGCCCCGGGCTATAGTTCTCCGTCGTCGCCCTTCCACGCCGCCAGCCTTTAGACAATCTTTAGGCTGGCGGCACTGGAAACCGCCCCACACGCCTGGGGTAAGGGGTACAGAGAAGCAATGGCCTACTTCATTAGACATAACTCGCGTCGCGATCCGAAGGGTCAGACCCTGTCGTAGCCTCCTGCTACCCGCACATCGCGCGTACAGGAGGCCCGCCATTCGAGCGGGCCTTTTCTTTCTCTCGACATAGGAGTTCGCCCGGCCCCGGCCGATGACGTTCTCATGCAAGTCGTCCTCCTAGCTCAGCGGCAGAGCGCGCCCCTTCTAAGGGCATCGTCAAGGGTTCGAGTCCCTTGGAGGACACTCCGGTCTGAGACACCGGTACATATCAACGTCTCAACGCAGGGTAATCCTCCTGAGTGCAGCGGTGAAATACCGCATGGCCCCCAAGCCTAGCTGGGGTCTAGTTGCTCCGTGGTCGCGCCCGAATCAGTGAGCCTGCGTCATTCGCGCTCTATGGGGAACTGGAGTTCCCGACCGGCTGTAACCCGGTTGCAATTGCTGGCGAGGTTCGATTCCTTGAGGGCGCGCTAGCGACGAGGCCCCCTGGTTCATGGTTTGCACCTCCAGGTCCCTTCCCTCCCTCGGCCTCGTCGCTTATGCACCCGTGGTGGAACTGGCATACACGCTGGTCTTAGGAACCAGTGCCTTCGGGATTGAGAGTTCGAATCTCTCCGGGTGTACTTACGCGGTAACAGGGTGTAGCTCAGTCTGGCCAGAGCGCTCGCTTCGGGAGCGAGAAGTCGGAGGTTCGAATCCTCTCATCCTGATAGAAGTACCTGGTGGTGTAGCTCAGTTGGTTAGAGCGCTGCCCTGTCACGGCAGAGGTCGCGGGTTCGAGCCCCGTCACTACCGCTCCCAGGGGATTGGTGTAAAGGCGAACATCTCGGTCTCCAAAACCGAGGCTACGGGTTCGAGTCCTGTATCCCCTGCTATACCTCGCGCGGTTAGCTCAGTTGGGAGAGCGACCGGTTTACACCCGGTAGGTCGGCGGTTCGAGTCCGTCACCGCGCATCCGTACCCCTAGCTCAGTTGGGAGAGCACGTGCTTGACAGGCACGAGGTCACAGGTTCGAGCCCTGTGGGGTACATGGTTCGCAGCCGGAGACTTCGAGCGCTCCGGGTCCACCCGCGAAGGGTGGTCGGAGTGGCGAACCTCCTGGGGGCGAACATGGCTTCGACTCCGTGAGATGCAGTCCCGAGCAGTGCAGCGGTCGGCACACCTACCTGCCACAAGCCATAACTGGCGAGAACATCATCGCTTCCATGCCGTCCGAGGTCACTATGACCGTCGAGGACGAACTGGAAGCACTTCTAGCCGTAGCGTAACCTACGGCGCGGGCTCCCGGGGCCTAGGACCAGAACTCCGGGTGACGCCCTCCTAAACGGAGGGCCGGTTTCCTGCTCGACCGTATCGAGCAGGTGGTGGAGACACAGCTAGCCTGTGTCCTTAGATTGTGGATGGCCACCTACGGCCTAAGCTGCTGAAAGACTGGCGAGATACGCGCACGGAACACCCGGGTTCGACTCCCGGCGCCTCCACTAAGTCCCACCCGACCTGGATCGGTTACGAGCCAGGCGAAACCGCCTACCCGCAGACTGAAAGATCGGATACATGTCTGCGGTCAGGACCGATCTCCTCCGCACGGAGGACAGGCAAGCGGACAAGCCTTGGTGGGCAATCTTCGCCCCTGTAGCTCAACGGAAGAGCGAACCCCTCCTAAGGGTTAGGCTGGAGGTTCGAGTCCTCTCGGGGGCACTGGAAGGATGCTAGAGAGGCCGAATAGGCTCGCCTGCTAAGCGAGTGTGCCCTAACCGGGTACCGAGGGTTCGACTCCCTCTCCTTCCGTATCGGACCGTTGATGTCAACTGGATAACATACTTGGCTCTTACCCTTGCTATCCGGGTTCGAATCCCGGACGGTCCACCTACCAGCACCTAACTACTGGCCCGTAGTTCAGTGGCAGAACGCCCGACTGTTACTCGGGATGTCGGGGGTTCGAATCCTCCCGGGCCAGCTTATCTGTAGCGTGCAGGGCATTCGCTACTGCTAAACTGCTGCTTGTCCACACCCGGCGGGGTGACAGAGTGGCTTATGTGCGCGCCTGCAAAGCGCGTTACAGGGGTTCGATTCCCCTCCCCGCCTTACGGAAGTAGTCCGGCATGGACGAGGACACCGGTTTGAACCCGGCTGCGTGTGACAGCGTCGGGGGTTCGATTCCCTCTGCTTCCGCTTGGAGAGGTGCCGGAGTGGCTGAACGGCCCGTCCTGGAAAGACGGTAGACACGAAAGTGTCTCGGGAGTTCGAATCTCCCTCTCTCCGTCCGACTACGTTTGTGCATGGAGCAGATGGTGGTCATCGACCATCCCACGTACGACCGAATTCAGTTCCACGTGTGGGTCGAATGGGATACGCACGGAAGGATCGTGAGGATGCGCTGGTGGCGCGTCTATCTCGAAGATGGTGCAATCGCCAAGTGGGAATCGTTTGGCGACGACATGGGGCCTTAGCTCAGTTGGGAGAGCGCCTGCCTTGCAAGCAGGAGGTGAAGGGTTCGAACCCCTTAGGCTCCACTTCAGGTCACGAGGGGATCGCGAGACGCTAGCGGCGGTCCGGGATGTCCCATGACGCCGCTCAGACGAGGCTCCCCCTTTGCCTCGTGGCCTGACCTGGAGCGCTAGCTCATCGGTAGAGCACGCGGCTGAAACTCGCGGTGTACCCGGTTCGATTCCGGGGCGTTCCACTCTGCACTCATAGCTCAGTTTGGTTAGAGCGCCGCTCTGATAAGGCGGAGGTCCGAGGTTCAAATCCTCGTGGGTGCACTCGAAGTACCTGGGGCGGTAGGTTAGTGGTCAGACCGCTGGGTTTTCACCCCCGTAGCCGGAGTTCGATTCTCCGTCGCCCTATGCCCTCGTAGCCCAATTGGCAGAGGTAGCGGTTTCAAACACCGTTCATGTCTCGGTTCGAATCCGAGCGAGGGTACTTGCAGTTCACCCATGCGGGATGGAGCAGTCAGGTAGCTCGCTAGGCTCATAACCTGGAGGTCGGAGGTTCAAATCCTCCTCCCGCTATCAGCAGTAACCACTGGGGAGTGGTGTAACGGCAGCACGACGGGTTTTGGCCCCGTTAGTTGAGGTTCAAATCCTTGCTCCCCAGCTTCATGGCGGCCATAGTGTCAGCGGTTAGCACTCTGGACTGTGACTCCAGCAGCGACGGGTTCGAATCCCGCTGGTCGCCCTCCACCTGCCGCGTTCGTCTAGTGGACCAGGACGCCTGCCTCTCACGTAGGTAACACGGGTTCGATTCCCGTACGCGGCACTAACCAGTGAGGAACAATGTCACGCGCCCGTCCCATCACTCTCCCCACCGGGGACACCTGGTGGTACGACGCTTCGGCCAATGGCCGCAAGGCAACGCACGAGCAGCTTGAACTCCTCACCACGGTGACGGGGATCGAGCTTGACGACTTGCTCGATACGCACCCGACGCAAGGGCAAATCGTGGAGGCTCTGCGTGATGCCCTAGACCAGGGTACTCCCCCGGCCGAGATCGTAGAGCGCAGGAACGCCTACAGAGCGCTGAGACAGGTTCAGCCTGAATGTCGCTGCTGCGGCCGTCCTGGGGACTCCACGAGGCACCACTACGTCAACCGTTGGATGATGCGGGAGCTATCCAACTACGTACAGGTCGCCGCCCGGTCACGGTGCACAATCCCTGTGTGCATCGACTGCCACCGTGACCTCCACGACAGAGATAACACCGTCTCGATCGTGGGGTACCTCACGCAGGAGGAACGGGCGAACGCCCGTCGCCTCCTGGAACAGCTTCGTCGCGAGCACCCGAAGATCATCGAATTGCTCGCGGAAGGCGATGACCAGGTATACGAGGCTCGCCTCGTAAAGGACTGGCTCGAAGGCCGGTTCGATCAGTAGCAGGGTGGGGTCCTAGCGGTGTGTGACCCCACCCTCTGCCCTCTTAGCTCAGTGGATAGAGCGCGGCCCTGCGACGGCCGAGGTCACTGGTTCGAATCCAGTAGGGGGCACTTCCGCCCTTGCCAGTGTGTCTGGCGCTTGGACTTCGAATCCGAGATGCGAGGTTCGATTCCTCGTTGGGGCGCTAGCAGTAGACAAGGGGTATTCGTATATCGGCTATTACGGTGGCTTGCCATGTCGCAAAGGTGGGTTCGATTCCCACATACCCCTTACGCCGCCATAGCTCAGAGGACAGAGCACTGCCATGGTAAGGCAGGGGTCCAGGGTTCGACTCCCTGTGGTGGCTTGCACGCCCACGTAGCTCAGCAGGTAGAGCGCTCCCCTCGTAAGGGAGAGGTCCGGGGCTCGAATCCCCGCGTGGGCTCTCACGCCTAGTCGATCGCTGGCCTCGGCCAGAGGAAGTTCAGGACACCCTGGCGGGGGCAAACCTCGTCGCAGATACTGATCCTCCGGAGGGAGGCTTACGGCCGTTCGAACCTCAGTGGGGAGGCAGGGTGCAACCTCGCAATAGCCACCCGAGGGCAACCAGGGGTGAGCAAGGTTGAGGGCAGCCACCACGTAAAGGTGTGGCCTGTATCGCGTATCGATACGCGATACAGAGGTAGATGATCGACCACGACAGAATCCTGGCTATAGGGCGTGACCTTACTTCATCGTTGAGCCTCTCACGTAAGCGGCATGAGCCGCCTACCGCTTCTGAGCACGGTCTACCCGGCGTGGCACATCGTCAAGTTCGACAATGTGCCCGTCTACCGGGGCCTCGCATGGGCACTCCAGGACGCGCGTAACAACGGCTGGAAGGGACACCTTGTCTCGGCAGATCGTCGCGTATCCACGATCAAGTCGTTCAACAAGAGGCACAAGACCAAGCTTCACGACCAGGCGTACCTGTTCAACGGATGGACGAAGCGCCTGCCCGGGTTCCTGCCCGCGAACCCACCGACCCAGGGCTCCCACCTGCTGCTCGGAGATGGCACCATCGGCCACGTCGGGCACAAGCTCCGGCCCTATCAGCTAGGTCTCGACGTTACGGAATGGGATGACCTACTCCGCGTGCTCCATCGCTACGGCTACAAGGTGCACCAGCCGTATCACACGGCCTCCGAGGCTCACCACGTGAACTTCGCAGCAAGCCCGGCGAAGCTCGCCCGCAGGCGACTCAACGCGCATGCTTCTCGCTTGCATCGACACAAGAAGAGCCCGAGGAAGTAGGGCTCGTCCCGCTCCCTAAGCATTGATGGAGATGCACGGGCCTTGTAACCCCGGGAAATCAGTTCGATTCTGATAGGGAGCTTAGAATGGCAGGTACCACCGACCTCAATGGTGACAAGATCAGGGCGTACCGTAGCGAGACGTTTCGCTCGCTCGGCTTCGTTGACGACCAGGTGATGAGCCTCGTGGATGCAAAGGGCTTGGACGGCTTCGCCCTCAGTCACCACGACGTGCGTCGCTATCTCGCCCAGGGAGCGACGCACGAGCAGATCGCTCGGATCTTCTCCTAGACCGGGTTGACGGTACCGGAGACCGTGGTCTCCACGCTGATCGACGTGACCGGCGGCAACGACGCGTAGCTCGGGTCCGCGAGTAGCTTCCACCAAATCGTGACGGCGCTAATGGAGTCCGGCGCCGGGTTGTAGTACGGCATCCCGCCGAACACGTATCCGTCGATGGTATGGGCGCCGATTGCTAGCTGTGGGACAGCTACGAACGTGCGACTGTCGAGCTTGACAACCTGAGACATGATGTTTCCCTTTCGGGTAGATGGATGGTGACCTTCACCTCTTCCGAAGGGCGCGGGAGGTAAGAATCTCGCGAGGCGAAACTGGTGCATCAGAGCACCGTTTCTCTGCACGCCGCGTTGGTGTAGTGGCCAACACTCCTGCCTTCCAAGCAGGCATCGCGGGTTCGAGTCCCGCACGCGGCTCTCACCGGCTCTATAGCTCAGAGGCCAGAGCGATCCCCTCATAAGGGAGAGGCCGCAGGTTCGACTCCTGCTAGAGCCACTTTTCGGGCGCGACCTAAGTCGTAACGGATAGACATGACCGTTACCGAGCTACAGCACTCTCTCGCCCTCTGGGAAGAGCGTGAGTCTCGCTTCCACAAGAACTGGCGAGACTATGTCAAGAAGAACTCCAAGTCCCCGCGCCGGGCCTACTGGTACGGGATGTACAAGAACGCCCATGAGTTGGTGCAGCGTCGCAAGAAGCAGCTTGCCGCCAAGCGCATCACCAAGGTCTCTGACTCGGGCGTCGCCCTCATCAAGCGCTTCGAGGGCTTCGTAGATCACCCCTACCGCGACGCCGTGGGCGTGTGGACCATCGGCTACGGTCACACGTCCGGCGTCGGCCCAAACTCGAAGAACATCACCGAGAAGCAGGCGACGGCTCTCCTCAAGACAGACCTCAACCACAAGTACGCCCCGCCGGTCGCCGCCCTTCACCTCCCGCTGAGCCAGCATCAGTTCGACGCCCTGGTGAGCTTCGTCTACAACTGCGGACCCGGAGCCATCGACCGGGATACCGGCGTCGGCCGCGCGCTGCGCTCGCACGACTGGAAGGGCGCGGCGAACCACCTGCTCGATTGGGACATGGCAGGCAGCCGTGTGCTACCCGGGCTCACAAGCCGTCGCGAAGCGGAGCGCAAGCTCTTCCTCTCCTAATCATGGCATCCCTCCTCGCCAACATGGGACTGGTCGCATGGCCGTCCCCCACCGATCAGTTCAGTTCAGCGCAGCTTGCTCTGAACATGCAGAGAATCGACAACCACGATCACTCTCCGGGCAAGGGTAAGCCGCTGGGCGCTGACTCGTTCGCTGACGGCTCGGTAAGCAGCTTCAAGCTCGCGACCGACGCCGTCACGACGACCAAGCTTCTCAACGGTGCCGTCACCGTCCCGAAGCTCGACTCGGCATTCGCGACGTACCTCGGGATCACACAGGGGACCACTGTCCGTCGTGGTAAGTCAATGATCTCTGCGGAGGAATCTGTGACGACTGGCGGCATCGGCTTCCAGCTAATGCCCACACCAGACAGGGTTACCAGCGTCTCTCTCCCGACTGATGGCCTTATCAGCGTAGCGTTTCAGGCGATGTGGAAGGCCGTGACTCCCGCGAACGCCATGGCGGCGCTGTTCTTGAACTCCACGCAGGTGCAGGTAGTCCTAGACACAGCGACCAACCCAGCGTCGGCGGCGGCGAACATGCCGACCGGCGCGAACCTCTACCGCGCGCTCGCCACGTCCGGTTTTGGGCTTCACTCCTCCGCCAATTCATCGGGGGCGTATACAGGCGACGCTACGACAGGCCAGATCATCGGCGTCAGCCCAGCGAACGGCACGCTCGCAGGTAGTGGAGTGTGCCACATCTTCGCGGCGGCGGGAACGTACGATGTGTCGGTGCGATACGCCACTGGCCCGGACCCGGTGACGGCGAAGAACCGCAAGCTGTGGGTTTGGACAACAGGTTTCTAACTATGGCCCAAATCAACCACGCAGAATTCATGACCCAACTCATCCTCTGGGATGAGCTTGATGATCCCTACTCCCACGGGGAGTTGGTGCAGAACTGGAACGCGGTAGCTAGCCATAACCACACCACGGGCCAGGGAGTGAAGATCCCCGGGGGCGGCATCGAGGACAACGCGATCGGGGCTCAGCACATCGCCAACGGCGCGCTCCCCGGGAGCAAGCTCCAGGACCACTCTGTAGACCTCATCAAGGCGAGCGCCAACCTGCTCGCCGGGATCATCCCCCTCGGTGTCGCATTGCCCTGGACGCGCCTGCATCCGTCGCAGCCGATCCCGGCCGGACCGGGCACGCTGTTCGAGGTACCTCGCGGGCAGACGCTCCAGCAGGGGGAACACAACCTCCCCGGCGTCGCAGGCTCTGTCACGTTGCCGAACTGGACGGACCGCTTCGTGTTCTACACCTATGCGGCTGACGGCTCGGGCACGCAGGTATTCGGCGGTGCGAACTTCCGAAACCTCTCGCACTCCCACGCGGTCGCCGGGCACACGCACCCCATCCCTGCGCACCGTCACCAAGTGGACTCGCATGCCCACCGCGTCAGCGGCCACACGCACGTCATCAACGCGGACGGCTTTCATGGCCACGGTATGGATCCTGCTGGGGATCACACGCACACGTGGAACGCAGACAACGGCTCCGGTCAGCACCTAGCAAGCCGTCGCGTGGGCGACCCCAGCCCTGACGGGATTCGTCAGGCGCTGTACATCCCGGGCTTCAACTCCGGAGACACAAGCCAGACCCGCCCAATGAACGGCGCCGGTAACCACGTCCATGGCATCCAGGGTGGCGGGATCCACAGCCATGGAGGGCACACGGGCGGCATGGACGGTGACGTGTTCACCGAGAGCACCGCGCCATTCACAACTTTCAATGTAGACGCGCTCCTAACGCAGGTGCCATCCGCACCTGTATCGACGGACGGGCAGCTTCCGCCCAACTTCGACATGCGCGCGGCGTACGTGACGGTCATCCCCATCATGCGAGTACGTAACCCATAAATCGGGGACCCCGCTGTCGCGTAACTGGCGACATCCAAGCCTACGTGACACTGCGGCTGGCGTAGGCGAGAACAAACCCCAAGAGGAACACAGATGGCACAGCATGTAGCAGTCCGGGCGCTCAACCGCTCGGCCAACATCAAGGTCGTAGACCGTACCGGCGCGACCGTCAAGCTCACCCCAACCACCGATGTGGTTGTGGACCTTGACCTCGCGACCAACCGCCGCGCCCTCAACCGTCATGCAGCGGTGGGCCAGTGGATCGTTACCGCAGGCAACGCCAACGACGGCGGCGTAGCCCTCCCGGCGAACTCCTAAGGTCTGGCCATGCCGACCTATGTAGCCCTACGGGCACTCAATCGATCCTCGCGCGTGCGCGTCCTCGCCGTGGCTGCTGTAGCGGCCCCTGGCGTCGTCACGCCCACGCCTTCAGCCAACGGTGGCGCTCTTGCGGCGGGCACCTACTTCTACAAGGTCACCGCCCTAGGCGACTTTGGCGAGACCACCCCCGCAGCCGAGGTCAACTCGGGCGCCCTCACCGGCGCCACGAGCAGCGTCAGCCTTGCGTGGGCCGCCGTCACGGGCGCACAGAAGTACCGTGTGTACGTCGGCACCGCGTCGAACGGCCAGACTGGCTACTTCGAGACGACGACCAACTCGTTCTTGCACACCACGCAGACCGGGCTTGTCGTAGCAACGGTGCCGGTACGCAACACGGCGACGGCCAAGGCAGGACAGGCTCGGCTCCAGGCGACGGCTGACGTGATTGTCAACGTGGACGACATCGTCACCCGCCAGGCACTGAACCATCACCGCTCCGTAGGCCAGTACACGGTATCTGCCGTGAACGCGCGCCTCGCAAGCGGCACGGTCCTTCCGGCCAACTCCTAAGTCTCCTCTCCTGAGCCGACTGAAGCCCGCCTGGTGCGGGCTTTTGTCGTTGTACTGGCGCCATAAGGGTTGCAGGTCAGTCCAGTCAACGAGAAGAGAGTTATGAACCCCCAGGTACCCGACGACAAGATCACGAGCGGCAAGCAGTTCGCTGAGTTCGCCACCGAGCTACTGGACACAGAAGTGCAGGCGGTCCTCCAGCTTCACGTACGCCTACAGCAGAAGTACGGCTACATGGCGAACACCGCAGACAACCTAGAGGCCATGCGTGACGAGTACGTCACCCGCCTCGCGGAGATGGGCATCCTCGCAACCGTAGACCCGGCTCCCTGCCTCTACGGAGAGCCGCCGGTCGTAGAGATCCTCGGCAAGATCAGCGGTCACTCCCAGCACACGTACGGCTTCGATCACGAGCAGAAGCAGTACGAGGTACGCAAGTCCAAGGAACGCGGTGAGGACTTCCTGGGGCAGAAGGAAGCTCCCAACGCGCGCCGCGAGAAGTAGTCCTGCATGGCGGACTTCCTCAAGGAACTGGAGTCCTCGCTCGCTCCTAGGAAGGTGAGCATCGAGGAGTTCGCAGAGTCGAGCGACTTCTGCGGCAAGTCGCTGTACCCACGGCAGAAGCTCCTGCTCAAGCTGTTCTTCCTAGAGGAGCTATCCAATCGCGAGGAAGACACACTCAACTACTGGATGCAGGGCGGGCGTGGCGGCGAGATCGTCCTCGCACCGCACATCCGCAAGCGGATCGACAGTCTCCGCGACCAGGGGTTCCCCCACTTCCGCGAGGTAGTGCTAGTCGGTGGCCGTCGTTGCTCCAAGGGGTTCGTCACGGGGCTCGCGATGGCCAAGAAGATGTTCGACACCCTCCAGCTAGAGGATCCGAACACCGCATACGGCATCGACCCCGAGAAGCAGATCTACTTCTCCTGCGTGGCGGCGTCCCTGGACCAGGCCCGCAAGTTCCAGTACTCCGACCTCGCCACCACCGTCTCGGAGTGCCACGCGTTCGGGGACAACCTCACGAAGCTGTACGAGAAGGAGTTCTCCGTCGCGACGGAGGCGGACCTCCGAAAGATGGCGGCTCACCGCCGCAAGTCACACAAGATCGGGCGCGACATCTCGAAGCTCCGAGGTAACGCACTCGCAGCCAACGCCTCCACGATTCGCGGTTCCACAACGATGGCGATTGCCTTTGACGAGATGGCGTTCATGGAGGTAGGCGCGGAGACCGACGCGTCCGCAGAGAAGGTGTACGACGCGGCCCTCCCGTCGCTGGCGCAGTTCGGCAAGGAGGCGATGATGTTCTGCAACTCGTCGCCCTATACGAAGCTCGGCCGATTCTTCGAGCGCTTCCAGGCTGGCATGGCGGTGGAGAAGGATCACCCGTCTATCCCGCTGAACCCCTACATGGTGTCCTTCCAGTTCCCTTCCTGGGCACTGTTCGAGGGCTGGTGGGAAGAGCCGCTGTACAAGGGACCCCGCAAGTGCATCACGCAGTCGCCTGACTGGGATCACGAGCAGAAGAACGAAGACGGCACGTACTTCTTCTCCGAGGACGACCGCATCGGTATCAAGCTGGCACGAGACGAAGAGAAGCAGAACCCCGACACGTACAAGGTGGAGCGTCGTGGGCAGTTCAGCGAGATCATCGACGCGTACCTTGACCCCAAGGCCGTAGACCGCATGTTTGAGGGCGTGCCCGCCCCGGACGGCTCGCACATTGCCGTCGCCTCCAACTACACCTCACCTAACGGCTTCCTCTACGAGTACCGCGCGCACCTCGACCCGTCCTCCACCACGGCGGGCTTTGGTTTCGCGCTCGGACACCTCGAAGCATTTCCCGGCTCGGACGGCGAGCCGGAGGAGCACGTCGTCTTCGACATCATCAAGCGCTGGCAGCCGCAGAACTTCGAGAGCGGCGTGATCGAGTGGGAGACCGTCCTACGGGAGGTCTATGGATACATCGATCTCTTCCGTCCCACAGAGATCACGATGGACCAGTTCAACTCCGACGCGCCGATCGAGTGGCTCAACAAGGAGCTACGGATGCGCAACGTCGGAGGAGTGAAGGTCTTCAAGAAGTCAGCAACCTCGCAGAGCAACTGGAACCGGTCCGAAATCTTCCGCACGTGTCTCTACCGTGACCTCGTCCACGGCCCGGCAGACACGCCGGATAATCGCTACTGCGCTCTAGAGTTGAAGTACCTCCAGCAGATCAGCACCGGCCTCACACCGCGTGTAGACAAGCAGGAGATCGGCCCCGTCCAGACCAAGGACATGGCCGACTGCGTGATGACCGTCACGGAGTCCTTCCTCTCCAACCGACTCCGCGATCAGATGATGGCCTCCCTCGGCAGCACCCCGCTCGGACTCGGCGCACTCGGCGGGTACCCCCTGGCCGGTGGCGGACCGGGCAACGGCAAGCATCCTCTCTTTGGGCAGTTCTCAGGCGGTCGCGCTGGCGAACAGTCACCCGGCGGCTCGCCTGCCAGTCGCGCCCGGCAGATCGGGACCAATCCCGCGCGCTCGGGCTTCCGTGCCCGAGGCAAGCGTAGAGGCTTCTAACTGGGCATGACATTGGCGCCCTTCTGCCTCGTAATGAGGGAGATGAGCGTTGATCCAGCAAGACTGTCCTTCACCGTGTGGAGGGGTACCACCTTTGAGAAGGCGATCACGTACTACGAGGATCGCGATGAGGCGAGCCCGCACGATCTCACCGGGTTCACTGCCGAACTCATACTGCGCGACAAGATCGGCGGCGTAACACTCGCCGCGATGACCACCGAGAATGCGATGATCGAGTTGCGCGCCGGGGGCATCATCTTCCTCCAGGCCACTCCAGAGGTCACCGCCTCGTGGACGTTCAACGCTGCCGCCTACTCGCTGACGGTTACTTCGCCAGCCGGAAGGACCGACGCCCTGCTGCACGGTCTCTTTCGAGTCCGTGACCTCTAAAGCTACAGCGGCCATCCCCATAAGCATCGATGGCACTTACCCGTGAAATCTCAGGGCATCCGGCGGTCGAGGCACATCGCGGCGGCCGTCCTTCCCTACAGCTAACCGTGTGCGCGGAGTGCGAGCGGGTTAGCTCGATTCTCTTCCTATCGCGCGACCGATGGTTCTGCACGCATTGCCGCTCAAACGGTGACGCTCGCCCCACCCAAATTCCCATCACGAATCCCTCCCGGAGGAGGTAATCCCCAATGGCCGAAATCTTCCCCGACGAGGGGCTCGACATCATTCTCAACATCTTCCCTAAGGGAGGAGCCAACCTCACGACGACGTTTCTCGCGCTCTTCACGTCGTTCACTGCCGCGACGGTCGGCGCATCAACGTCGGTAGCCGACAACTACACCGAGTCCGACTTCGGCGCTTATGCGCGCGTAGCGGTTCTCGCAGCCGATTGGGGCGCACTCGGTGCCGGAACCGGTGGTCGTAAGACGACTGCCGCTCAGAAGACGTTCCCGACTGCTACAACTCCCGGGTCTGCGCCCATCAACGGGTTCTGGCTCGCAAATCAGTCGTCCAACGCGGGTGACAAGTGCATCTTCGCGGCGAACTTCGATGACACCACGGCGGTATCGATCGCCACGAACGATGTCATCAAGGTCACGCCGACTATCCAGGCCAACAACTAAGTCCAATGGCTGACAACCTCAACGTTACCCCCGGCGGCGGTGCGGTTGTCGCTGCCGACGATGTCGCAGGTGTCCTGTACCAGCGCATCAAGCCGAACTTCGGCACAGATGGTGCGGCCACGGATGTCTCGCTGCTGAACCCGCTCCCCGTGCGTGACCCTGTCAAGGGTAATGCTCTGAGCAAGGGCGGTGCAAACTCAGCGCTGGCGGCGGGCACTCTTGTCGCGGCGAATACTGGTCGCACAATGGTCGAGATCAGCAACGGCGGCGCCAGCGGCGTCTGGCTCGCGTTCGGCTCTACCGCCGTCGCCGGGCAGGGAACCTATCTTCCCGCAAAGGCGACCGGTTACTGGCCCACGACGGCCACAGTCTCCATGATTCTAGAGGCCAGCGGCACAGCGGGTCCGGTGGGGTACACCGAATGGTAGGAAGCACCTGGCGGCGAGTCATCACGACGATTCTCGTCAGTGGTGCCGTCGCTGGCGGCGTCGTGGCGAGTTCAACCGGTGGAGGCGGCGGAATTCCAACGCCTACTCCTACGGCCACAGCAACGGCTACCGCGCGTACCGACCATTGTTTCTCTTCGCCTGGAGCGTGCGGGTTCCCTGATCCCGCCTTCGGAACCGTAGGCGTACCGTCTGGCACAACCCTAACCGCCTCCGGAAGCATCACGGCGTCGACGCCGGGGCAGGTGATCGATGGCAAGGATGTCACCGGCGGCATTACGGTGAGCGCCGACAACGTGACGATCCAGAACACTCGCATCACCGCTAGCGGCGCAGGATGCGGAACGACCTCCACGTGTGGTAACTCTATCATCACGCTCACCGGGCCATACAGCGTCACGGTGTCGCACGTGGAGTTGACTTCAGCGGGCACAACTGTCGAGCATGCGATTCGCAACCCGGCGGGTGGTCAGCTACACATCAACAATGCGTACCAGCACGGCACGATCGATTCACTGTGCTGGTGCGGCAACGCTGAGATCCGTGACACCTACTCGGTCATCGATCTTGCCATCGTGGGCGACCATCTAGAGAACACCTACAGCGACGGTCACACCCTCCTAGCCGACCATAACACGTTCATCAACAAGCAGGATCAGACCGCCAATATCTTCGCGAACACCGGAAATGGTTCCGGCGGCCCCTGCACGAACCACCTCACCATCAACAACAACCTGCTTGCCGGTGGTGGTTACTCGATCTACGGATGCGCCAACTCTTCAAGCGATGGCACGGGCACCGTCTCGATCACCAACAATCGCGTCGCACGCTGTGGTGGAGGCGTTGAAGTCGCGAGCGGGGGCGGTTCATGGGTCTGTTCCGCTGGCGCCGATGTCAATGGCTACTTCCCTCGCGGTGGCGCGTACGGAATGTGCCTCGCTCTTCCCGCAGGCACGGTCGTATCCGGCAACGTGTGGGACGACACCAGCACTAGTTCAAACACTCGGTGCGGCTAAGCATAGATCATGCCACTGACACTATTTGAACCTGCTGTCGCCGTTTCTTCCGCTGCGAACGTAACTACGCTCTCCGCGACATTCACAACCGCGCCCGCGTCGGGACGGCTGCTCCTATGTGCCGCCAACTCCGACGCAACGCTCACAATGAGCAGCACTGGATGGTCGCTCGCGGATTCCTCCATCGGAGGCACCGGCCTCTACCTGTGGTACAAGATCGCCGGTTCGTCGGAGTCATCCACGGTGACGATCGCTCCGAGTGTGGCAGCATCGGCAGAGTTGGTAGTGATGCAGTTCACCGGGAATGCCACCTCCGGCGTCCTGGACCAGACCGCACACGCAAGCGGAGGCGCCACCACCGGCACAACAGCAGCGACCGCGCAGAATGATGAACTTGCGGTTGCCGCTGTAGGCATGACGGCGGTCGGCGGCACGATTAGCGCTACTTGGACTAATGGCTTTACCGCGAATCCGGCGACCACCGTAGCCGCAGTGGGAACGAATGGAACCGGAATTCACGTGGCGCTTCGTTCGCTCACGAGCACCGGCACTGTTACCTCGACGGCAACGCCATCCGAGGGCAGCGCCGTAGGCGGCCTCGTTGCGACCTTCAAGGCTTCCTCATCGGGAGTCACGTACACCAAGACCGGTATCGCGCTAGTCGGACCGTGAGCCCATGCCTACGTACAGCAAGACGGGCTCTGCTGGGCTAGGCAAGCTACCCCTACTCAACATCGGGGGAGCGAAGACTACCCTCACTGCCTCTGGGTCTAGCTTTCACGGTGCGGTCGGTGCCGAAACGGCCAAGTCCGGCATCGGCGTCCTCGGAGCCATCCCATTCATCAAGTCCGGCTCGGGCGTCTCCATCTGGGTAGGGTCCGGCACCGAGGTACATAACAGCGACAAGACCAAGACGGGCGCCGGAGTATCTGCCTGGGCCGCTTCGGGCGGCAAGACGAACGTCGTCGCCAATATCATTCCTAAGACCGGCGTCGCTGCGATCGGCGCTATCCCGAAGCAGCGAACCGGCTCCGCTACGACTGCATGGAGTGGCTCGGGTGCGTCCGTCGCCGTCCTACGTCTCGTCAAGCGAGGCGGCGGCGCAGGCGGCAGCGGCACGCCGTCATTCGGCCTGCTCACCCTCTCTCGTGCGCCCGGATGGAGCGCGACCGGCACGAGGAAGCTCAACAGCATCATCAAGACTGGCTCGGGCATCACGGCGCTAGGAGCTTCGGGTCCCCGTTCTCTCGTCAAGTCGACGTCCGGCGGTGGGGCCGGAGGCACAGGGACCCCGCGCTACGGAATGCTGTCCCTGGCGGCTCCGATCGGCTGGCAGGCACGTGGCGCGATGGAACATCACGTGACGCGTACCGGCGCAGCGATCACGGTGCGCACTGCGTCCGGCGCCAAGCTCTTCATCCCCTTCACGGTCATCTCCAAGACGGGTACCGCGATCACGGCCCTCGGCGGGTCCGGGCTCTCGATACGGATCCGGCCCGCCATCAACCCTGTGACAGGCACAGGAGCGCTCCGGACGGTTGCCTCCGGTAGCAAGCAGTTCCTACCGTCGCAGACCCACGTGAAGTCTGGCGGGGCAGTGGAGAGGTTCGTCGCGTCTGGTGCGGACACCTTCTTGCCGTACACGGAGATTGCTCGGGCCGGAGCGGGCGTCACTCGCGTGGTTGTTTCAGGCTTCAAGTCCGTTGGTGTCGTCACAAGCAACTACCTCAAGACAGGCTCGGGCGCGCTAGGGCTGAGCGCATCGGGTAACCAGCTACTTCCGAACTTCATTATCCGATCGGGATCCGCAGCGATCGCGTATCTTGGCGCTGGGGCCAACAGCACTCACTTCCTGACCTGGATCAAGGAGGGCCACAGCATCGCGCGCCTCACCGCTCTTGGCGCTAGAGAGATCGAAACGCCGACATCCGTCGTCCTCCGAACCGTTGACGGCAAGGTGGCGGCGCGCACTATCCCATACGTAATCGACCTCGCCGTGGACGATGCTGGCGGCATTGTCCTTCGTGTCCCATCGGTCAACTAACCCTAGAAAGGTTACGGGGGCTACGACTAAGCAGTAGAGATGAGCGATCTACACTTCATTTACGAGAACGACAAGGTGTACGCCATCCGTGAGGGCAAGGTAGTGGCCTCTGCGGAAAACCTTGCCACCCTAGAAACCAAGCTAGCGTGGGACGGCGCTGACACCGGCTACTCCGGCGGCTTCGGTGAACACGAGGACCCCAACAACTACCACGACGGACCCTGCGCTGGCTGCGGTACTCCGCTTGCGCCCGGCGATCAGAAGTGTGAATACTGCGGTCACCCGGCTGGAGGGCAGCAGTTCCCCGAGTTCGACCCGGACGGCAATGCTGCCCCCTACGGCGACCCCGGTGACGACTACCCCGACATGGGCGGTAACAGCCCGTGGGACACAACCGCTTCCACGAGGGCTACACACATCGTCACCCCAGGCGGGCTGAAGGGCAAGATCCTCAGCCGCGTCAACGATGTATGGGGTGAGGAGGTCGCCGTTCGCCTAGAGAACGGTCGCATCGCTCATCTCCGCGTGACGGAGGACACTCGCTTCTCTACCGAGAAGACTGCCTCTACCCGCTCGGCAGCCGTCGAGCTTACCTCACGTCTAGAGGCTCCCTTCGGCTCCGATCGCGCGTCGATCACAGCGCGCCTGAAGGCGCTTGAAGGCATGCGCTCCGATGCCATCGCCGCTCAGCGCACCGCGTCCCACGAGGATGCGCAGACGCTTGACGGCATCGTCGTGGCTGCCGACGCCGAGCGCGGGACCCTGCGCCAGGCGCTCGACGCGATCGAGGCTCAGGAGGCTCAGGCGTACGCCTACAAGCCGCTGGAGTACACCGCTGGCCCGGTAGGCGAGTCCCTAGGCGGCGGCGAGGCGTCCTGGCTCGACAACACGGTCAACGAGATGATCGCGGAGGCAGAGGGCACCGACTTCGACAAGGTGCTGACCGAGGAGCCCCACACCCTGGTCGCGAGCCTCTCGGACGGCACCGTTGCCGACATGGGCTCCACTCGCGCCGTGGCGCTCGCGCACATCCGCTCCAAGGTGGCCGGGATCGCTCCCGAGCGCGCCCAGGAGATCACGCAGCGCTTCCTCACGAGCGTCGAGGAGACGCGCCGCTCGGAGCTAGCCAACCGCAAGCAGACCACCCACAAGGAAGCGTCGGCAAAGGAAGACCGCTACGCGGCTCTCCCCGACGACATCCTCTTCTCCTGAGGCTGAACCAATGGATCTCTTCTCCTACGACGCAGCACAGCAGCACGAGGAGCGCACGGCCGCTCGCAACGCGTCCGTGCTCTTCAATCTCCGCGCCTCCGAGCAGTTCGAGGGGTTCCTTCGCCAGGCGTCCACCATGGACGAGTTCGAGGCTCGTGTAGCCCTCACTAAGGGCGCCATGAGCGACCTTGCCGAGGGTGACGCAGCGCTCGTGACGGCGTTCGTTGCTCGCATCGCTGGCGGTGCCTTCTGCGACGACTGCCGCTGCTGGAAGGTTGGCCCGAAGAAGATGTGCTCCTGCGACGACAACGGCGAGGGCGCACTCTCTGACGACGTGTCTGCCGTAGGCAAGGGCGAGGTCGAGTCCTCGGTCCGCACCGCCGAGGACAACCTCGGCGGCAAGGGTGAAGTATCCGGTCCGTCAATGGACAAGACCAAGTGGAAGCCAAACGCACTCACCGGAGACGGCAATCTGCCGGAGATCAACGTGGACGGCGGCGCCTTCAAGTCCGAGCGGCAGGACGTGAAGGACACGGCCGACTACGCGAACGATGCTCGTGAGTACGGGGAACTCCTCGACCACAACACGGACATCGGCAAGGTAGACACCCAGCCGGTCATCCACACCGACACCTTCCCGGACACAGGCCAAGCTAACCCGGTCACCTCCGGGTTCCTCACCACCGCTCAGGCACTCGGCGCGATCAGCGAGTTCGAGCAGGCGTAACCCTGCCGCCGCGATTCTCGCGGTGAACGGACGAGTACGTAGAGTTGAGTATGCAGAAGCGAGTTGACACGAGGCAGCTTGACGCAGAGCTAGCCAATCTCCAGAAGCGAGGGGTTGCTCTCCCTCAGAACACCGCGCGAGCCCGACTCGCCGCTCACGACATGCACCGGATGGCTCAATCGCCCGGTGACCTTGAGCGGACGATCATGTCCGGGCTCGCAGGCGGTGCCAACAGCGTAGAGGCGATCGAGCAGAACACGCGCCTCATGCGAGCGATGCGGGCGCAACGCCGTGCCTCTTCCGTCCAGCGTACATCGAGCTTCAGCAGCGGCGGCAACGACGTGTTCGCCGCCATTCCTCGCTTCTATGACCCGATCGAGTACTGGGACGTAACGGGGCTGCCGTGGAACACCGCTGACGAGTCTCACCGGCACAAGCTCCACAAGTGGCTCCGTCTCTACTACGCGACGCACCACCTCGTACCCATCCTCATCGACATCTTCACCCGCTTCCCACTCGTGGGCATGGAGATGTACTGCAAGGACCAACAGCTAGCCGACTGGTACTCCGAGCTATTTCTTGACCAGCTTGAGTACCAAAACTTCTTCGTCAACCTCGGTCGTGAGTACTGGACCGTAGGCGAGGCGTTCCCCATGGCCTCGTTCGATGAGAACCTTGGCATCTTCGAGCGCGAAGAACTCATCAACCCGGAAGACGTGGTGATCGAGAACTTTCCGCTGCTCGGTACACGATCACTGAAGATCGTACCGCCGGACTATCTCAAGAAGCTCGCTCAGTCCAAGACCCCGCCGAAGGAGTATCGCCAGCTAGAACTCAACTTCCCCGAGTTGATCCCCTACCTGAAGCGCGGCGACCACATCCCCATCTCGGATGTCCTCCTCAAGCAGGTAGCCAACAAGACCTCACCGTGGGACGACCACGGCACGCCGATCCTCCTGCGCGGCCTACGGACACTCATCCACGAGGAGAAGCTCCTAGCGTCACAGGACGCCATCGCGGAGCGTCTGTACTCCCCGCTCATCCTTGCGAAGCTCGGCATCGTGGACCTGGGTGACGGTTACCCGCCGTACATCCCTGGCCCGGAAGAGCTAGATGCATTCCGCGACGACCTGGACATCGCTCTTACCTCGGACTTCCGTCTCCTCGTTCACCACGTCGGCATCGAGATGGAGAACGTCTTCGGGCGTGAGCAGATGCCTCGCCTTGGTGACGACTTCGATCGCGTCGAGCGTCGCCTCATGCAGATTTTCGGCGTCAACCCGTCACTGCTCTCCGCTGGATCCAATTCCCAGCCGTATGCATCCTCCGCGCTTCAGGCTGAGTTCCTGAACCAGATTCTCCGTACCTACCAGGGCTTCCTCAAGGATCACTTCCGCTCCCGCGCGATGGTCGTGGCAGAGGCTCAGGGGCACTACGAGTACGAAACGCGTGGACAGACTCGCGTGCCGGTGATGGAGGAAGTCGTAGAGCACGACGCCGAGGGCAAGAAGGTCATCGTGGAGCGGCACAAGCTCCTAATCCCGGAGCTTCGCTTCCAGACGCTCGATCTCCGCGACGAGGCAACCGAGCGTCAGTTCCTCCAGACACTCCGGACCATGGGTGTGCCCATCTCCGACAAGAGCATGCTCATCGGCGTTGACTTCGACATCGAGGACGAGATCAACGACTACAACGAGGAACTGGTCAAGAAGACCGTCGCTCAGCAGGAAGCGAAGATGAAGACCTACAAGGTACTTCACGAGAAGAACCTGCCGATCCCGCCCGACCTCAAGGCCGAGGTGGAGACAGTCCTTCAGGGCTCGATGCCGATCGCACCGGGTACCCCCGGTCCGGGTGCGCCCGGCGGGATGCCGATGGCCGGGCCTCCGATGGGACCCGACGCAGGCGGTCCGCCGATGCCGGGAGGTACGCCGGGCGACTCAATCGTCATGCCCCCTCCCCCGGGCGGAATGCTTGGCCCTGGAGGCTTCGGAGACAGCGTGCCGGGTGGCGGCCCCGCCATCACCGCCCCTGGCCCTCAGGGAGGCCCTGGCGGCGGTCTGGTGGCCCCTGCAATCTCGATGGAGAGGCGGCCCGGCATCGGCGGACCAACATCGTCTGTCAAGGCTGAGGTTACCCACGATGCGGCCGAGAATGAAGGTACAGCACTACGGCCGCGTGTCGCCTCCGCAGAGAAGACGGTAGAGCGCCTGCCCCGGCCGGTGAAGAAGCAGTCCTACAGCATCATCGAACCGGATTACAAGGCAAGTGACTCAGACCCAGACAAGCCCGCTTGACGCGCATCGGGAGTTCATTCTAGACCTTCACGCCAGGCCGTTCACGAACCCCGAGATCGTTCGCGAATTGTATGCCCTCGGTGTCACAACGTCCGAGCGGTCGGTGCGCCGGGCGCTTCGACGTTGGGGTGCGGTAGCTCCGGGTGACGATCACGCCGAGAAGGCAGGAGTCCGTATCGACGGCGACCAGGCCACGGTAACGAGTCGTGCGGCAACCGTCCTCAACTCACCTGGGGAGCTACTGCGCGAGCGGGGGCTTGACCCCGACGAGTGGGAGATCACGTCCCTTACGGTCAACGAATGGGACACGATGGGGAGCGCTGATGAGTACGGCGAGAACCCCATCGTCACGATGAAGCAGTTGAAGGTGACGTGCGCGCGCAAGAAGCCGTACGAGTTCGTCATGCCTGCTGTAGACGGGCCGAGCTTCCGGCTGGACCGACTATACGTCACGCTCGACCGCGACGCCGAGCTAGTGGTCTTCGTCGGATGTCAGCAGGCTCCGTACCAGAACCCGGACCTACACGACAAGTTCTGCCAGTGGTTGGAGTTCAACCGCCCGGATCGCGGCGTCCTTATGGGTGACACCATTGACCTGCCAGACGTGTCTCGTCACCCCGGCAATCCAGATTGGCACGTCGATGCCCAGACATCAATCAACTCGGGCTATCTCATGCTGCGGGACTACGTACAGGCATGCCGTTCCACGAACTGGGTCAAGCTGCTCGGAAACCACGATGAGCGGATCCGCAACCGCCTCATCAACTATATGACCAACCTGCACGGCATCCGCCCCGCTGACATCCCTGGCGAGGACCCCTTCCGGGCGGTGTGGGACATCCGTGACCTCTTGCACCTTGACTCTCTCGGCATCAAGCTGATCGAGCCGGACGGCGGCTACGCACACGCGCACTACCGCGTGTCCGATGTGCTCGCAGCCATTCACGGCGAGAAGGTGAAGAAGGATCCAGGCGCCTCGGTCCTCGCACACCTGGACGAGGTACAGCACTCCATCGCGATGGCGCACACCCATCGCCAGGCGATCACACACAAGACCGTCCACGACATTGACGGCGTCCCCTGCACAGTGACCGGCATGGAGATTGGCACGATGGCCCGCATTCAGGGCGGCCTCGGCTACAAGCGGTTCGCCAACTGGCAGAACGGCTTCGGCACGGCAATCGTGTGGCCTGACGGCACCTTCAAGGCAGAACTTGCCTCATACGTTGACGGCAAGCTTATGTGGCGCGACCAGCGGTACTAACTTCGTATCCATCCCCTAGCCAGAGGTAATCATGGCTGAACAGAAGAACGGCGGCTCCAAGAGCCGTCGCACTGCCGGACGCTCGCGTGGCCGCTCTCACGGTTACGTGCAGAGGTCACCAGCCGTCTGCATCGTTGTTCACGACCCGAGCGGGAAGCCGATGCCGGACTCAGACGCAACCGAGATCGTGAACTCCATCCACGAGATCGCATTCTCGAAGGGGTACCTCATCAACTTCACGAGGACGTGACGGATCCGTGGCGTAAGCTCCACGCACCGAACGAGGGGGCAACGAATGAGTGGTACACGCCCCCACATGTCTTCGAGGCACTGGGGGTCGAGTTCTCGCTCGACCCCTGCTCGCCGCCTGAGGGCGTCCCGTGGATTCCCGTGAAGACCTGGATGTCTGAGGCCGACGACGGTCTCAGTCAGCGGTGGTTCGGCCGCGTCTGGATGAACCCGCCCTACGGGAGAGTCACAGGCAAGTGGATGCACAAGCTTCGCGATCACGGCAACGGAATCGCGCTGGTGTTCGCGCGCACCGACGTGAAGTGGTGGCACGAGACGGTACGCGACGCCGACGCCGTGTGCCTCGTCGCGGGCCGCCTCACCTTCGTACCAGGCGACGGGCAGAAAGCCCCAGGCAACTCCGGCGCCCCATCAGCACTCGTCGCCTACGGGGCCGATAACGCAGAAGCAGTAGCACAGTCGGGACTGGGGATGACCCTGGTCCACAAGTCGAGTGAGGAGAGTACCAGTGTTGCATGAACAGTCAGAGCGTCTCATTGAGGCCGTCGAGCGTGTCGCCGGAGCCCTAGAGGCGGCGAATTCTCTCGCCATCACGTCGAGTGTCATGGCTTCCACCGTGTTGGCAAACATGGGAGTCCTTCCGGACGAAGACGAGTGAGGAAGCTCGTCCGGGATCGTATCCCTCTCATCATCGCGCAGCGCGAGGGATCCTTCCCGACGACGTATCGCGCTGCGGGCACCGAGTACGAGCAGCTACTCCGCGACAAGCTCCAGGAGGAGGTCACGGAGTACCTAGAGGAAGGCAATGTCGAAGAGCTAGCAGACATCTTCGAGGTGTTGCTCGCACTCGCCGCACTAGACAACTACGTCCAGGAAGACCTTCTCTTGGTCGCGGACGGGAAGCGGGTCGCGCGCGGTGGCTTCTTTCAGGGCATCGTCCTTCAGCAGTCGGCAGCGGTCCGGCCGACAACGTAGTTCACATGGATCCCGTAGTCACCGAAGTCAGCGCCTCCGTCTCCGTTGGGGGCAAGTTCCAGCTTGTCAAGTACGAGCAGGACGCGAACTACACGTTCACCATGCGCCGAGTCTGGTCGGGTGAATGGACCGAGGAAGACGCCAAGGCATTCCACGCCGCGAAGATGGCAGACCTTCGAGAAGAGGTCGAGCCGCACGCTGAGGCGGAATACCAGGCACTTCAAGACGCACGCACAGCACTCAACAAGTAGGGATACAGGATGACCAGCATCATTGTTCAGGCGTATGGCGACAACACCTACGAGGTATTTGACCCCGTGTTCGAGAGTGACGGCTCCGTCAAGGGCAAGTACCGCGCTCTCGCCACCGGCGGTGAATACGGACCGGGATACTTCTCGAATCCCAAGGTCTTCGTCCAAGAGGATGTCGGCACCGCCGAGTTTCTCCTCGCGCAACGCGCCGCCGAGGAGGCCGAGGACACCTGCCCGGTCGACGGCGGCCCGTTCTGCGGTGACGACTGCGATTGCGGCGACGCGCCTTCCGACGAGGCGGCCGACGACTTCGTCCAGGTCAGTCTGGACGACCTCGCGGACATCCTTCATGCGCCGGTCCCGGATCCGCTCTCGCTCGTCGCGGGACAGGCCATCGTCTTCCTCAGCGATGTGGTGGCCGACGAAGACGAGTACGTGGGCGAGCGCACACGTGCCGCCGAGGTACTCCTACAGGCCGTCCAGGGCTTCGACGCCAACTACATCGCAGGCATCGCGGCCAACGCCGTTGCCGACACCGCCCTCGCCCTCTCCTAGCCGCACCTAGAGCCGTTGTGAAGGGGCACCTTTCTGGTGCCCCTTCGCTTTCCCTAAGGACAACATTGCCTCTTCTCGGATTGCATGGCCTTGCCGAATCCGGCAAGGATCAATCACTCACGTTCATCCGCGAGCTATTGCCGGACATGAACGTGATCCGTGACGCCTTCGCTGACCGTCTGAAGCTATCAGCCGCGCGCGTCTTCTTCCCCGACATCGCGGTGGAAGACGCCATCGCATGGTGCAACTCCCTCAAGGAGAGCGGGCACATCTTCTCCCTCTCTGATGACGAAGCGGAGATGTCCTACGGCAGGCTCGGGATCACCGGTCGCGTCTTCCTCCAGCACTACGGCACAGAGGCACATCGCGACGTGTTCGGGCATGACTTCTGGACGCGAGTCGTCCTCCCTAACCCCGTGGCGGCCAACTGGGGGCGCGCCGACGTAGACGAGATGGCCGACTTCCTCGTCATCACCGACGTGCGCTTCCCCAACGAGGCAGACCATATCCATGACTGCGGCGGCCAGGTATGGAAGATCGATCGACCCACAGTTGCAAAGGGCGATGGTCACGCTTCGGAAAAGCCCCTCGCTCCCGAGTACCTGGACGTAGTAATCGACAACTCGGGCACGTTGGACGATCTCAAGGCGCACCTCTCTCAGGCGCTGCTCCATCACTACGGGCTTCGCTGGCCGAATAGGTAACGGTACATGGCCAGCATCGCAATCGATATTGACGACACGCTGTACAGCTTCGGTGACCTCGCCCGAGATACGTGGTCCAAGCTCGCGATCGAGTCCGGAGACAAGACCCTCCTCCGTGGCGCCTACTGCGCATGGCCGGAGTGGCGTTCACCCGCTGACGTAATCGACCTCTCCCAGTGGCTGGAGATCATCGACCGCTGTCACGACAACGACGCCATCACTACGCAGGAGCCGTACCTGGGCGCCTACGAGGGCATGTGGGACATCGCTGAGGAGTTCGACAGCATCCTCTACATCTCCACGCGCAAGCCCGAGGCAACTGAGGCGACCGCAACGTGGCTGTTCGACTTCTGCGGGTTCCCTCCCGGGGACCTGATCTGCACGCACGATTCCAAGATTCCGTATGTCCGTGAGTGCCGTTACATCGTGGACGACCGTCCCAAGACGCTCGTGCAGTTCGCCTATGACGCTGACTGGGCGCTGCTGAATCCCGACACTCCCCGTCTCGGGTTCGGGCTACTGAAGGAGTACAACCGCGCGTTGACCGATGTCCCAGGCATTCAGCTTGCGCCGTCGTGGCGTCTGCTGATCCACACGATGATGGACAAGGGGGCGCTCAGCAGTGCGGATCTTCGCTACTAGCGACCTCCACGGGAACCTTCCAGAGGTCGAGCCCTGTGACCTCCTCATCATCGCGGGAGATATCTGCCCCGACTTCGGCGGGACGCCCAGCGAGATGGCGTCGCGCCAGTCTGACTGGCTCGACACTGAGTTCCGCGAATGGCTACTCGACATGCCGACAACCACGACGGTCATCGGCGTCGCGGGTAACCACGACTTCGTGTTCGAAAACGGCGATCTCGTACCCAAGGACTTGCCGTGGACGTACCTGCGCGACGAGACCACGGTCTGGCAGGGGCTAACCATCTACGGGACCCCGTGGGTACCTAACCTCAGGTACTGGGCCTTCTACGCATCCGACGCGACGCTGGCCAGAGTCTATGCGGCGGTGCCGGATGACACGGACATCGTGATCTCCCATGGCCCGCCCCATTTCGTTGCTGACCGTATCCCTCGCGCCGACCATGTGGGCACATCGGCTGCCAACCTAATGCTCTTCCGAGTGAAGCCCCAGGTGTTCATCTGCGGCCACATACACGAAAGCCACGGCATTCACGAGCACATGTCAGGAACACCCGTCATCAGCGTCGCCCACGTCAACGACGTCTACGACCCTGTCTACCCAATCGTAGACGTTACGGAGTACATCAATGCCTGATCCCACGAAGGAAGCACCGATCCTCGTAGGCGACCTTACCCTGATCCGGGACACCCTCAACGCGGTTCACAACGTCCTCCAGGCGGAAGACCTCGCGTCGCAGTACCGCAAGCTAGACACGCGCGTGCGCCGCTCACCGCTGACCAATGCCGTAGCCGACGCGCTCCTGAAGCTCGAAGGCTACATCGAGTCCGCCGAGGAGCCCGAGGATGAGTGAGGAGGTCGGACGCGCAGGCTGGTCACCCAGCTACGGCTTCCACTCCCAGGACTCGCCGTTCACGGGGCAAACTCTCGGTTCGTTCGTTGACGCCGAAGATGTGCGCGCCGATCTTGAGGCTCAGGTCGCTGAGGCGAGGGGCCGCGTGTCTGCTCGCGATCGTGACCTTGCGGCCGAGATTCGAGACATCCTCGATTACCTCGAAACCTACCCGCTCACCAACATTCACGTGGAGGAACTCGTGGATGACCTCGTTCCCCGCTTGCGGCGGCTACTGCCATGAGCGATGTCACGAACCTCGTTGGCCTCACCGTTGAGGTAACGGAGTCCGGCGCCGACTTCTACGTGGTAGCTACCGCTGGGTGGCGAGGGACCGTCGTTGACGCCAAGGTCGATGAGGACGGCTTCGAGATGATCTACGTCAAGTGGGACCGCGATCACTGGCTCTACCGCCCCGGCCAGGAAGACGGTTGGACCTACCCGAGTCACTTCCACGTCGTGCGGGCGCCGAGCGTCAAGGACTTCGTAGAGGATGCGATCGAGCGCGAAGCCGCCGAACAGGTACTAGACCTCGACAATCCCATCGGGGCGAATGATGTCTGCCCGGGCTGCGGCGGTAACCATGAGCAGGAGAACCGCGACTACCTCCGCGCGCTCTTCGAGCACGCGGTAGAGGAAGCGCGTGGGTCAGAGGGCTTCGTGCTCATGTGGATCACGAAGGAACAGGTCCACGGAGTAGTTGACATGTACCCGAACCGCATCTCGGCCGCCATGGACCAGAACTCGGTTGACCTTCTTGAAGCCGAGGCGATGGAACTCGGCCAGGAGGTACTTCAGAAGTCGATTCGAGAGAGGATGCGCAAGCGCAATGGACGGTAGGGGACACGTCTTCTCCCGCCGGGTGGTGAATGACCGCCCAATCAAGAATGAATGGAACTGCGAGTGCGGAGGCACGGTATACGCCGCTCCCTCCGCGCAGTTCGCCAAGTGCACCGGAGGAGAGACGCGCTGCGTCAAGTGCCGCCGGGAGGCCCGCAAGATCGGAAAGAGAGGACTGACCTGTGGCGTTGGATGCAAGCCCGTCTAAGTACTGCCAAGGATGCAAGAAGGACCGCGAACGTGCCGGTCAGTCACCGCGCGAGCTAGTGGTCCTCCCGGACGAGATCACCGCCTTGGAGTTCGCCAAGGACATCCCCCTCCGGCTCTGCTCTACATGTGACGGACCGGAACTCGAAGCGGCTATGGCCGAGCACTGGAAGCGCGTTACTCCTGAGGACTAATAGGTAATGGCTCCTGAGCAGATCCCCGTCTCGACTCTGAACAATGTTGACACCTCGCCCGAGGGTCAGGTCGCGGGGTCCGCTCAGGAAGCCGCCACCCTCCAGCAGGCAGGGTTCGAGAAGTGTTACAACCCGGTGTGCGACTATCACATCCACCCGGACCGTCTGGCGACGCACGACGAGTATGACGCCTTCACCTGCCCGTCGTGCCGGAAGACATACAACCTCCTCGACCCGGCTCCGTTCGCTCAGGGTCGCTTCACGCCGGGAGGTCGCACTATCGTCGGGCTCTCTCCGACCGAGCAGGGGCGGCTGGCCGAGAACATCGTGAAGGGCCTCGGAGAGATTCCGGGTTACGGGCCGATCACATGGTGGTCCGATATCTACAACTCGCCCCTCGACGGGGGCACGGCAGAGTGGGGCATCGAGGTCAAGGCCGTCGCGGTAGACGCAAAGAACCATCGCTTCATCGCCGGACGCCCAAGCGAGAAGGCTAGTAAGAACGAAACGGCGGCGAAGATGGGATACAAGGGTGTGCTTGGCATCCTCGTCATGCTCGACTATCGCCGGTCGGTAGCCGACATCTACGTCAAGGAGATGCCGCTCGCGGGCGTAACCATCGGCGGCAGACGCTTCGAAGGCATCTTCGCCTACCGCGCGCATACCGTGCCGAAGCTCATAGAGGAAGTTCCCTTCCGTAACCCCTTTCTGGAACCGGATCACCCGAGCCCGACGGTCCAGGATGCGCCGGACGCAGACGACGCGATCAACCACTTCTAATGCTTAGCCAGGATCAAATCCATGCCCTCCAGAATGCCGCGACGCAGGCGTGGTCTGATGACACGCGCCCTGACGCCTTTCGTGGTCACCCGGTACCTGCGGTGGGCCAGTGCTACGTCACCTCACGCTGGCTTCAGAGCAAGCTCGGGGGACACGTCGGGCGCAAGGATGGTTGTTACTTTTGGACGGACGGCAAGCACGCTCTGGATATCTGCGGTGATCGCCACGTCCTACCGCCTGCCGATCCGTCTATCGAGGGCATCCGGCTGGACGAAGAGGATCCCGGCCTGCGGCTTCACCCGGAGCACCTTCGGTGGAGGACGGCACCGATGCTCTACAAGCGAACTACTCATCCTATCTTCGCCGGGCATGAGGTCATCCCGGACATCGATCCGGAGCCGCGCACTGTCCGCTTCATGTCGCGCGCCGATCGCGCGCTAGAGGGCCGCTACGCCAAGCTCGCGTTCGACCTCGGAGACGCCTACCCCGGCGAGGAGGCGCAGGCGGTCGAGAACTACAACCAGCGCTATCTCCACGACACCCCCGGAGCCCCGGACGGCCCGAAGACCTACAACGTCGTCTACGGCAATGGCAACCTTCATCTCTCGGCCGACGACTCCCACGAGGAGCTAGCTCGCCAGGCCGGGATCCCGGTCGACCACACCGGCCCGTTCGCCGCCGGATTCGTGACGGTCAATATGGGCAGCGCCAACTGGCAGCTACGGTCGAACATCGCTCTCCACGCCCTGGAGCGGGTGCTCAAGGACTACGACAAGCACGTGGGCTGGGAGTGGGGCGGGCTCGTGGACTCCAGCGGGCAGCCGATCAACGATGACTTCGCTCCGAAGAAGTCATCCCGCCTGATCTACGCCTGGCTACCTGATACAGAGCATCTGCTGCTCGCGCGCTCCGCATGGGACCTCGCCACGGCGATCGAAGCTGACTACGGCGTGGGACCCAGGGAGGCCGCCGTAACCGGCGCGATTCACATCGAAGGTGCTGTCGCCAAGGTGGCGCGCTTCCGGGATCGCCCGTACCTGTTCACCGCACTGAGCGAGTGGGCAACAGACAGCGGTCTGCGCCTGATGGCCGGGGATAACGTCGTCAAGCGCATCGAAGACCTACAGACCGACAACCTCTGGAGCCCAACCGACAACGAGCCCGAGGGCGGCCAGTTCTTCAACGAGCCGCAGCGTGACGAGCGCGCGCCCGGTGGAGTCTTCAAGTGCCCCGAGTGCGACCAGATTTTCCCCCGCTGGGACCTCTACATTCGTCACCGTGAGCAGGAGGAGCCGATGGGGACGACCGACACCACGGTGCAGCCGTCCAAGTTCCCCGAGCTTCCTGACCAGGACGCCACCTTCCCGCCCAACTTCTCCGAGCAGAGCTTCGAGCCGACGAACGTCGTTGCGGCTCATGGACGCGGGCCGTGGCCCTGGGATGCTGATCTCGCCACTCGCGGGTTCGGCATCTACGTCTACCGTGGCGATCAGCCGGTTGGACAGGTTGGCTTCGGGCAGGCGTGGAGTCCTGAGGAGATCAAGGCTGATCCGCACGCCTTTGAGGGGGACGTGCAGAGTGACTTGGCTGAGGCGGCTAACTGGTTGGCCGCGAATGGGTTCGATTCGGTCAACGTTGCTGGCGGCGACCGTCTCATCTTCCTGAACGGCGGTGTCAGTGCGGTGGTGCCCGCCACGCACGACTTCGTGCGCGACTACTTCCTGCGCCACTTCCCTATGCCCCGCTCGGCTTACCCGGATGGCCCGCCCGGTCCTCCGGGGGCGAACTTCTCCCGTTTCGAGGGCGTCATCCTCCGCACGAGCAATGCAGAGGCAGACAAGGTACCCGGTGTCAATCACCGCTACTTCCGCCACGCAGAGAGCACCTACTACACGGCCTACGAGAACGGATCGCCGGTTGGCTGCGCTGCCCTCGAAGGCCCGTTGCTCACCTGGATTTCCTCACCCGTGGGATTCCACGTCACTGACGCGATCCTCTCGCGCCTTCAGCGAGTCTACACGGACCTCCACATGCACCTCGCCGCTGAGTACTCGCCGGACGGGCAGCGGCTTGCGGCGACTGAAGAGTTCCACGTCCTCACCCGGATGGGCTTCATCCATGCCGGGCACCGTATCTACCGCTGGTCGGCCGACCAGGATCCCTCCAAGCTCCTTGAAGGTGCCGTACCGTTCATCTATGACGTGGACGAGGACTCCGTGACAGTCGGTCACCCCGGCGAGCGCCACTCCGACATCCAGGGCAAGTTCACCCCGGGCGGCATCGTTGAGGGCACATACGAGCCGGGCGGCAAGGTAATCGTCCGCTCGCTCACCAACATGCCCTACACGGTTCGGCACATGCTGGAACTCTGGTATTACCAGCACCCGGAATTCGTCATCAAGTCGGTCCATCTGCGCGACGACGCAGGTAACGACACGAAGCTGGCACGCGTCGCCCGCCCGGTTGATGAAGGCTATTGGGAGGACGAGACGCAGCCGGAACTAGCACGGTCTCGCTACCAGGGTTGGCCTAAGTGGGAGAAGCTCTACCATGGCACGACGAGCAGTCGTGCCGCTGACATCACCCGCCAGGGTCTGCGTCCGTGGGATGAGCTAGGTCAGCATAACTGGGACCCGAGGATGACCCCGCGCCCGGGCCACGTGTACCTAACTAACGACAAGGACTTTGCGTGGAACATCGCTCCCACGACCGCGTCAGATGACGCCACGGTAGTTGAGGTAGATCCGCGCTATCTCGACCCGGAGAACATCAACCCCGACGAGGACGCCACTCCTACTGGGATGTGGGACACCGGCGAGTACGACAACAAGGGCAGGTGGGCGGAGGGAGTTGGCCTGGGAGACAATCCCGAACTCACGCAAGTGATCCTCGAAAGCGACCAGCATCACTCGCTCGCACACCAGGGCACTATCCCTCCGCACGCGATCGTCGGCACGCACGTCATGACCGGCATCAGCGACGACGGCCCCGGAGGCTGGAAGTTCGCCCCCAATCCCGCATACCAGCCCGTGTCGGCACGGCCGATCACGTCCAACATGGAGATCGGCCAGCACATCGCCAACCTCGTCGCCCAGGATGACCTTGCCTGGCGCGTCTACCAGGCCCTCAAGCAGGAGGGCGGGCACGTCTACGTGGTCGGCGGCGCGGTCCGCGACGCCGTCATGGGCGAGGCCCCCAAGGACTTGGACCTGATGGTCACCGGGCTCCCGCATCAGCAGGTGCTGGCCGCCCTGCGCAGGCTCCCCGGTAAGGTCATGCAGCACGGCCAGGACTTCAGCGTCATCCGCTATCGCCAGGACGGCGAGGTCATCGAGATCGCCCTCCCCCGTCGCGAGCGCTCGACCGGCCCCGAGCACACCGACTTCGACGTGCAGGCCGACCATACGATGACCCCCGAGGAAGACTTCGCCCGGCGAGACTTCAATGTCAACGCGATGGGCGTCGACCTCGACACCGGCAAGCTCGTGGACCCCTACGGCGGCGCCGACGCCATCCGGCACGGCACGTTCTCGACCACCTCGACCAAGAGCTTCGAGGACGACCCGCTGCGGATCATGCGCGCGCTCGCGCTCAACGCGCGCCACGGACTCGAACCCGACGAGATGACCAAGGCACAGATGGCGATGTACGCCGATCGCCTCGTGCACCTCCCGGCCGATCGCAAGCGCAATGAACTCTTCAAGATGTTCGGGCTCGACCCCGAAACGCGGGAACCCAAGCCCGCGCCGTACACCGAGCGGTCGCTGCGGCTCGCGCACGAGACAGGCACTCTCCCCTACTTCCTACCCGGCCTCGCCCGCACGATGGGCTTCGAGCAGTACAACCCGCATCACCCCGAGGGCGACCTCGGAGAGCACAACCTGCTCGTCCTCCGTCACGCCAAGCAACTCGGGGCACACCCGCTACTCCAGCTAGCGGCGGCGAACCACGACAACGGCAAGGTGGACTCGCAGTGGTTCGAGTGCAAGCCGTGCTCGCAGACCGACCACGCCACCGGCCTACGCGTGAAGAACCCGATCCCCGGCAAGGTGTGCCCCACCTGCGGGCAGGACGGCGAGGGTCACTACTACGAGTGGCGCCAGGAGAATCCGAACGGATCCCGCACTGTATGGGGAGCCGACCACGCTCCGCTCGGGGCTGACCAGTTCGAGCAGGACTTGCGTGACCTCCGCGTCTCCAACGACGACATCGGCTACATGACGCACATCGTGCGCCATCACATGTTCCCTGCCTTCCACTCCACCAACGGCGCGCGAAAGTTCATCAACAAGGTGGGCGACGAGAACGCCGATGACCTTCTCCTCCTGCGCCAGGCCGACCAGGGCGGCAAGCTGGAATACCCGAGCGATCCGAAGCTCAACGTGGATAAGCAGCGCGAACTGGTGAACAGAGTACGTGAAGCGGGCGAGCCCACGAACGCGAGCCATCTGGCGATCAACGGGCACGACCTCATCCGTGCTGGCTTCACGCCCGGCCCGCAGATGGGCGAGGTACTACGTCACCTCACCGACATCGTGCTCGAAGACCCGGCGGCCAACAACCCGGAAACGCTGCTGAGCGCGGCCAGAATGTATGATGCGTAATCCGTTCAGGCGCAAGGCGATGCCGGTCATCCCGGTGAACCACGACATCCTCAACCAGACCCGTGACGAGTATCGAGGCTATCCCTCGCAGCGGCCGTACGAGCCATACGAGGACTACGGGGCGCGGACGCGGCACCTAGACCGCGATCACGAGACGGTTCGGAGCCTGGAGAAGGAGTGGGATCGCGCCGCCCGCCATGCCATCGCGACCGGCCGTCTCACCCCCGCAGAGGCGGTGGCTCGCGGGTACCGCCCGAGCGGTTACGAGGCCGACTCGAACTCCTGGGCGCCGTACCACGAGAACACCGGGTCCTGGAAGCCGCTGCCGAAGAAGCTCTATCACGTCACCACGAACCTGCCCGACGTTCTGAAGTCCGGGGTTCTGCGGTCGCGTCATGAACTCGATCTCAACGGCGTCAACGCCGGTCGTGGACTCGGCGGCGGTGACGATGAGACGATCTCGCTGACCGACGACCCGACGATCGCGCACAACATCCTCATGGCCATGCGCGAGGGCGCCGACGTTGCCTCCGGCCGCCTCCCGATCCACCGCCTGGTCGAGATGGCCGAGAAGGGCGAGGGAGCCAAGGAGCCGTGGCTACGCAAGATGTTCGGTGACCATGACTGGTCGCGGGGCAATCCTCGCGCGCTTGATGACCTCCTCCTGGGCCGTAAGCCGTTCTACTCACACTTGCTACCCGAGGGCCACCCGCTAAAGGGTATGAGCGGCGGATTTCAGACCCTTCCGGCTGAGGAGTGGGCGCAGTACGGCTACTACCCCTACGAGGACGCCTACGCCCTCGGGTCGCCTGAGAAGCCGATCTACACCGCCCAGAGCGTCTACCGTCACCTCTCGCCAGAGGAGCAGGCGCATGAGGCATTCGAGTGGTGGCGTAACCCGTATGCGCCGATGCGTGGCTGGAGCGGCGGTCCGCCTGACCCGCTCTTCACTAGTGTCGACCCCGAGTGGTTCGCTAAGGTCAATCCGAACCACATCGGCGTCGTTGAGGCCCAGCCGGTCAAGAATGGTCACGGCTACCCGATGGGCTCACTCAAGGAGTGGCGCGTCCCCACGGGTGACGCCGTCAACATCACGGGCGTCAACGGCAAGCCGTGGCCCGTGGTGCCGACCCAGGATCCCGAGGGACAGGCGTCGCTCTTCGATCGCACCGTCGCGTCAGCGCCTGCGAACGGGCCTTCTGTAAACTCCCAGCGCGTGGGAGCGGAGACCAGGACGCAAAAGCTCCGTCGCGCCGCCGAAGTAGAGGCGGCCATTGGCGCACCCGATCAGTCCGAGGTCGTCCACGCCTTCCCGGACGGCTGGACCATCCGCCGTCCGACCACCTGGAGCGATGTGTACCGCGAGGGTGCACTGATGCACAACTGCTGGAACGGCGACTACTCCGACTCTCCGGCGGGCATGTGGGCCAGCCACCCTCAGGGGGATTGGCTCGACCCAGATGAGGATGACAGCGGAGTGGACATCCCTTACGGCCCGCTGTCCGAGTACTACGAGGATGCGAAGGCGGCAGGGCACCCGGTCCTGGAACTTCACCACCGCATTGACCCGGCTGGCTGGTCGAACTACCCGCACTCCCTCCGAGACCCGGACAACATCCCGCATGTGAGCTTCTACTCCGGCCTCCGGTCGAACATGGCGCGCGTTGACCAGCCGCTAGGGATGAAGAACTCCGATCCGAAGCCCGAGTACATGGCGCGTGTGAACGAGTGGGCGAGTACTCGTCAGGCGTCAACGCCCTCTAACGCGGATTCTGTAGACCCGTACGAGATTCGTCCCGCCGACGAGGGATGGTTCTCCCACGACACCGGGACCTTCGTCCCGCGCTTCGATAGCCGTGGCGGTGACACGCTGACGACGAAGCATGGCCAGGGCGACGGTCGCGTCGCGTACTACAACGGCGAGCCGGTCGCGAGCGTGACCTGGCAGGGTGTGCCAGGCGGCATCATGCTTGGCTCGGCGTACACGCATCCTGAGCACCGTGGGAAGGGTCTGTTCAACCGGCTCACCGAGGAGCTTCGTGCGGGTGGCCAGCCGATTGACGCCTTCCATTGGGATAACCCGTGGCTCAAGAACAAGGTTCGCGACTGGAGCCGGATGGCGTCAGCGCCCCCTAATGGCGGTTCTGTAGAGTCTGTGGCCGTGATCTCACCTGAGCAGGTTATGGAGCACATGCGTGCCCTCCACAAGGGCTCGCGTGGACGCTCTCGGGTGGATAACGACATCTGGTGGGAGCGCATGGAGCGCAAGATCCACCAGCATCCCTCTTGGACGCGCACACAACACCCGCTGGCGAGCATCGCCGGGGTGGGCTCCCTGGACGTGGAGCCCGACCGGGTGAATAGCCTCGCGCAGATGCCTGGGCCGATGCCCGAAGTGGTCATCGACCATGAGGGCACCTTGCTCGATGGCTGGCATCGTGCCACCGTCGCGCATCGTCGCGGAGATACGCATCTCCCGGCGTACATCCCGGCGGCGCCCGCTAAGGCATCTTCTGTAGACCAGGAGCGCACGGCCTCGACGCCGCTCCACATGGACTGGACTCCCGGCGAGTGGGGCAAGGGCTTCCTCGTCAACAACGAGCCCGTGATGTGGAACGTCCGCGCTCCGGGGCTGGCCCCGCACCACGACGATGTAGCTGCGACCCGTTGCCCCTGGCCGCAGGACTACGAGTGTCCTATTGTCATCCATCCGAGCGGGTGGTACACCCTGAGCGACAGTAGGTCTCCTGACCCGAATGCCATCGAGAAGGCGAGACGCTTCGCTGGAGGCGGTCTGCGCTTTGCCCCGACGTACGAGCATTGGGAGAAGATGACTCGTCGGTCCTCTGTCGCCTCGGCGCGCGTACGTCCGTACTACAGGCTTCTGCCTTCCTCCATACGCGAGCAGGTGCTTGCTGAGGGTATGGTCCCCAACCCCGTTACGGGCAACCCGATGCACTTCTGGGACAACCTCCCAGAGGCGCGGCGTTACGCCGAGATTTGTAACGGCATCGAGCCGCACGACTTGTGGGAGGTTCATCCTCGCGCTGTCGGTAGGCTGAAGCGCGATCCGTGGTTCAAGCAGGTTCCGGCGGACTACTGGGACCCCGCGCCAGGCAGGGGTCGCCCTGGCGCCTGGCAGAGCGATGTCACCCACATCGCTCCTGAGCGCCTGCGCCTAGTTGACGACCAGGACGGCGAGGTAACGCCCTCTAAGACATCTGCTGTCAACCCGCCCAAGAGGCCCTACCTGATGCAGTTCGGTGCCCCGTGCCCGAGGTGCGGCAGCGACCTCTCGATCGTGCCTGAGATGAACGGCTACGTGTGCAACGGCTGCTCGTCCGGTTACACCTTTGGGGATCGCATGAAGATGCACGAGCAGCTAATTGCGCCACTGGGCGATGCCTTGCGCGCCCTTCCGGAAACCGAGCACCCTCTAGGACCTACGACTGGCTCGGTAACGCCCTCTAAGTGGGCCTCTGTAGACGAAGAGTGGCTGCTATGCCCCGAATGCGGCGAGCACCAGATGTACCTCGAACAGACCGGCGTTCCAACTCTCCTGTGCCTTGGGTGCGGACACCGCCAGATGGTCGGCGGCGATGATCCTGTGCCCGGCCGTGAGTACCCCTTCGAGGACATGGGCGCGGTGCCGGGCGAGGTTGACCCGCGCGTTCTGCCGGAGGGCTTGACGCCCCGCCAGGGCGCAACGCCTCACAAGAGCGTGAAGCGACGCCCGCACTCGCACATCACCACCGGGCAGCCGTGCACCTGCCCGTGGGGCGCACACACCTACATGGGGCGCACCGCGTCCAAGTTCGACTGGCTCGCCGCGCGCCCGGACATGCAGACGCCGGAGGGTGAGGAGTTCCTGCGTTTCCTTGATGAACAGGGCTACCGCCAGGCCGACAAGCTGCTCCCCTGGGTCGTTCGTGAGTGGCGTAAGGGACGCCTGATCCCAAATGATGTGGGAGGACTTGGCGTCCCCGGTCCCGGGCAGTCCCCGCTCAACCCGCAGACGCTGGCCGAGATTCAGCGCGACCTCGATCAGATGAAGAAGGCCCGTCAGGGCATCGACATCATGCAGTTGGGTGCGCCGGAGTTACTGACCCGCATTACCGACTGGCGCGCCGACCAGGAGGCTAAGGCCCGCAAGGATCTCGGTGAGGTTGTTCACGAGTTCCCTGACGGCTGGACCGTGCGGCAGTTGAACAACCGGCATGAGATGCGCGACGAGGGCGACATGATGGGCCATTGCGTTGGGAGCTATGGCGATGATGCAGAGCTAGGCAGTTCTGTCTTCCTGTCGCTTCGCGACCGCAAGAACCATCCCCACGCTACGCTCCAGATGACGCCGGATCACGCCGAGTGCGCCAACTGTGGACATGACTACGGTCGATACGGTCATGGCCAGCAGTGCGATCACTGCGGCGGCGTGATCCGCGCCCGGGTCGGTCCCGGGTCGGAGACGACGGAGTACAAGGGTCGCTCCAACCAGGACGTGGACGACGAGTACAACGACCGCATGAACGAGTACCTCGGGACGAAGGGCGCCGAGGCGGCTGCCTACCAGCCGTGGTGGGATGACACCTACCACATGGACGGTCCCGAATCTCTCACACAGTTGGTCGGGTACAACGGCGGCTACGTGGGTGGCCGCGAACACCATCTGCCGGATATGCACCCGTATGCGCAGGATCAGTGGTACGAGAACGAGCCCGAGGATTACCGGATCGCGCAGGGCGACGCCGACGAGCATGGCGTCGAGGGACCCGACCTAGAGATCGGGGACCCGAACTACGAGAAGATCATCGGCTCGATGATTGAGCCTGACCGGTTCGAGTCGTCGTGGAACACGTGGCAGGACGGGCGGAACCAGCGCGTCCAGGTACAGCCGGGCTACCGTCCCGAATGGGCGAACTTCCTCCTCCAGCACGCGAAGGAGGCCGGTCACGAGGACTATCTTCGCGAAGCCCTGACCGAGCACATGGCCGACAACGGCGTAGCGGATTGGCGCAAGCTCCGTCCGCTGGAGTTCCACCAGGAGATTGACCCGATCGCCGCGCAGTACTACAACCACCTCGGCGGCGCACTGATCCCGAGGTGGCGGTCAATTGAGCCCTACGACCCTCGGCCGAGGCCGAAGAGGACGCCACCGGGGCAGGAGACATTGTTTGACCGTACCGTGGCGAAGCGCCATGGACCACTACAGGGCGGCCCGGTACAATCGCGTAACGAGCATGAAGAAGATCGCACTCACATCGGCGCAGGGCGGCCGGACGACCGTCGTGACCTGCTCGGGCTGCCGGGAGCCGATCGCGCTGCCCGGGCCGACAGGCGTCTGTCCGCACTGCCGGACGCTCAATCACGCCTAGCCGCGAACTATAAGTCCGAGGCCGACTTCATGGCGGCCGAGATGCCGCACTGGTCCTTGGACAAGTACAACGCCCAGGGCCACCCGATGTACTCGTGGCCCGACGCGAACGGCAACCGCCACATCGTTACCGGCTTCGGCAGCGTCCATGGCGGCGGCCGAGGACAGCCGGTCCCGGTCCAGATTGGAAACATCAGGCGCCAGCTACAGCGCTGCGAGCAGGGCGCGTGCGATCACGTCTTCACCAACGCGGAGCACCCGATGGCTCAGCCGGTGTCGACGGAGGACGCACAGGCACTCTTCCAGCGCCAGCTTACGCACGGGCAGCGCGTTCTCCTCAACGGTCAGCCGCACTATGTGACCGACATCGTCAATGACCCGCACGAGCCGCTTGTCAGCGTTGTGCACGCCGAGACGGGCGAGGAGAACATCGTACCCCCGTCGCAGCTACGTGCGGCGCGTGTTGCCACTGACTTCCGCCGGTACCCCGACTCCGATCTCCAGATGTCGGCGTGGAACCTCATGGTCAACGGCGACAACCTCTCGCGCCAGGACGCGATCGACCGCCTCGTGAGGATCCACCCCGGCACGACGCCGGAGATGGCCGACAAGGCGATGCAGAACGCCCTCATGATGTGGTTTGAGGGCGAGAGCGACGGCGGCCCATACGAGGGTCCGTGGTGGAAGCGCGTGATCGAGGAGGACATCAACGACTCCGTGAAGCCGGACCCGCGCATCCCGAAGCGCCAGGGCAACGTCCTCGACCCGATCCGCGACACACTCGACCCCACGGTATGGGATGACCCGGCCTCCCCCACTCCGCGCCTCAAGCACGAGCATCGGCTGTGGATCATGGACTCGATCTACAGCATCCTAAGCGAGGCGGGTTACACGGGCTGCGAGAAGTGGGGCAGCCTGTATCTCACCGGTAGCCTCACGACGTACCAGTACGCCGATCACTCGGACGTGGACGTGTCGCTGTTCGTGGACGCCGAGCAGTTCCCCGAGTGGTCGCGCTCGGAGATGATCGGCCTGATGATCCAGGCGTGCGACGGCCTCATCATGCCGGGCACCACACATGAGCTACAGACCTACGTCGTGGCGCGCGGCATCAAGCCCGCCGACCTCTACCAGCCCGGTCTACGCTCGGGCTACAACGTCATCCAGGACAAGTGGCTCGTCCCGCCCCAGCCCGATCTCGCGCACGATCCCGAGCACGAGGAGAACGAGGCATACACGCAGGCGCTCATCAACGCCGACAAGATGGATCGGCTGCTGCGCTACGAGCCCGACAAGGCCGTCATGTTCTACCGGCAGCTACACCGCAAGCGGATGCGCGACCAGGCGGCGGGCAAGGGGGACTTCGCCGCCTCGAACCTCACCTACAAGATGCTGGACAACCGAGGGCTGCTCCAGCAGGTGACAGGGCTGCTCGCGGGCGCTAAGCTGTCGTCCGACGTGCCCGACTACTTCCCCGAAGACTGGACGCCTGAGCCTGATCCGAATACGGTGCCCAATCACCTGATTACCGAGTACCTGAAGTCGCTCCCGCCCGATAAGGCCGAGGCCGAGGCCGAGACGATGGCCCGAAACATCATCGAGCAGCAGAAGGCGGCTACGGGTATGGACCTGATCCACGACGGGAAGGACTACACCGATCTCCTGGTTTACATGAAGAAGGTGAATCTCCTCGGCCAGTGCCATAACTGTCACGGTACGTACAAGGTCGTCCCGGGCACCGGAACCCTGATGGGACTGCCGAGCGACAAGTGTGCCTACTGTCGCGGCGATGAGAAGCGCCCGCCGCCCCCGCGCGACCTAACGGTGATGAAGGAGTCCGAACACGGCCACCCGGTCGTGTTCGACACCACGAGCAAGCACAACGTCACCGTAGAGGATCAGCGTCAGTGGTCCGACTACGACGAGTGCGGGCAGTGCGGACGGCCGCGTTCCGCGCACCGCTACGCCGAGCACGAGTTGGATGAGCACCGTGCAATTGACGAGAAGCTAGGCTACCCCCGACGCTCAATTGAGGACTTTCAGGGTTGGCAGCCGATTGGGCTCAATCACCACTTCGACGGACCGCCGGTCGAGTATCACCCGTGGGTCGAGCCCCAGGAGCACCCGAACCCCTGCACCGAGACTCACCACTACGACCGGGAAAGCCTGGAACAGGCGATGCGAATGGGCGGCGGGCAGTTCAAGGATACCTACGGCACGCCTCACGAACTCATCAACGAGGGCGGACACTATCGCTTCCGCACGGTGAGCGAACACAACGGCAGCCGGAACCCGTACGCCGATCCGGGCTTCAAGGTGCCGGTCGAGGATGTGCACACGGCCCTGGGCTACCATCAGCCCTGATGCGGCGGGGTAAGGGGTGATGCTGCGCCCTGAACGTGTGAGCGCGGCGCGTTCGTCTGACACACCTCTCCGTCGCCCCGTGAAGAGCCCGAGCCTCGCTCGGCTTTCGCGTTTCTAGGCAAGGAACGAGTGCACCTCTGCCACCTCAATAGGTGGTATGGCATTCACGCCGAAGCAGTGGAAGAACTCCCCCGATAGCTCAACGCCGCTTGACGCAGCGGGCCTCATCGATCTTGAGACGCGCCTAGCTGCCTATGCGGAGACGCAGCCTGGTCCTGAGGGTCCCGCCGGTCCCGCCGGTCCCGCCGGTCTTGAGGGTCCCGCCGGTCCTGAGGGTCCCGCCGGTCCCGCCGGTCCTGCCGGAGCCGATGGCGCAGACGCTTTGGTGCAGATCGTAGTCACGGGACCCGCCGAGGCATCCCCGGATCCGAGTGCCTATGCCGCCAACACACTCTGGATCGCAAGGCTCCTATAAATGAGTTACACCACCGAAGTACTCGCTGACACTCCCCATCTCTATTACCGGATGGGAGGCTCGACCCCGATCCACGATGAGATCAACCCGACCATCAGTTTGCGGGACCTTGTCATTCCTGCGGGCAATCTTACCGCTGTCGCTGGAGCGCTCGCAGCAGACTCGGATCAGGCTCGACAGTTCAACGGCTCGACGGAATACGCCGACCGTAGCGGGCTCGACCTGTCAGGGACAGCCGGAGCACCCCTCACCTTCGAATGTTGGTGCTGGATTGACGCCTACTCGAACGATGATCGGATGCTCGCTGAGTTCGGCGGCGCGTGGTCAACGAACTCCGGGACATTCGTCATCGATCCCAACAACTCCGCAACCGGTGCGGAGGCCAACACGGTTAGCGTGGGCTTTCGCACGAACCTCAACGAGATCGTCCGTCACACGTTCCCGCGCTCCGCGATGTCCGCTGCGGCCTGGCACCACTTGGTAGCTGTCTACACGCCCGATCCGGCTGTCGCCTCCGCGAGCCGTATCAAGGTGTACGTAGATGGAGCGCCCGTGACGACCACCTCGCGTCAGGACGCACTCGTCACCGCCAGTACGTTCAAGGTGAGTGGCACGCTATTCCTGATGGCTCGCGGCACTACGTCATTGAACCTGGCCGGACGCCTCGATGAGGTTGCCGTCTACAAGGGCGAACTTTCCAGCACGCGCGTTGCTGCCCACTACGCAGCGGGCACCGCCACCACGTCTCCCCCGGCGAATACGACCGCTCCCGCCATCACCGGCGTCGCAGAGACCGGACAGACGCTCACCTGCTCCACCGGCACATGGGCGAATAGCCCATCCGCGTACGCATTCCAGTGGAAGCGGGCAGGCGCGGTAATCTCCGGCGCGACCGCTAACGCCTACGCTCTCCAGGTGGCTGACCAAGGCCAGCCTGTGACGTGCACCGTGACGGCAACGAATGCGGGCGGCTCCGTATCCGCCGATTCGAACACCGTCACACCCACCGCACCTGCTGGCAGCCCTCCGGCAAACACCGTCGCGCCTGCGCTCACCGGCACAGCGGAGACCGGGCAGACGCTTGCGTGCTCGAATGGCTCCTGGACCAACTCGCCCACGAGCTTCGCATTCCAGTGGAAGCGCGCTGGCACGAGCATCCCCGGCGCAACGTCGAGCCTCTACGACCTTCAGCCCGCCGACGAGGGTCAGGCAATCCTTTGTACGGTGACTGCCTCTAACGGCGCGGGCTCCGCATCGGCAGATTCGAACGCGGTGACCCCGACTGCCCCCGCGACGCCGCCCGCCCCTGTCTCGGCGCGCATGTCTGTGCTCGTGAGCGGCACTTGGCAGCCCGTAACGTTTGCGAGGGGCTCAGAGGGACTCAATCGCTTCTACGTCGAAGATTACGTCGCGTCCGGTGTCAGCGACCAGCAGGCAATCAATGACGCCATCGGGGCGGCGTTCGCGCAGGGTCGCGCGGATGGCTCCCACTACGCCGAGGTCATCTTCTCTGCCGAGCGTGGCGAGTACCTCCTCGATGGCCCCACGATCAAGGGCGGGACCACCCTCGGCAACGCGCAAATCCCGCTCCCGATCTGCGACGATGACGAGCAGAAGTTCACTCTCGTCCTCAAGGGGACCGCCAACGCGAGTACCTGGAACCACTGGAACCAGGACGTTGCGCAGCACAACGGTGTGATTCTCCGCAGTACGCTTACCGGCGTCGCAACTGATCCCAGCTACGGTGTCCCGTCGATCATCGGCGGCCCCGACCCGACAGACGCGATCATTGCCACAAGCCCGTTCCCGTCCGGGTGGAGCAACATGCTCCTCGTCATCGACGGACTCCAGGTCATCGCGCCGCCTAACCCCGGGCTTGTCGCAGTCAATCTCAAGCGCATCGCGATGGCAGACGTCAAGAGCCTCTCGACGCTCGCCTTCCAGACGACGGCACAGATGAACGCCGCGAAGCCCACAAACCCGAATGGCGCGGGTCTGATCCTGCCGAAGGTTGGCAACAACGACAACGTTACGATTGACACGTTCTCGTGCGCGGGCTTCTACACCGGTATGACGCTCACCGACCACCTCGCTGCGAACCGAATCGGCATCCTGTTCGCCAAGAAGGCACTGGGCTTGTACGGACTAGGAGGACGTGCCTTCCACGGCGCGTCGATCCTCAATCTCTCCGTCGAGGCGAGCGATACCATCATTGACACCAGCGTCAACGCTGGCTGCAAGTTCCCCGTGTTCATCGGTAACCTGAACATCGAGACGAGCACCGGTACGACGTTCAGCGATCCGACTAACGGCCTCGTCGGGCAGATCAACTTCACCGACAACAACAACGTGGCGCCCACAGTCAGTGGGGCGAAGAACGTTCGCATCACCGACCTAAACCGGGTCGCTGGCGCGGCTCCCTCCACGCCAGTAATCCCGGCCTCCGCTACGCCGTTCACCAACCCCTTCTTCCGTGACGCTGCCGTCCTCGTCAGCGGCGGCACCGTTACCGCAATCGCGGTAGACGGCCAGACGCTCGGCGTCACGAGCGGCCTAGTGATGTTGCCGTCAGGGAAGACGATCACACTCACGTACTCGTCCGCCCCGACGTGGACGTGGACGCTGCTGTAAGGGCGCTGGCTTGCCGATGCTCTATCCGTCTACCGGACTCTTTCCGGCAAGCACGCTGTACCCCGGTGGGACTTCGGAAGCTCCCGTCACCCTCCCGCCGCTCACGCCGAGGGTGCGTGGGATCAGGCCGGAGCCTTCCGCAAAGTACCTAGGGAATGAGAATGTCCCCCGCGACATCAAGCGGCTCCGTCGCTCCGTCTACGACACATTCCGCCGCTTCGGTCAGCCGATCCTGGTGAAGCGCATGTACACCGCCGAGGACGTAGAGAGCGGTCTCGCGCAGCGCTCCCCCAACATGGCCGACGCCTACGGCCAGACACGCGCCGTCGACCCACTCTCCTGGGGTACCGGCTTCTGCTCGGTTCAGACGGCTCCAGGCGAGTGGATCGCGCCGGACGGGACGATCGTCAAGGCGGCCGTCAAGCCGTCCAGCGCGCACGTACCGGCTCCCCTCTATCGTGGCTTTGATCGCGGCTACCTGACGTACTTCATCGAGCCCGACGCAGCCGAGGACTTCTTCAAGCTCGCGCCGACCGGTGCCCTCATCAAGGTTCAGACGGCTACCGCGCAGGCTCCCTGGTGGCCGGACATGAACGACAACGACATGATCGTCAACGTCGAGCTAGACCGCAGCGGCAACATCGTGGCGACCCACGAGCGCTACCAGGCCAAGCAGGTCAACCCTGTATCTATCCGTGGACAGGACCGCAGGGGCAGGCGGGAATACTCGGGTGACGTAGGCAACCGGTGGACAGTCGGCCAGAGTTTCGAGATGACCCTTGTGCCTACCACGTCTCCCTTCCAGCACGTGGATACAGATAGGTAGCGTTGACTCCCCGGGGGGAGTAGGCTACACTCCTCTCCATGCCGACGACACTTCCCGAGGGTTGGTTCCAGCGTGACGTGACCGTCACCCGGACCGAGCAATTCCACAACACGGACCGCAACGTGGAGGCCGGGAGATACCGCTTCCTCTACTTCCCCACCGCGACCGGCGGCGGCGTTCTCCAGGCGTACAGGGGCGGCACGAGCAAGGCCACCGGAGCCCGCTTCGACCCCGAGCACGAGTGCGTTGACAGGATCAACGTCACGCTCGCGGACAGCGAGGCCATGACGCCCTACATTGAGTCCTACCTTCGCGACGGCGAGTGGAGCGAGTCGGCATGACCGACGCTCTCACCCTCCCCGAGTGGTACGACCCGCAGAACTTCTCCGACGCGGGCCTCATGCGCACGATCTCCGGCGTGGCCGACCTGGACATCGAGTTCGAGTACGACCCCGGTGACCGCAGCGTCGGCCTTGCGGACGGTTTCACCTCCGTCGCCTTCTCCCTGACCGGCACAGGTCTGTTCGACGTGCACATCGCCTTCGAGTACCAGCAGGGCGAGGGCGGCAACCACGACGTGGTGCTCGGCCTCTGGACGCTATGCAGCGTCATGGTGAAGATGTTCGGCGGGGACATGCCCCTGACGTGGAGCATGGAGCCCCGTCCTTATCTGCTCGCTGATTTCCCCGTCCTGCTCAAGATGGCGCAGGACAAGTGGGCCGACATGGAGCGCGTCGAGCGCGAGCAGGCCGAGGCCGAGGCCGCCCTGTTCGAGCAGCACGAGCAGGAGGAACGCGAGGCCCACGAGCAGGGCAAGCACAACGACGGCTACGACCATCCCGACTGTACGCTGTGCCCGTGATGTTCCCCCTCGGTCAGACCGTCATGACGCCGGGCGCTCAGGAGATCATGGAGCGCCTGGACCCGGACGGCAACGTCCAGCGCTACGCCAGTGGGCTCCTCGACCGGCACGTCTCCGGCGATTGGGGCGACGTGGACGAGCAGGACCGAGGCACGAACGAGAACGCCCTGAAGCACGACGGCCGCCTCATGAGCGTCTACGGCACCGACTTCGCCACCAAGCTCTACGTCATCACCGAGGCCGACCGCTCTGTCACCACCATCCTGACTCCGAGGGACTACTGAATGCCCGTTATCACGCAGTCGGCATACCAATGCCCCGACCACGGGCTCGTCAGCGACAACGACGCCAGATTCGCCGACTGGTACTGCCCGACGTGCAAGCGCGACCTGGAGGAGGTCGAATGCGTCCTCGTCACGGCCGCCGACTGGCGGGGGGCCGTAGGCGAGCCGGTCACGATGTACCGCTACGGCGACGAGTGGACGAGCGTCGAGCGCGGCTATCCGCACCAGGACGCCGACGAACGGGCCGAGTTCGCCCGCCTTGGGGGGCAGTAGGTGAAGCCGCCCTGCCCCACCTGCCCCTGGCGCAGGGGCGCCGACGCGCGCAGGATCCCCGGCTTCAAGATGGAGCTTGCCGAGGAGCTTGAGCCCACCTGCACCGACCAGATGGGCAACGTCTTCGCGTGCCACTGGTCCAAGGACGGCACCGAGCTTGCGTGCCAGGGGTGGATGGTCAGATATGGCGGGGACAACATCCGCGTCCGTCTCCTGCTCATGCATGGGCGCATCGCGCCGGAGCAGGTGTGGGGTCCCTTCCCCGAGGAGTGGGACCTCTACGAGACCTACGACGAGATGATGGCGAACCTGCGCGCCACTTGGGCGCTGCACGAGGAGTGACGCGCTATGGCAAGCCGCCCCTGCCCCGGCCCGGGATCACTGAAGACCACCGCTTGTATTGTGTGCGGTTCCCCGGGCCAGGGCCTGAGCAGTTCGCCTCTCGGCGGCTAGAACCCTAGCAGCCGCCTAGCTGGACGTCCGCGCCCAGCCGTGAACCTCGCAATCGCGCTTCACGGCGAAGACGTTCGTCCCTGGCTTGCTTGAGTCAGGGCGCGGACAAGTACAACCGCGCTTGAGCGCGTCGTCCGAGCCCGGGTCTGGTTTCGTTGCCTGCTGAACCATCAGCCTCCCTTCGGGTTGTCCGAGAGGACGCTAGCAAAGGTCAGGCCGCCCGTGCGTAACGGGCGATGGCTCCCCCACTGAAGGCGCCGTTCTACGTACTCTCCGATACGCACTTCTACCATGAGCGTATCCTTGAGTTCTGCGGTCGCCCCTATGACCACGAGGTCATGATGGTCAAGCGCTGGCAACGCACCATCGATGACTCAGACACGATCCTTCACCTCGGAGACCTGTTCTTCGGCGGGCAGGAAGGATACGACCGGTTCAAGGAAGAACTGACGCCGAATCTGCCTGGCAAGAAGTTCATCATCCTCGGTAACCATGACAAGAAGAAGTGGGACTACGAGGCACTCGGCTTCACCGTCCTGAAGCCGTTCTCGATGCCCTACCGGGGCTATACCGTCTCCTTCTCGCACTACCCGCTGTTCGTGCATGACCACAAGGAGATTCACGTGCACGGCCACATCCACAACCACCCGTACGCACGTGGCGAGAGGTCTAGAGCGCGTAACATCAACGTCTCGGTCGAGGTACTGGACTACCGTCCCCACCGCGTCACTCGCCTGCTGAACTCGTTCATCGCCAAGCGCAACGGCGGCTCGAAGCGCTACTACAACTCGCGCTCGTACAGGCAGAGTAATACTCGTGATAGAGGAACAGGTAGCCGAGCGTAAGTGGCGGAAGCAGAAGCTCACGGCTGAACAGAGGAGAGAGGCGAAACGCCTGAGAGCCGAGGGTACGTCATGGACAGCCCTCGGGCGTCGGTATGGAGTGCACTTCCAGACGGTGCAGCGCGCCGTCGCGGCAGGCGATCCTCCCGAGATTTGGGGGCGGCACCTAGCCGACTCGGGCTACGTTCAGGTGATGCCCTCCGACGAGTGGCCGTTCCTCGAAGCGATGAAGCGTCCCTCCTCACGCTACGTCGCAGAGCATCGGTACGTGATGGCGAATCACCTTCGTCGGCCGCTCGAATCGTATGAGACGGTCCATCACAAGAACGGCGACAAGACCGATAACCGCATCGAGAACTTGCAGCTACGGACAGGGCAGCATGGGACCGGTCAGGCTGGACGATGTGCGGAGTGCGGTTCGTGCAACATCATCTTCGATGATGTATAGGGCAGGCAAGCGATGACGAAGAAGGGTAGGCGCCAGTACGTGTAGCTACATGACGCGCGCCAGTATCTGGCCGATAACGGGTAGCATGCCCGCTCTCCCCTCCAAGGTGTTCCGTCTCGGCGCAGTCGATGTCTCCTGGGAGGAGACGGATCCCGGCGTCGCCCTCATCAAGGTACTTGGAGGCACGGCCGACGATCGCGCCGTCGCCCTCTACGTCACCCGTGTCTCCCTAGCCGAGTGCGGCTACGAGGCCGCGCAGTTCGAGATCACCGGCTCGGTGACCAAGCAGTCCCACTGGGACGACATCATGGCGAAGGCCAAGCGCCTGATCGACTCCGGGCAGGTACAGGTTCTGCGCAACCACCGCAACATGGTGGTGGGTCACGTCATCGGAGACCACGGCGAGTACAACTGCGAGTTCTCCCGCGACGACCCCAACTCGTGGACGATCACCGGCTGGCAGTGCGAATGCCCCTGGGACCAGTACGCCTGGCAGCGCACGCGCAAGTGGAAGAAGTACGAGGGACGCGTCTGCTCGCACGTGCTGGCCACGTTCTGGCAGGCGCGCCGCACGCCGGTCGATGAAGACTACGACCCGAGTGAGCACGGGCCGCTGCCCAAGGGCCAGATGGGACCCGCTCCGAGCGCGCCCCCTGGAGCCCCTCCCGGGCCGCCTGCGGGGCAGCTAGACCTCGACGCCGCCGGTTACGCCCCTCCACCCCTCCCGAGCCCTCAGCAGACCCCTGCGCCGTCCCCTGCGCCCGCCCCGGCTCCGGCTCCGGCTGGGATGGCTCCCCCGGGCTCCGGCGTGATCCCGCCGCAGCCGATGCTGCCCGGCTTCGGCGTCGACCAGTTGCAGCTACCGATCCCGGGCACGACCCCCGGCGGTGGCATCTCGCAGCCCAACGCCGTCTCCGTCCCCGGCGCCAAGGTCCCCGATCCCTTCAACCCCGTGCAGAACGCAGGGGGTACGTTCTCCCACGTCGCCGCAGCCGAGTTCACGCCGGACATGCAGGTGCGGCTCGACAAGCCCCACATGGGCATCCTCGAAGGCAAGTCCGAAGAGCACGGCGCCGGGCAGTACATGGAGATTCCCCAGAACGAGATCGGCACCGTCATGGGAGAGGACGAGCTACCCGTGCTCGGCAAGGTCGTAGAGGTGATCTTCGCGGGACCGTGCCGCAACAACGGGCCGATGGAGCCCTACCACGTCCGTGCCTTCATCCCCGCCTCGGACCTAACGGTGGCGGGATGGGTCAAGGCACCCGGCCCCTTCATCAAGCGGAGATAGATAACCCGTGTAACGCTCAACGGTTGACATACGCGACGAGACGTTGATAGGGTCCTATCCACGCAATCGAAGCCCTGGGAGGGTCTCACGATGTCCACCGTTCCCGTCGCGACCACGAAGTCGCGTGTCCGTCAGCGCACCTACGTCGCGCCGAACCGCAACCAGGTTCTCCTCGCCCTGTACCGCTCGGTGGGCGAGAACGGCAAGCGCGTCCCGCTGACGGCGAAGGACGCGGGCACAACCCCCGCCTACATGCTCAACCTGGAGAACCCCGACGTGGGGTCCGCGCTCGTGCGCCGCGTCGGCGTCGAGCAGACCGGCAGGCCCGGCCGCCCCGCCGTCCTGTGGGCGCTGACCGACGCGGGCGTCAAGCGCATCGGCCAGGCCGTGGGCGACCTCGACCGCAAGGGCAAGCGGATCCGGTAGCCCCATGGCCGACGCTGAGCACACAATCACCGTCGAACCGGCAGGCAGGGGCTACTACGTCGCAGTCTGTTCGTGCGGGCGGTACCACTCCGAACTGAAGTCGAGTAGGCTCGACGCCGAGATGGACGGGGACGACCACCTGCTCGACGTGCTCAGCGTCCGGGTCATCGACCTCATGCAGAAGAGAGACGAGAAACGCAACGGCGAGCAGGAGGACTGAGCCTCGCAGTACGGTTGACCTACCCTCGTAACCCCTGCTAAGCTCCTATCCATGCCTGTTAGTCACCCGTTCACCACCTCCCTTGAGCCCGAGACATGGTTCAAGGGAGGCTCGGGCATCGACAAGGAGACGGGCGAGCCGTTCGCCCTCGTGGTCCGCAACAAGAACGACCGCGCGACGACCTGGACCCTGCGCCTCACGACCAACCGCAACGGCAAGACCGACTGGCGCGCGGTGGCCCACACGACCTCGCAGGGCGAGACGGTCGTCTACCCGTCGCCCCGCAACCTCTCTCACTCCCACATCGACACGCACCTGCGCAACGTCGCGCAACCGGGCGAGTGGGTCGGCACGCGATGGAGTCCTCGATGACGTTCAAGATCACCTACACGGCCAACCGGCCCCCGCGCGAGGTGGACGAAACCCACTTCGAGAAGAGCAAGGCGTTCGCGCCGGTCCTGACGCTGGCGGTGGGCGAGTCCACCCCTCCCGGCCGTTACGTCTCGGCCGGGTACAGGAAGATCGAAAGGATTTCGTGATGGAGCGCTACGCCCGCAACATCGTGTATCACCGCTTTGTCCCCGGCGACCAGTTCCGGCCGCACGCGAGTTTCGACACGCTCGTGGAGGCCGTGCAGTACGCCGACGAGGTGGCCAAGCAGCGCGAGGTCATGGTCATCGACGTGGAGCACATCGAGATGGGCGACATGCTCGTGCACCCCGCCTGCGCCGATCTCGTCGCCCGCGCCACGGCATAGCCTCGGGGGCAGTAACGGGTACGCTTGACGTAACCCTTTCCTAGCCTGTAGTATCCTCTCTGCAAGCAGCGCCCCTTTACTCCCCACGATTGGAGTCACGACATGGCCGCGAAGAAGACCTCCCGCAAGTCCCCCCGCAAGCGCCGCTCCAGTGCCGAGCGCTTTGACGTCTACGTCGCCGTCAACGAGGCCATGAACAAGGCGCTCGACGCGGGCATCAAGCCCTGGCGCAAGCCCTGGAGCAGCAAGCCCGGCCAGCCGATCGAGCAGATGCGCAACGCGATCACCGGCCGTGCCTACCGGGGCATCAACGTCTTCCTCCTCAACGTCGCCGCCGCCTCGATGGGTTACAACGATCCGCGCTGGCTGACGTTCAACCAGGCCGCCAAGCGCGCCAAGGCCGTGTGGCTGAAGGCCAACGGGCACGCGGACGATGAGGCGGGCGAGACGGCATACATGGAGGCCGTCAAGGCGGGCTACCGGGGCGGCGTCATCAAGGGCGAGGAGTCCACCCTCGTGACCCTCTGGAAGCCGTTCAGGGCCGACGCCAAGGACCCGAAGACGGGCGAGGTCATCCTGGACCCGAAGACCGGCAAGCCCAAGCAGGTCCAGCGGCTGCTGCTCACCTACTTCAAGGTCTTCAACGTCGAGCAGTGCGACAACCTGGACCTCGCCAGCATCGTGGAGGAGCCGGAGGCCGAGCCCGAGGTCGAGTTCACTCCGATCGAAGCCGCCGAGTCCATCGTCACCGAAATGCCCAACGCCCCCAGCCTCCGTCACGGCGGCAACAGCGCCCACTACGCGCCCTTCCTCGACCACGTGCAGATGCCCGAGCGCGGCGACTTCCGCACCGAGGAGTCGTACTACGCGACGCTGTTCCACGAGCTTGTGCACTCGACCGGCCACGAGAGCCGCCTGCACCGCGTCAAGCAGTGGACGGGCTTCGGCAGCGGGCAGCCCTATGCGCAGGAGGAGCTTGTGGCCGAGATGGGCTCGGCGTTCCTCTGCGGCATGGCCAACATTGACGGCGACCTGGACCAGAGCGCGGCCTACCTCAGCGGCTGGGCGAAGGCCATCAAGGACGAGACGGCCAAGGACCGCAAGTGGCTGGTCATGGCCGCCGCCCGCGCGCAGAAGGCCGCCGACTACATTCTCGGCGTGCAGCAGAACACCCAGGAGCCGATCAACGGAGAGGCTGCGTGATGGACGACACCTTCCCCCTGAAGTACCTCAAGCGTCACGAGAGCGGGTACCGTGGCGAGTTCAAGGGCCGCCCCCTGCTCTGCTATTCGGTGGGCAACGGCAGGTTCCGGCTGGAGTTCGTGCGCAGTGGCCGGGGCGCGGATGCCCCGGTCGCCCACGTGGAGGGACCGAAGTACGGCGAGCTACTGCTCGACTGGTTGGACACCCTGGACTACTCGGCCCCCGCGAAGATGCGCCGTAAGGACGGCTGGTGGTGGTTCAAGGGCTACCCCATGGTCCCGCAGTCCGGTGACGGCCGCACAGGCGCCTCAGACTGGCTGATGAAGGGCTCCCCCGTCCCTGTCACGTTCTACCGGCTCAGCAACGCCCGCGCCTTCCTCACCGCCGTCAAGGAGACCCCATGATGGACGACTTCCTGACCGACGAAGACCTCGCGTATCTCCGGGTCCTCGTGGGCCGTGACCTCGGCCGCGAGCAGCGCAAGCTCGCCGCCGCGAGGCCCGGCCCGACGTTGCAGCAGTTCACCGAAGAGAAGCAGCAGAAGATCGAGTACCTGGAGGGCTTGCGGGACAAGCTCTTGCGGGAGCAGCACGTCTAACGGTTACGCTTGACAGGCACTCATCCTACCCTGTATCTTTCTTCCTGCAAGCTGCTTCTCACGACTGGAGCCCTACGACATGCCCAGCACCGCCAACTGGATTCTCCGCACCGCTGAGGGTGTGCCCATGGCATTCCCCTACTACCTCAACGGCCGCAACGGCGCCGTCACCACGCTGGAGGACATCACAAAGTCCGGCACGGCGCAGGCGGCCAGCCAGAAGCAGTTGGTCTACGTCGAGCATGCGGCGACGCACGACACCCTCCGCACGTGCCACCCGGACGGGACGGCCACCCCGGGCCGCAGCTTCACCGTCACCGCGAACGCCGACGAGACGGTCATCATCGTCAGGCGCTCGGGTGACGAGAAGTCGCTGCTGGCCACCGTCAAGAAGTCCCACGGCCCGGACGGCATGTACGCCGGAAGCGACCTCGTGGACCTCCTGCTCACGGTGGCGGCCAACTCGCCGGGGCTCGACCAAAGCGACATGGCCCGCAAGCTCCGCGAGATCGCGCAGGTGATCGGCTGATGCCTCGCACGACCAAAGTCCGCTGGGGCATCTTCGTCTGGGACGGCGACGGGAACATGGGCGAGGGCATCATCGTCGGCGCCTACCAGTCCGCCGAGGGAGACGTGGACACGAAGGCCGACACCATCCGCAAGGCGTCCGAGCGCGCCGGTACCGCTCTGGAGTGCATCGTCGTGCCGCTCGTGAGCGGGAGCACGTCGGCCCGCGACATCGTGGACCGGGTGCTCAACCCGTGATGTGGTGCACGTATGACGACGGCACGGTGTGGCCCTGCGAGGTGCTGCGCCGTGCACTATGGGGGCGAGTGGTCATCCGGCCGATCTCCCCCGCCCCGGACGCCGGTCAGGAGCGCACGGTGGTCGCGTCGCGCATCTTCTCTTGACGCCGCGCTAAGCAGCACCGCGCAGTCACTCAAGGGCCGCTCCTCGGAGCGGCCCTTTTGTCGTTCCCTGAGGTTCGGACCCGACTGGGCGATTATCACCCGTAGATCGGACTACGGAGAGTCAATGACCGCCTACACCCGAACAACCCTCACCGTCCACGCCACGAGGCAGGAAGCGACCGATGCCCTCAACGAAGCCGACCCGGCTCTCCTCCCCCGCGTCGAGTACGACCCTGCGCGACTTCCTGGCTCACGTTGGCTCGTGGCTGCTCGAACGCCTCTCCCAGTGGGCGGCGCGGGCATCTGACCGGCTTGCCACGCCGCCCCTCAGCGGCAAGTACGTCCGTTATCCCTACCTGCTCCGGTTCCCTGACTACACCTGCGGGGTGTACTGGCTCTGGCCGCCGGACGCGCACGCGTACCGCGACGCAGGGGAGGCCGAAATTCACCTCCTCGTGATACAGAGCCTGCCTGACATCGATCTCTCACCCGGTCTCTGATGTGCGGCCCTGCCTGCTCGCTGTGCCTGAAGGCCGGGATACGAGCGCCGAATGACTATGACCTCCAGCAAGCCGTGAACGACTGGTTACGTGCTGTAGATCGCTTCCTTGCGCACATGAAAGAGACGAATGGTGTGGAGGTATGACAGACAGCGCCAGAGAGTGTGGGTTTGCGGTAAGCGGATCCACCATGGTCTGGTCGGCATCGCGCTCGTGGCCGTAGGGACATGGCTCATGTGGGATGACCGCAAGGACTGCCCCTGGCTTCGCGACAACATCTAGGCGATAACGGATGACCTTTTCATTTCTCTCCTTAGGCCACCCATGCATGTCTTCGCATCAGAACTCGTAACCACCCTCGTTCCGCTCATCACCACCATCTGTGGTGGCGGGGTAGGATTCTCCCTCTTCGGTCTTCTCAAGATCCGTCCTGAGAAGCGCAAGCTCGAAGCCGAGCGCGCGAAGATCGAGGCCGAGCGGGAGCGGACGATCACCGATGCAACACGCAACGCCGTCGAGGTGTTCGAGGCAGCGATTCAGAACCTCCGTGGTGACCTCCATGAGGCCCAGGAGGAGGCCCGCAAGCTACGCTTTGAACTTGGGGAGGCCCGGCGCGAGCTTGCCGAACTCGTTTCAGTGAACACTCGCCTTGAGGATGAGGTCCGATACCTACGTGAGCGCGTCGCCTCATTGGAGCAGCAGGCGATGCGCGCGGAGCAGCAGGCGAAGCATGTGGACGACCCACAGTAAGCCTCACCCGAAGGCTCAGTGGACACGCGGGAGCCACGGAGTCGGGTACATCAATCAGTATGGCGACGTGGTGTCGTGGAACACGGCACACGAGCCGGGCGCACATGCCTCCGAAGCATCCTGCCCTCGCCAAGCCTATGCGCACTTCACACTCTCCCCCGGCGGCCACGTAAATGCGCACCTCCTCGGCAACATGACGATGACCGAGTTCTACCGCCTGCTCAACCAGGCTCACCCCGACGCAGCGCCCAAGTGGACCCGCCAGGGCGCCGAGTGGAACGACTCCAACCCCGGCATGGATAACGGCATGCCTGAAGAGGAGCCGGTCTGGTGGGACAAGTGCCCCGAGTGCCACATGGAGCGGCCCGCCGACCAGGCGTATTGCCTGAACTGCAACAAGGTGACCGAGCACCCAGAAAACCCTGAGTGGCAGGACATCCCCGAGGACGAGCACGGCAACCCGGTGGAGATGTGCACTCAGTGCAAGCATACGAAGCAGATCGGTGAGCCGTGTGAGTACTGCGGTCACTACGACTGGAACCCACGTCAGGCGAGCCGCTGGGAGCCAGGGCAGGAACTACCCACTGACATTTCGTGGTTGCGCAACTCGGCGGTCACCTGCCCCGAGTGCGGTACCGAAGACTGCCAGGCGCACTGGCACGATGAGGACGTACAGATGCCCGCCGAGCCGAAGACGGCGGGCGAGGGTCCTGAGGACGAGACCTACTGGCTCAGCGACCAAGGCCGCCCGCAGCAGTACGGCGAGGGCTACGAGGTACCTCCGTCGACTGAGATGGGTCGTCGCCACTTCGGTGGCTGGGAAGATGACGAGTACGATCCGGCTGACGCGCAGGACGCGCGGGACAATGCGGCCTGGGAGGAGCAGGAACGCAAGCGCAAGCAGGAAGAGCTAATGGGCGAGCTTGGCCCGATCCAGGAGCAGATGGCCGAGTTGATGCGCTCGCGCGGCATGAACGAGCCTGACTGGGAGCCGCTGAAGAGCATCATTCCCGAGCCGTACCTGCGTGACTGGATGTGGATGGGCTACGGACCTGGCGGCTTGCGCGAGTACAAGCACAGTGACACTCGCCGCTACCTGCATCTACTCCCGGGCGAGGAGGCGACGACATCCCATCCTGACTACGGGGTGCACTTCCGTAGCGCTCTTCCCGGAGGGGAGAAGTTTGTCAACGGGCGCAACGAGTGGGGCGAACAGGTCGCCGCCTTCCAGGGCTACTCGCACCCTCGTGATCCATACGGGCCGATCACCTACCGACCGATCAACCTCGGCCACGCGATCGATCGCGCCTACGAGGACGTTGACCAGCTAGGCGGCACTCACCCGTTCCGTGACCCGCCGGACACACCGCGTCCGAACACCGCTGCAATCAACTATCAGCGCACGTGCCCGGCATGCGGGACGGGACTCATGTGGAAGGGCAATGAGTCCGTTCAGCTTCCCGATGATGCCGGACGGCCGATGTACGAGGGCACTGACGTGCCGCTGCCGAGGACCAAGTACCCGATCCATGAGTGCCCGAACTGCTCGTGGCCGCACCGAGAGATCCGAAGGCTTCAGGGCAATACCGGCACGCGCCCCATCGAGCCCCCGGATGGCGATGCGCCGCATGCGCTCGACCTCTACTACTGGCTGAAGTCACACGGAGGCGACCCCTCGAACGCATCTCCCTCGTACGCCGTCGATGACCCTGTGCCCACTCCTGACCCTGAGCCGGGTGCCTACACGTCGGCCTCGATCGATATGGGCGACATGCCCGAAGGCGCCCCGGCTGGCTTCGGCCCGGTCCGCACTACTCCCGACCCTGAGACACTCGACCCCTTCGCCCCCCGAGGTCGAACACCGAGGGAGAACATCTGGTGGGAGATCGGCAAGGCGGTAGAGGAAGGTGACATCGCCCGCGCCCAGGCGCTCTACCGGCAGCTACCCCCGGGCTTGCGCCCCCCGAGTCTCTCAGCAGCGCGCACGTTCTATGCCTCCGCTCGGGTACCGGTGGGCTGGCCGTTCTCCCCTGGCCAGACCGTCGAGCACACGATGCTCGGAATCAAGGGTGAGGTGCAGGCCGTGGATGTGCCGGGTAACCGCGCCCTCGTGCACTATCAGGGCAAGCCGTACGCGATCGTCCAGCCTGCCGATCGGCTCGCGCTGGCGGATGTGCCTTCGCCGGACGCTCAGGCGCGACTCTTCTAGCCTACCTCTTCATCAGGTAGGGTTGACAATGATTACTTCTACCATGTAGGCTTGTCCCTCAAGCGCCTGTTCCCTACGATTGGAGCCTCATGACCGCGCAGCCGCACACGTTCGAGTTCATCGGTACCGCCCGCCAGGCCGGTGCCAACGTGGTGCACACGGTCACGGTTGACGGCCGCGATATCCCCGGCGGTGTCCGCCGCAGCGCCCACCGCTACCCCTACGCCTTCGTCAAGCGCACCACCTGGCGTTGGGAGCCCGGCCAGGCGCCGCCGTTCGCGGTCAAGCGCTGGAGCCGCAGCAACGTCGCCCGCTCGGGCGAGATCGTCGTCGCCGTCGAATCCATCTAGGAGACCTGAACCATGTACTACCGCCCCATCCCGCTGGTCGTGCTGGCCCAGGTCCCCGTCCTGGCCGCACAGGTCACGAACCAGCCCGTCAACGTCAGGATCACATCGTTCCCCGGCGACGACCTCGGCACGCTGTACGGCCTGGACGTGGACTACAACCCGCGCGCGGTCCAGGTGAAGGACGGCCGCAAGAGCGACTACGTGATCTCGGAGCGCGTGACCATCTTCCTGCGGGCGGACGGCTCCGAGGCCGACGAGCGCCAGCACGAGTCGCGTCACCGCCTGGGCAACATCACGATCAGCGAGGGCGTGCCCTACGAGGTCGTCACGGAGTCGAAGCTGGAGCAGGAGATGCGCGAGGAGGAGAGGGCACTGGCCGCGCGCATGTACGGCCCGCAGGGCTCGTAACCCTTGGCGTAACCCTTACGCTTGACGTACCCCCTCTCTACCCTGTATCTTTCTTCCCATGCCGCGCACCATCACCATCGAGCAGCACGCCGCCTTCGCCGTCACCACCGACAACACGATGTACCGCGTGTCGGAATGGCTCGACTATGGTCCCGCCCACGACCGCTTCAACCGCCTGGATGACCCGCGCTTCCACGACGGGCAGGCGTACGAGATCGAGGGCAAGTTCGTCAAGTTCTTCGCCGTCCGTTCGGAGCGCGACCCGGACTGGAACGAGGCCAAGCAGGTGGAGGTCAACGCGGTCACGCTGCGCGGCAACGACTTCCTCACCAACGGCGGCCAGCCGCTCCAGGCGGTTCGTGACTACGCCACGCGTCACGGTCACAAGGGCGACCACGGCGGATGGATCCGCGACGCGCAGGGCAACGCCATCACCCAGGGCTGGTTCAACTACGTCACGGGCCAGATGAAGCGCCTGCGCCGCGACCAGCGCGTCATGGAGGCGGTCATGGCGCAGAAGGCTCAGCCGGTCGCCCCCGCGATCCCGCAGACCTCCGAGGAGGCGCGCATCGCCGCCAAGCTGCCCCGGCGTCAGCGCGAGACGCTGCTGGCGCTCGACAAGCACCTCGCCCCCAATCAGAGCGTCCGCCCCGGCCTCGACCGCACCTGGACCGGCCCGTACTCCACCGACATGGTGGCCCCCGCGAGCAAGCTGGCCGAGAAGGGCCTGATCTCGATGAGCGGCGTCCCCTACGGCCCGAAGACGTACCGCATGACCGACCTGGGGCGCCGCGTGGCCGCCCTCCTGAAGGGGGAGTGACGCAGATGCCGGAGACATGGACGATCGAGCAGGCCGCGACGGCAATCGCGGACGGCAGCGATCCGGCTGAGTACGTGCTCGCGCTGACGCTGCACATCGAGCGCGGCAAGGGCATCGCCCTCTACCGCAACGAGGAGTTCGGCCATCCCGGCATGGGGCACACCGTGGGCTTCACCTACGGCACGTCTGAGGCGCAGTTCGAGACGCCTGAGCCGCCCGTCCAGTGCCCCGATGGACTCATGCGCGAGATCACCGGGGGCATCAACTGGCGCTACCGCCTCGCGGCCGTGGTGCCCCCGGAGGAGACGGCATGAGGCTCGCTCACCTGCGTAACCCGCACGACGGCGGCTACGACATCGCCACCGGCCGCGACATCTCGATGGGAGATGTCGTCGGCCACATCTACTGGGACGACCCCGGTGACGGCACCGGCAACGCGGGGCTCGTGATCCGCTGGGCGGATGACGATGAGTACGGCCCGTTCGAGATGCCCGACAGCGCCGAGGAGGCCGTCTCGCTGATCGAGGCACATGGTTACGAGCTTGACGTTGACAGCAGGCAGGACATCGCCGCGCTGAAGGGGTAGACACGAGTTATCCCTAGCTGGTAGGGTTGTGCCCATGACGACTCCCATGATCGAGTCCCAGGCCATCGGCATCGACTCCGTGTCGGGCCTCACCCTTGAGGACATCGGGCACATCGGCCCGGCCGCCCGCGCGTTCGCTCTCCAGAACGCCGCCGACACAGCGCAGCGCAACCTGGACTGGCACCGCGAGCGCCTGTACGACCAGATCGACCGCGACGAGCGCATCGCCGCCGCTCGCGGTGCCATCGGTTCCCTCACCGACCCCACCACGCGGGTCGAGCGCGACGCCGTGACCATCGAGCTTCGCGCGAAGGCCGAGGTCGCCAGCAAGGCTGCCAGCGAGGCGCAGGCCGAGGTCGGCGGGATCGTCTTCTGCGTCGCGGGTGACAAGCTCGCCTACGCCCACGAGCGCATCACCGCCCTCTCGCGCAAGGCCGCCCGCATCGGCTGCGACGACCTGACGCTCACGGACACGGACGAGACGGTCCTCCTCAACTACTGCTACGCCGAGGACCCCGATCGCGGCTATCACGCCGACTTCCTGCACACGTTCGTGATCTTCTCGGGCACGACGCCGAAGATCGATGGCTTCGAGTTCCTCGCCACGGTGAACACGACCGAGGCGGGCAACATCATCAAGCGCATCCCCGTCATCCGCTTCGGCATGCAGCGCGGACTCGACTGGGGCGACGGTCACATCGTGCGCGAGAGCGAGTCGGCCGCCGCGCTGGCCCTCAACGCGATCAACCTCGACCGCTTCCGCGACACCGGCTCCATCTGCGAGCACTGCGGCTACAAGCGCGAGCGCAACGACACCTTCATCGTCTACTCGCACGAGACCGGCGAGACCAAGCAGGTGGGCCGCCAGTGCCTCCGCGACTTCACCGGCCTCAACAACCCCGAGCGGATCATGAAGGTGCTCCAGCAGGTGTGGGAGGAGATGCGCTCGCTCTCCTCCTCCAAGGGCGAGGTGCCGCCGGTTCTCATGCACGACTTCCTCACGCACTGCGCGCTGACGGTGCGCAAGGAGGGCGGCTACGTCTCCACCCGCGACTACGACAACTCCACCAAGGCCGTCGCCTCCAGGAACTACTGGAACAAGCGCGATCAGCGCAAGCACCCCAAGACCGGCGCCCCGCTGTGGACCGAGCCCGAGCAGCAGGACATGGACGCGGCTCGCATCGTGCGCGCCTGGGCGCTGACTGAGTGGGAGGAGAACGGCGAGTTCGCCTACAACGTCAAGACGGCCGTCACCCCCGAGGTCGTGGACCCGAAGGCGTTCGGCATGGCCGCCGCCGTCTTCGCCGCCTACACCAACTACAAGGCCCGCCAGGCCAAGCGTGAGGCGACGGCCGAGCGCGCCTTCGTCGGCACCCCGGGCAAGCGCTCGAAGGGCGTCACGGTCACCGTGGACAGCATCTACTGGGTCAACAACCCCTACGCCTACGACAGCACGAGCCCGATCTTCACCCTGAAGACGCCCGAGGGCAACGTCATCCGCGCCAAGGCCAGCAAGATGCCGAGCATCAAGGAGAACGGCACGAACCCGGTGCTCGGCGGGACGTACATCGTGGACTTCAGCGTCAACGCCGAGACCGACTACTACGCCGGTCACGTGGACGACGAGAAGTACGGCAAGCAGACCAACGTCAAGCGCCTGACGTTCCAGAAGGTCGTGAGCGAGCCCGTCCAGGCTTCGCACGACGACAACATCGAGGACTGACCCACACTACACTTCACGGGCGGGGCTTCGGCCCCGCCCTCAAGCTACGAGAGGAATACTCGACATGAGCAGCCACCTGGAACCGTCCGGCACGACTCGGGAGAGTCAGATCAGGGCGCTGGACCGCGAGGCAGGTGACCGGCCGTGAAGGACACGGGCGCCCTGCTCAGGGCTCAGGAGGAGCGCGTCGCGGCCGTCAACACGCCGGATGACTTCCAGGCGCTGATTACCGACCGTGGCATCGACATTGACGGCCTCACCCGTGTGATCGGCCAGCGCTGCACGAACCTGTACGCCGCTCTCAGTGGACAGGTGAAGGGCTGGGGCAAGCGGACGCCGGTCGTGGTCCCGGCCCTGGCGATCCAGCGCATGTTCGAGCAGTGGATCGACGGCTTCGCGCTCGGCGTGCTGATGGAGCATGGTGAGGGCGAGCCGGTCACTCCGGTGCTCGGCTTCGAGGAGATCGCCACGGCGATCAGGGATGCCGACTCACTCTCCGAGGAGCACGGCATCACCATGCAGCACATGGGCTATGACCTCATGGTGCTCGCTGACCGGCTCGCGTCCCGCGTGCCGCCGCCCACTCGCCCGATCCTCAAACGCGCCGGGGTGCCGAGGTACGCGCCGGGGCTCGATGGGCTCTCGATGGCCGTCTGCGTGATCCGCTGGCGCCGCGACGGTCACGTCTACCGGGTGGGCAGTGACCATGCCTAGCTGGGACGGCGAAGAGATCAACGTGGTGGACGGCCGTCGCATCGAGCGCACGTGCATCATCTGCCACGGCACCGGCCTTGAGGAGTGGTGGGAGGGTGGCGACCCGCGCAAGCCTCACGAGTACTGCGGCGGCCGTGGTCGCCTCCAGGTGAGCCGTCTGGAGATGATCTGGCGTGATCGGCGCCACGGCCAGGGACCCGGCTACGACAAGGACGGCAAGGAGAAGTACGTCCGGATCGCGCTCGACGTGCCGCCGGAGATCGGCGCGCTGATCGACGCCTACATCGCGCACCGCAAGCGCACGGACATCAACTACCGGGACTTCAACCGTGCCCGGTTCGCGCGCATCGCCATCCTGGAGATGCTGGACAGGGAATGGCCCGAGCAGCCGGAGGCGATCGAGGCGACGGCCGTGGACGCGGAGGCCGTCGAGTTGCCGCTCGAAGCAGGCCCCTCAGAGGCCACGAGCGAGGGCGAGGCGGGCGCTACCCCTCCTGCGGGCCTGGACGGGCCGCAGACGGGCCGCTAGGCCCCTCGGAGAGGACGCTCGCAACTGTGCTGTGGTGCTCCGGCATCGAGAGCACCAGCGCGAAGAGCACTGCGAAGCTCTTCTCAGCGCCGTGCTGATCGTCCCGCGCCCGGTCGTACTGCACGTCCAGCGCCGCCGCGACGACGGCCTGAATATCCCTGTCTACTGCCATGCGCCTGATGGTAGCGCTACGCTGGCCGACTACTGAGTGCATGGCCGACTTCGAGATCGTCACGTGGGCGGGGCGCTACGCCAACAAGTGGCTCGTGGTGAGAGCGCACGACCAGCGCATCATGACCGAGAGCGCCAGCGTCTACGAGTGCCTGCGCTGGGTGCGCACCTGGGGTGACACCAACATCGGGCGCTTCAAGAAGGGTCAGCCGCTCAGTCCTGCGTACGTCGAGGCGCTTCAATCACCACTTGACCAATCACCTCGTCAGGACCCTCTGTGACGAAGTGACGGATGCGGATGATGAGCCCGGCGTTCTCTCTCGTCATCCACTCGGCCCACTTGCGTATGACCGCGAGCGAGCGCTGATCGTTGGCCATCGCCGGTCCGGGCGAGGAGAAGCCGAACGCCTTGGCAACCTGTGGAGTGATCCACAGCGGCCCCTCCCAGTCCTCGCCACGCGTCGATGAGACCGTGGTGGCCATCCAGTACTCACGGATACGGAAGCCCCGGTAGCGCGGGTCGTCCGGTCCGACGCCGATCGAGGGATCGATCCGCTCGGCCTCGGTGCGCTCGTCGCTCATAGTGAGAGCATACGCAGCGCGTCGGGCGAGTAGTTCAGCCGCTCCGCGCCGAACCGGCAGTGCGACAGGTGCGCGGGGATCCCAACCTGCCAGCACTGCTGGATGAACAGGATCGCCTGCCCGAGTGACGGATGCGGGAAGGGCTGTCCGGCGGCGATCACGACGTGTTCGAGCACGCGGCCGTGCGTGTCGAGCGTCACGCCCGCTGGACCTCGGTGACGCTCACGAGCGAGAAGCGCAGCCTGCCGGTCTCCTCGCGCGCCTGGCGCCGGGCCTCAGCGATGCAGGCGTCGCGCGTGTCGGCCTCCACCTCGTAGGCGTAGAGCCTGCGGCCATCGTCCCTGAGGGTGATGTACAGCGTCATGGGAACAGGGTACCAGCGCCGCTAGAGGTCATGTACCGGTGACCCTGGCCAGCGCCTTGCGCACAGCCGTGAGCACGTCCGTCGCCACCTCAACGTAGAGACCCTGCCTGAGCATCTCGTGCCCCCTGGCGGCTTCGGGGCACAGCGCGATCAGCCCACCGTTACGCTCCACCTGCTCAAGCTCGACATGCCACTGCTTCCACTCGAAGTACAGGACGGCGCGCTCTTCCACCTCAGGCCACTGAATCTCCAGCACGAGCGAGAACTCACCTCGGGCGGCATGCGGCTCGCGGAAGAACGACCATCGCGACTCCGAGTTGATGTCCTCTCGCGAGACGGCCAGCGTGGTGACACGCCGCATCGTGTCTGACCATCGGACCTTGAAGAACACGTAGACGCCGTCAGGGCCGAGCATGACCGCCGAGCCGAGCGGCCCGATCGCGGCGGCTTTTACCTCGGCGTGCAAGCGCTCGGCATCTTCCTCTGATGTGTACTGGGTCATGCCGGACAGTCTACGGCCGCTGGCGGTCGGCAGCCGGTGATTCCCACAGTCGTTCGAGCATCTTCAGTTCAAGCTCGGTCCGACAGTGCTCGCGGTAGGCGTCGGTGATCTCGAACATGCCGTCACAGTTCGGACACGGTCCACCGACCTCGGGCGGCCACCACGTCTCCTTCGCGCACACCGGGCACGCTGCGATGGGCGGCACATCGACGCGCAGGTGATATGGCGTCATAGGGCATGACAGCGCGTGACCGTGACGCATCCCACACGTCTCGCAGGGCGGGTCACTGACCGATGAGGACATCGACCGGGGTGTCGTCGGGGACGGGCTCGACAGCAATGATCTGGTCAACTGGCAGCCGCTCGATGACGTAGTGACCATCAGCCGTAAGCCCGCTGAGATCACCTTGCCCGGCAATAGTGAGACGGACTTTTCCGCCAGGAGCTTGAGCAACAAGTGTGCGTGCACGCTCGTCACCTCCTACCTTCTCTCTCTCCTGCACTGGCCTCTCCTCTGAGCGCATTACACACCTGCTCGCCAATCTCCCTGCCCAGTCCCTCGGGCACTGCCAGTATCACCGTGTCGTGCGGTCGTGCGGGCGTGTCGGCGTCAATCTCCTCGACCGACCACTGCTCATTGACCTCGCCCAGCGTCTCCTCTGCTTTGCCGCCCGCTGGCGACACGCCGACAACGATGTGGTTCATAGCGCACTAACGCTAGACCTGCTGACGCCATCTTCAAGGTGGTGCGAGCACATGCCGCGCTCACGTTGCACCGTCACGATCATCAACGTGGCGCAGGCAGCGCTGATGGCACAGGACATAGCTCATGCCGAACGCGTCCGGCTCATAGCGCACGATGATCCCTGTCTCTCCAGGCTTGAACGCCTCCCCGCAGGTGCAGTGCAGCGCGAGGTGGCCCGCGCCCTCGTCTTCGATCACCTGGAGCGCGAGAAACGCGTCAAGCACTAGACAGCGCCGCGTAGACCATGTTCATCAGGTCCGCCGTGGTGTAGCCGTACTCCGCGACGAGCGTGCTCATGGCCTCGACGGCATCGCTCTCCAACGATGCCTGTATTTCCGTCTTGACCGGCTCGTCGGGCTCGGGCTCCTCCAGGCGTTCATCATCGAATGCCATGGGTCACTCCTTCACCGACACCTGCGCGATGGCCGCCTCGCACCGATGGCACGAGATATGCAGGACGCCGTGGTCATACATGACGCGCGTGGCAGCCTCGGGGTGACAGCGCGCGTGGAAGTACAGCGGCACACCCTGCTGGTGATCGCAGGGACGGCCGCCGTGCTTCATGCCGCAGCGCATGTCATCCAGTTGCTCGCGCCTGAGGGGGATCAGCATGCAACGACGCTATCACCGCGTCCGGACCGAAGCGCCCCACGTCCGTGCGCGGACATTCTGAGAGGCGCTAGATGCTGGTGCGATGCGCGCCTGAGCCGCCGAGCGCGCGTGTGACATGCAGTGTCATTCGGGTGACAATTCTGGCGCGTTCGCACTCGGACATTTGGCTCACTCGTCGCGCTCGGCGCGCCACTCGCCGCGCCGGGCCACCTGGTCATGCATGAACTGACGGCCCAACTCCAGCAACTCGTGGGCCGAGCGGCGGCGGAAGTCACGCCCGAGGATGGGATGCATGACATCCTCGGGCAGCCAGCGCAGCGCCTCACCTCGCTGTTCCTCACTCAGGTCACCGAGCACCCACCCGATGTCCTGCTTGGCCCTCACCACGTCGCCCACCACCCAGGCGTGCTCAGCGATGAGATCGCGCGCGGCCTGCTCACTGTCGAGCCGGGCGACGCGGGAGACAAGCTCGGTGTACCTCATGCCTCTCCTGACACTCGCGCGGTCAACCTGCCCTGGCAAGTTGCCGTCATGTTCACTGTCGCACATATACACAGGCGCACGCCTGAGGCCAAGCTGACGTAACCTGACGCCTCAGCGGAACTTGTGCACCATGCGCGTCATCGCCGCTTGAATCTCCTTAGCCACCTCATCGTTGAGCCCGTTGGGGGCATACACGATCTCGTCGGCCACACGCCGCAGACGCTTGGAGACACGGCGGCTCAGCACGACGGCGAGGATCGGCTTGTCCATCATGATCGCGGCCCCAAGCTCGACCCACAGCTTCACGTCGCCAGCGGTATCGTTGGGGTCACTCGGCCCGAGCGAGAGGAACACATCACTCTGCTCAATCTTGGGCGCCAGACCGGAGATGACCTGACGCACGAACGCCTTCGACGGCGACCAGTCGTCACTCATCGTGCTCTACATGCTCAGCGATGTGTCCGAGGGCGGCCTCATGGACATAGAACTGCGGCCCGTCACTTGCGCGCTTGCCGAAGCTCGCGATGCAGACACGGCAGTCAAAGCCCTCGCCTCGCGGCGTCGTGACCTTCACCGGCTCGCGCCAGCGGATGTATGGATACGTCTCCTCCAGGAACGACAGCGTGAAGGGCGCGCGCTCCGCTCCGGTCCTCTCCGGTCTGGCATCCATTTGCGAGGAGCTTAGCGCCCGCCTCGGGCGCCGCCCTCCAGGCCCGGCTCAATGTCCGCACGCGAACCTCAGGCGGCGCTCAGGACGGCTCAGGGGGCTCAGGGGCCTCGCGGCCCAAGCACTCGTCGCAGAGGACCGGCTCGCCCTCGGTCACGTCACACAGGCGGATCAGGCCACAGCGAGAGCAGCGCTTGAACAGTCGCATCGTCGCTCACCCCGGCCAGCAGCCAGCGCAGTAGTCAAGGGCGTTGATGCTCACCCATCCCTCGGCGTCGGCAAGCTCAGGGCTACGCCGCGTCCCGCAGCCATCGCACTCGAACACCGGCCCGGTGAGTCGCACCACGTCGCTGTCACTCATGAGCGCGCGCATCGCGGCTCTCTCCATGGCGGCCCGCTCGGCGTAGCTCACTCCTCGGCCCTCACGAAACTCACGCTGTCCACCCCGGCCTCGTCACTGAGACGTGAGGTGAGGCTACCGAGGAAGTACTCGAACTCACGCCTGATGATGTCCGTCGCCTCGTCGGCCTGCGTCTTGGTCTCTGTCCCCTCGGGGTTGGCAGCGAAGGCGAAGCGTAGCTCGATCTGCATGCGCGCAAGCTTAGCGCTCGTAGAGTGTCGGGCTGCTCCTTCGGGGAGGGACCGCTTCCGCGTTGCCCCGGGAGAGGACAGAGCCGTATCCCATTGGGGCTGTGCTTCGGCTGCGTGCGTCCCCTATGAAGCCAGTGGCTCGGAGCAGCCCGACCAGCGCAGCATACAGGGCGCACTAGCCTGAGTGTAAGGCGGCCCGCGCCTCGGTCGATCATTGGGGGATCACTGCGTGTACTCACCATCACCTACGCGGCCCAGCACACGTACTACATCAGAGAGCAGCCCCTCGGTCGTCGGCCCACGCTGGTCCTCGGGTAGGGCCATGATCGTCTCCTCGGCCAGGCGCACAGCGGTCGCGAGGTAACACAGCCCGGCAGCGTCAAGCTCCTGTCCCGCAGTGAACAGGTCACGCACAATGATCGCCATGCCACGTATCGTAGCTCGCCCCCCGCCCCAATGCGTGTCTACCCCGAGCCACCTCGCCTCTTCGTCGCGGTCTTGGGCAACACGAACCCGGCCACCCGCTCGCTCGGCGGCGCTCCCACCCTGATGCACATGCCCACGAAGCGCATGGGCCAGTCCATCGGGTGATCGCCAAACAGGTCACGCATCTCACTCGGGGACATCATGATGAGTCCGTGGTCCTCCAGCGCAGATGGCAACGCCTCGGCGTTCTGTACAGTGACGATCACCGCATCATCGTCATCAGCGCCATCGCCCGGGTAGGCAAGCCGATAGGCAGGCGCAACTCGATCCGCGTCATACTCAGACATGCGAATACAGTAGCGCCGTTCGCCCAGGGCGCTAGGCTCGACTCGGCACGTCCTGGCAGGCTTGCCGCGATGATCCCACAGCCCCAGGGCATGATCTACCCGTGATCTACCTATCAGACGCCTCCACGCGCGCCCTGCCCGCCCCGGGGGGTTGACTGCCCCTAGCTCGTGTGGTAAGGGTCGGCTACGGGTGAGCAAGCCTAGGGGCGAGCAATGCCCGTATGTGGGGCGTAGCTGGGGACGCATACTCAGCCCTAGGACGAAGTGCCTCGTATGCAGGGCATTCGTGGTTGGACATGACGCTTGGAGAGCGTGGGGTCACATGCTCAGGCGCTGTGTGTCGCCTGCCTGACGCTGCCCCTTGACAAACCGGAGGGCTTGTGCTTTGAGGGCTCCCCTCGCACAGGGCTCGATAGGTGAACGTCACCGCGCAGATTGCTCGCAGGTAAAGTGACATATCCCGGCAGGTTGGTGAGGGATAGGCACCGCGTAACCCTGAAAGGGACCCAGAGGACTCCACTGGCGATAGGTACCCTTGTCGTGTATCCTGTGGAATGCACGCTACCCCTGATGAGGCGGCCAAGGTTGTGGCCGACCTGAAGGCGAAGGCAGAATCGGAGACGGACACGCGTCAGTGCGTGGGCTGCTTCAACGAGGTCCGCCCCGGCCACCGCGAGGATCACTCGCCCGGCTGCCCGACCGGCCAGAACGGCACTCCCAACTACGAATGACCCTGCGCTAGACTCCCGCGCGTGGCAGATTCCTTCGATAGGCTTCTCTCTGCCGAGGAGCTACACCGGGCGGCGGACCTCGTGGGGGATACGGGAAGCGAGGCCGAGGCGGGGATCGCGTACGGCGCGCTCCAAGAGTTCATCGCGAGCGCGGAGTTCCCCAACGCGGCCATCGACCCGCTGTCGCTGTGCTACGGCATCATGATCGGCGCTCAGGCCATGATGGATAGGAGTCCCGATGGAGCGTGAGCCGAAGAAGAAGATGGTGAACCGCAACTTTGGCCTTCGCCCCGATCAGGTCGAGTGGCTGCGCGAGATGTCTTTCATTCAGCGCAGGCCGCAGACTGAGTATGTGCGCGAGGCCATCGCTGACCTTCAGGCCAAGCTCGACGCGGATGGACCTCCCGATGGAACGTGACGCGGCTAAGCGCATCTGGACGATCGAGGTCTGCAAGACGTGCAGCCGCCTGGCGGTGTGGCCGTTCTGCGAGCATCGCCCGGATGGTTACGTCCCGCCCGGCACACCGTCGTGGTGTGAGCTTGTGAGAGTGCGCGAGGTCGGCACGAGGAAGCGTCCATGAGGCGACGGTACTTCGCCCACCGCCGGGCGTACTTCCCGAGGCTGTGGCCGTGGGCGGTCCTCACGGTTGCCCTCGACACGGTCCTGTCACGGCTGCTGTCTCCCGGCTTGCTTCTCACGTTGGGGGTAAATCTCGTCATGGGAGCCGGGGTGATCTACCTCCGGGTCGCGGTGTGGCGCTGGCGTAACCCTGCCATCTCCTCGGAGGAGTACCTGGACGACATGCGCAAGGCGGCGACGTGGAATTAGGCACGCGGTGGAGGGGAAAGTGACGGATAAGCGGTTCGACCCCGACTGGGTGATCGCCCCCGGGGAGACGTTGAAGGAGTGGCGCGAGGAGAACAAGCTCGGCGTCAAGGCCGCCGCCACCACCTGCGCGCGTATGTCGGTGGACCTCTACACGGCGATCGAGGCGGGCGAGCAGCCGATCACCGACACGATCGCGGACGCCCTGCACTTCGGGACGGGCATCCCCAAGCGGCTGTGGCTGAACCTGGAGCGCATCTACCGCGAGGGCCTGAAGGCCGGTAAGACGCGTGTCTGACAGCATCGACCCCGACGACTTCGACCTTCCTCTCCACGACCGCGAGGGCAATCCAATCTCCTTCCTGGAGGCCGGTCGCCTCCTGACCGACGAGAACTACCGGGTACTCCGGAAGACGTGGTGGGCCGACGTTGAGGTGTCCACCGTGTGGCTTCCCCTCTCGCTGGACGGATGGCGGTTCGAGACGATGATCTTCGGTGGCCCGCTGGATGAGCGCTGCTGGCGCTACAAGGACGAGTTCTCTGCCCTTGAGGGTCACGAGGCCGCCGTACAGGCGGTCAAAGCGGCCGTGGCCCGCGAGCAGGAGAGGCGATAGACTCTTCGCATGGACCGCGACCCCCACATCCACGAGATCATCGACTTCCTCCAGCCGTTCATCGACGGCAAGGTGTCGCATCAGTGTGACCTGGTGCGCCAGGAGCGGCTGAACCGCCTCGGTCCTCCGGGCAACACTCCGGCGCGACACTGGGGCCACTACTGGTGCCACGACAACCCCTTCCCCTGCGCGTGCCCGTGCCACTGGACGCAGGACGAGATCGCGCTCAAGCTGATCGAGATCATGGGCGAGTATGAGCCCGCGCCCGTCGTCGGCACGTGGCTCGGCAGCTACATGGGCCGCCAGACGCGGGAGGGAGCGAGACTGCGCTCCCTGGCCGATGAGCGCGATGCGATGATCGCCCGGGTCGTTGAGGCCCTCAGCGCTCCGGCGGGGACCTGATGGGTGATATCGAGCGTTGGACGATCTACGTCTGCCCGGTCTGCCGCAAGCGCGCTCAGCTTCCCGGTGATCCGCCGATGTGTCTCGACCACCTGAATCCGGAGCGGTGCGAGGCGGTCATCGTGCGCGTTGACGACACCGAGGGGGCCGTAGGACTGCGCGAAGAGATCGGGAGACTGGCCGACCTGTGGGAGCGATCCGGCGACGCCAGATTGATCGCGCACAGCGCGTCGTTGCGGGCGATCCTCAAGGCCCACGGGGGGCAGTAGCACGATGGACGTTCTCAGGCATTTCGTGGACACGGCCCAGGGATTGATGCTCGTCCAGGACGACGTGTACGGCATGAGGGCCGCGACACCGCTGGAGAAGGAGATGCGAGCCGAGATCGAGCGCCTGCGCTCAGAGCCCCAGCGGTCTCACGCGTCCGAGGATGTCCACCTTGCGCTGGCGGTGGAGCACATGGTCAAGACGATCGAGTCGTTGGGCGCGGTCGTCGTGTCGAGCGAGACGAGCTTCGAGCAGCGCGTGACGACGATCGCCTACGTCGTGGCCAAGATGTACGACCCGGGCTACGAGGTCGTGGTCCAGGAGCGTGACGGTTAGAGCCCCGGCCGCCAGGGCACCTGTTTGGCTGACTGGCGGAATCCCCTGGCGGCCGGGCGGGGTCGGTCCCGGAAGGAGTCGCGCATCCGGGGGACGACGCGCACGAGCATAGCGGAGCCATGGGCCAACCTGGCAGCGAGATCACCTCGTTGTTCGTGTGACAACACTCTCGTAACTGACCCTTGACGGCCGTTGAGAGGGTGCTAGCTTGTGTCGAGCCGGAGCTAAGGAACAGACGGCAGACCGGGTAAGGAAACAAGCCCGAGGGAGTTCACGCCGAAAGACGCGACTCCCTACCTCATCCCTCACGGGAGAATGGTGAAAAGACCGTCTGTGGGCAACGACCCTGCTGAGTGAAAGCTCGGAGGGACAAGTACCCAGAACCCCCTGGGGTTCGCCTAAGGCTTCGGCGTTTTGCGTTCCGACGCTTTCCGTCGTCGGCGGCTGATATGTTCGGGGTTGTCCAAGCAAACGATTTGGAGGACCCATTGGACAGCGAAAGGCAAGTGGCTGCCGTGGCGGCGATCATTCGGCGCGACCGCCATGATCGCGAGGCCCCGGCTGCCACGGTCGTGGCGCGCGAGATCATCGCCAAGCTCTCGGAGACGCGGAAGGCCAGCATCCTGAGCGACCCGCAGATGGCGAAGGCGTGCTCGCACCCGATCCGCGCCCGCATGGTCCGGCTGCTCGGGGACGCGCCCGCGTGCGAGCCCTGCCGGGGCAAGGGGCACCGCAAGGAGGAGACTTGTAAGGAGTGCAAGGGCTCCGGCCGCCAGGCGCTGTCGCCCAACGACCTCAAGCACGCGATTGGGGTCCACCTCGGGGTCGTCAGCTACCACATGCGAATGCTGCGCGAGTACGACGCGGTGTCGTTGATCCGAACGGAGCCCAGGCGCGGAGCGCTCGCGCACTTCTACGGGCTCTCGCCCCGGGGCCGTGAGGTCCACGCCGAGCTTCCCTCGTTCGATGAACTCCCGCCTATCCCCGTCGCCAGCGCCAACGGGGCCACGGCCGTCGCGGTCTGATGACGATCGAGGCGGGGATCGGTCCCTTCCGCCGACCCCAGGGCTGATGGCGCGCGTCATCACCGTCACGTGCGACAAGTGCGGGGCCTCGGCCCAGGGACCCACCTGGCCCGACAACTGGTACCACTGGCACCGGCAAGACCTCTGCCGCACCTGCGCGCTGCCGGAGATACTCGCCGCGCTACGCGGCTGCGATGAGGCCGACGCGCCCGACTGGGCCTCTCCCAACCTCGGCGTCGCCCCCGCGCCGCTGTGGACTCTCCCCCAGGCGCCCGGGACCGTCGAGCGCATGCTGCGCGAGGACGAACACTGAACGTGTTCCTCTACCGCCCCGGCTACTACGCCCACCGCGTTCGGCACTTCGGCCACGGCTTGCAAGACAACTACCAGGGGGAGTTCAAGTACTGCCCCCGCTGTCGCCGTGGCTGGGTGTCGTTGTTTCGAGTGCGACGACCGAGAAGGAGAAGGACGACATGGCCGAACTAGGCGACACGCTGTGGGCCTGGCAGAGCCAGCAGCCCGATGGGTCCTGGTCGGTCGTCTCGGTGGTCCTCGCGCGCGCTGAGGAGATCGCGGGTATGACTCCGGAACGTTCGCAGGACTTCCCCAGGGCGGTGGTGCTCGTGCATCGGATCCGCGAGGCCATGCTCGACCAGATGCCCTACGCGCTCGCGCACCTGCACAAGTACGGTCAGCCGATCCGCCTCGCGCGCTTCGAGCTAGCCGAGCTTGAAGACGTTCCGGTACCCAGGGCGACCTAAGGGAAGCCGCAACCGAAGTGACTGAGGGGCCGCGAAAGCGGCTCTTCGTGTATCTCGGGGCGACGTTTCGGGTCACAACGTCTCCCTGAGGTAGGTAATGTGCCTCCAAACCACGTTCGCTCAAGGTAATTCTCTCGCCCGAGGTACCTGGTGTATCTTTCGGATCCGAAATGCTTGTCACCCGTGACCAGGGGTGATAGAGTGTGGGGTACACACCTACCCAAGGGAGACACATGGCGCGGATGTCTAAGCTGGACCGCATCGCTGAGGCGGCCGGTCTCATGTCCAACGCGGACTTCGGTGACGTCGCGAGTGACGTGGCCCGCATCAACGAGGCGGCCGAGAGGATCAGCGAGTCTCTGTCCGAGGCGGCCGAGGCGCTGGAGCAGGCGCAGGGCGCTCACGAGGAGCGCGAGTGGGAGGAGCGCGACGACGCTCTCTCCAACGCGAACGACTACGTGGAGGCCGTCGGGGAGGCGCTGGAGACGCTGGACGAGGCCGAGGACGTGCTCAACCGGCTGATCGAGATGCGCACCGCGCTGCGTGAGGCCGTGGACGGCGCCCGCGCCCACCTGGACGAACTGATCGAGGTGTGACGTGAAGAAGGTCAATTTCGCCGTTGAGCGTTCCTACGTCGGCGGCCTCATCGACGCCGCCCTGCTCGATGAGGGCGAAGACCCCACCCAGCAGGTGATGCGTCAGGTCTGGGACGACCTGTCCACCGACCTGAACGTGAAAATCAGCGGCGTGACGATGTTCGCAGCCGCCTGGGAAGACCCCGACCACTGGTCGCAGGACTGGGCCGAGAAGCTGGGCATCGACTCTGGCGACGTGCCCGAAGCGGTGGCGGCGCTGATCGCAAGCGCCATCGAGGAGGACGCATGGAAGAAGAAGGACACATGAGTGAGGAGGCCGAAGCGATGACCGAGAAGGTGCCGGAACTCATCCCCGCCCACAAGGCGGCCCTGGCCAAGGTCGCGGCAGGCAAGATCCACGCGCTGACCATCAGGGGCGTTGCCCCCACCCCTGTCCGCGCGCTTGGTCGCGGGGCTACTACGGGAGCCGACATCTCCGGCAAGGCGTGGAACTTCTTCCGCGAGCACAAGCTCATCACGTGGGAGCAGGGCGAGGGACCCGGCCCGTGGCTCGTCACCCTCACCCACGAGGGGCACGTGGCCAACGGCACCGTCTTCGCGAGGGATCGATGGCCGGACACGCCGAAGAGCGAGCTTTCCATCATCGGGCGCGAGCGCTCTCTGATCGACGGCCTGACGAAGATGCTGCGCAACTCGGTTCGCGGACACAACATCTCCCCGATCTCCGAGCAGCGGCGCGGCTCGTCATTCGAGGTGCAGTTCGTCGTGGACGGCGAGATCACCGGCCACATCGCGCGCGTCACCGTCGAACTCGACCGCTTCGAGCGCAAGTAGACTCGACCGCGTGGCCGACTTCATCATCGTCGCCGCCGAGAGGCCCGTCTGCGTCATCCACGACGCTGGCGACGAGCGGGACGCGCTCAGCGTCTTCCAGGGCGAGGAGGGCGGCGTCCGGGCCGTGGGCTCGGATGTCGTCTTCCATGCCGCCTACGGGCGCCTGAGGGCCGTCAGAGCCCTCGAAACGGCGCCGGGCGAGTTCACCCCCGCCTGAGCGCCGTCCAGGCCGTGTAGAGCACCAGGAGCCACCCCAGGGCTCGCTCAAGCGGCGTCGCCGGAGGCGCGGGTGGGATGCGGCGGACCTGCATCGGCGGATCCCAGCGCTTGAACCACGGCGGCTTCCAGTACTTCAGCCGCAGCCCGAGCAGCCAGCGAGCCTCCTCCCCGAGTACGCCCGGGCGGAACAGGAACTCGATCTCGGGAGCCCAGCCCTCGAAGACGTACACGTTGTCCCCGACGCGAACCTGCGAGGCGTAGTAGGGCTTAGCGTCGGTCATTCTTGCGCCGGTATGACCGAATCCAGTACAGCGTCACGATGACGCCGATGCCGACGACGATGTTGGCCCATCCGGTCCACCCGATGCTGCCGTTGAAGCCGACGTAGCAGCCGACGAAGATGTTCATGAGCCCGGCGAACCACGACATCAACGTCACCTGCCGCTGAGAGATCACAGGGCGTTCCCCTCGTGCGGCCGGGTCATGTCGAAGTAGAGCACGGCCTGGAGGGCGGCCTCCCTCCGGCTGAGGTCGGGCGGGTCGGGAGGATCGTCACCCCCGCAGCACGAGCACGTGCCCTTGAGGTGGTTCAGGCCGCCGATACCGGCCCGCAGGAAGCACTCCAGATGGGCGGGCGCCCCGTTTCCGTAGTAGACGCCGGGAGCGCCGTCACCGAAGCGCGAGTCGGCATAGACAGGGAAGTCGGTCCCACCGGCAGAGAAGTCCTCCTCGCAGTGGATGCAGACCGTTCCCTCTGGCGGCGGCTCGGTGACCGGCACCTCGCGGAACATGATGCTCGGCCATAGCTCACGCGTGCCGTTGAATGTCTTGATCGTCTCGAAGTCGCTCATGCGCTGAACTTGAAGGTGAAGGTACTGTCCGCGAGCACACCCGCTGCGCGCAGGCGGTCGAGCATGTCGATGGTACTCATGTCGCCGTCCAAGTCGTCGCCCACCTGCTCACCGTAGATGTACTCGCCGTCCTCGGCCTCGGCGCGGATGCGCTCCACCTCTCGCTCGAACAGACGAGCGTTGCTGTCGATCTCATTGTCGATTAGCCCCTCCTCGAACCAGCGGTGGAGCCTCACGTGGGCCATCAAGTCGGAGGAGCCCACCTTGATAGCGTCGTTCATCGTGGCCCCGACCGTCACCCGCAGGAAACCCCACCGGTAGCGGATGTACACGTGGCGGCCGTCCGCGAGCTTGCCCTCCCACTGAGATGGGCAAGCCCAGCACGTCTGCTCCAGGTCAGTGATCTCGACCTTGCTCATCTCCACCCGCCACTGCGATCTCCCGCAGGGACTGCGCCAGGATCGCGCGCTCCAGGTCATACCAGCGGTTGCCCTCGGGATCCTCGAAGTACGTCATCGCCCGATCGCGGTCATCCCCGAGCGTCCAGCCGCGCTCGCGCAGCGCTTCGTAGATGACCAACAGCAGCGGCGGCAGCCGCTCGCTCTCAGGCCACTGGCCAGTTGCTGCCATAGCCCGCCCTCTTCTCGCCGGTCGCCACCACGGTCCAGGTCCACCAGTTCGAGATGCGATCGTAGGTCGGGTCCCGGTAGCAACCCGACGTGATCTCGATCTCCCCCTGCTCCGGGTGCACGTAGCGCCTGCCGATCTCAAGCGTGATCGGCGGCAGCACCTCGTCGGTGATCTCGCGCGCGATGGCGTACATCGCAGGGTCGTCCCACGTCATAGGTCGTATCCCTTGCGGCGCAGTTCGGCGCGCTGGTTGGCGATGGCGCGAGGGTCCATGTTCCCGTTGCTGATCCCGCCGACCACCTGATCGCCATCGATGAACTGGAGGTGGGAGCCGCCACTGGCCACCGGACGGACCCCCAGCCCCTGCGCCTCGACCTGTTCCACGAACTTGCGCACTTCGTCACTGCGGTACGTGATCCCGCGTCCCGTCCCCGCGACGCTCCTCCCGCGCCGTGGACGCTGAGCGGCGACCGACCGCGCCACCTCTACCTCGACCGGCGCCCGCTTGCGCCGGTTGACCGGCTCTGACGGTCGATTGATGTAGTCGTAGAGGATGCGCTTGCCTGCGGGTATGGAGGAATCCTCTACCTCGACCCTGTCGAAGGTCCCTCGTTTGACCCACTCCTCACAGCACTTTGCCGCCGTGGCGTAGCTCATCCCCGGCGCGACGTTGAGGATGTCCTGGATAAAGAACGCCCCCTTCAACTCCCGGCCCACGTCACACACGAACCCGAGCGGGTCAACCATGTGCTTGGGCGCTGTGTCCTTCAACCAGTACCGCGTGCCTGACGCCTGGCCGGTACGCTCGACGGCTCCGCTTGCGATGAGCCGTTCGAGACGAGTGCGGACCATGTTCTCGGTGATGGTCAGATGCTCTGCGATGGCGGGCACAGACGCGTGCGGCTGAAGTGCCTCTACCTGCCGCTTGATTACCTCTAGCTCGTGAGGAGGAATGTCACGGCCACGGCGATCGGTCGGCATGCCGACTCGTTTGTGCTCAACCCGGCGTGACTGGTAGATGCGCACAAGCTCGGCGTGCTGCTTGAGTTCTCTCGCGCGGGCGAGAAGGCTCAGCCGCTGCTCCCGAAGCCGCTCTGCCTCGGCTTCGAGTTCGGCTGCCGCAGCGACAAGCCGGTCAGGATCCGCTTCGTCGCTCAGTTCGACACGCTCGGCCGCTACTGCCACCGGGGCTCCTTCGTCGGGGTCAAAGTCCATCGCCTGCACAGCCTAGCTCGCGGAAACCTCGCGGTACTCGACCTCTTGGCGAAGCTCTTGCAAGCGGGTCTGGGCGGCCTGGAACTCACGCTGGAGAGAGCTTCGCTCCTCGTCGCTCATCTCCTCGTCTCTGGAGAGCTTATGCTCAGCCCAGCGCGTGAAGCCTTCAAGATGCGCCGTCTCCTGCACCTTCGCGACGCGCTCAAGGGTCATCTCGGCGCCAGCCTGCATGCCGTCGCGCCTGCCGGTCGCGTAGCCGATGGCGCTGACCATCGCGGCCAGGCTGATGCCCGTGATGATCGAGGACACCGCCTCCGGCAGCGGCGCCCACAGGGCGACGAGATAGGCGGGAACCATGACTATCACGATGGAAATCGGTATTTCGCCGCGCGCGTTCCATAGCTCGCGCCAGGCCCGAAGGATTCTCCCCATGCCATGAGACTATCCGGATCTCGGACGGATCGCGGCAGCAATCACGATAGAGTCCTAGCGGTGACCACGGCAGAGCCTGCGGGAGGCCGAGGCTCAGTCGCAGCGGCCGGAGAATGGAGAGAGATGCTGACGCACATCATCGAGGCGACGCAGGGCTCGGAGTTCAACTGGGGCAAGTTCCTCGTGGGACAGTTCACCATGGAGTGGGGATGGCGGTCCGCGATCAACAAGGATAGTCCCCTCCCCCTTCTCCTCCAGCGCGGCTGGGACTATGGGAAGGCGAGGCCAGGCGGATCGCCCGCGAAGCGCTCGACGCCATCGGGGGGGGCAGTAGCTCAGCTACTCGCCCCACACGATCTGACGCCGCCGGACCGCCTCGCGAGACTCCCCCTTCCTAGGGCGCATGTGAGGCGGACGCCAGCAGGCCCGCCTCGTCGGCACGTCGTACTTGCGCATGCGGCTGTGGACGGTGCGCTGGGAGATACCGATGATGTCCGCGATCTCGTGGGTCGTCTTGTACTCCACCCAGTAGAGGCGCCGAATCTCCTCGATCCGGTCCTGCTCGGGTGTAGTGCGCTTTCCTCCCCACCGCAGTGAGACACCTCTCTCGGTGAGGTACTTGCTCACGGTGCTGGGGCTGACGTGAAACTGCATAGCAAGATCATGCATGGTTGGCCCACGACCATCGTCGTACAGGCGCGCTAGCTCGTCAATCTGCTCTTCTGTCAGCGCTCGGACCGAGGGCATGCGAGTATTCTATCCGCATGCGGGACATCATCGCTGCCATGCCAGCAGCCCCCATCGGACGACACTCAACCATCGCGGATCACCGGGAGCATCCACCGGCCCCGGGGCGGCCCTACGCGCCGCTGGCGGACTGGACCCTGCACGTCCGTGACGCGCTCGTGGCGTCCGGGATCGCGACCGAGGCTCAGGGAGAGGAGTTCATCGAGTGCCTCAGCGAGATCGTGGCCGAGGCCCAGGTGAAGGCGGCCCTCCTCCGTAAGGAGGATCCCCGCGCAGCGGGGACGCGCTCGTGGCGTGACTTCCTCGCGCTGCGGGCCTAGGTCCATACAACGCAGAAGGCCCGCCGGAGCGGGCCTTCTGATTACGAGCCGCCGCAGTATGGGACACGGAGCCCGCGAAACGCGGAACCCATCTTCGAACACAACTTCCGCGCCCTCCGAGCGTATCAGACGATCTGGAGCACCTGGCCGGGGTAGATCAGGTCCGGGTTGGCGAGCCGGTTGACCTCGGCCAGCCGGGGCCAGGAGGTCCCGTAGCGGGCCGCGATGACGCTGAGGCAGTCACCCGGCCGGACGACGTAGACCTTGCCCGAGAGCCGCGTTCCGACCGCCACGACGGTAGGGTTCGTGGCATGTACCTGAGCCACCGGCAGACGACTCTCCTGCTTCGCCGGGGCCACGCCGCCCTTCGCCTTCGCACGCGCCCCGAGACGGTGGGCGCGGGCGCGATGTGGCTTTCGACTGACTTTCTTCACCTCTGGCTTGACCACGGGGGCCGCGACCGGGTTCTGGTCCTGCACCCCCGTAGCTGGCGGAGCGCTCGCCCCTGGCGCGTCTGGCCCCTGTGGCGTGACGGCTGGCGCTATGACCGTCTCTACAGGAGTTGCCGTCGCTGTGGGCACGGGCGCCTGGACAGTCTCCTGGCCGCCCTGCGCTTCCCCCACGTCCACGACCGGTGAGGCGGTGGGCTCCGGCGTCGCCACCACGATCGGCACGGCCGTAGGAGCCTCTGTGGGGGCCGGTGCGGGCTGCGGCGGGAGGTCCGGCTCGTCGTCGCTCGTGTCCTCGGGAGCCGGACCCCAGTTGATGTCGATCGGCGGTCCGTCGTCATCGTCGCCGGGGGCTCCGTACGCCGGAGCGGCGACAGCAGCGAGCGCGGCGACCGAGACGGCCGCCCGCATCGCGAGTGCGCGAGCGCTCATTCGGCCTCGCTCCGATGCGCCGCCGAAAGCAGCAGCGCGACGATCACGCCGTAGAACCCCCACGCCCACCCCGGCAGGCCCGAGAACGCGATCAGCAGCGCGAGCGCGCCCGCGAATACAGCGAACACGATCCAGTGGTTGCGCTTCATGACGCGAGACTACCGACGATCGCGCCGATGCAGGCTGTGGTTGCGTCGCGCTCGGCCTGCCACGCGTTCTGCCCATGCGCGACGCCCGCGTAGAGCGCAAACCCGCCAGCCGCTAGACATGCCTTCGCCGCTCGGCAGACCTTCTTCATGAACGCGTTGTCGTTGCAGCCCGCGAACTTGTCCTTCTCCTGGCGGGCGTACGCCTTCAGGCGCGACTTGACCCCGGGCTTGACGATCGGGTTCTTCACTCGCGAGTCGTACTCGGCGTTGAATCGCTTCCACGAGATGTGCTGGACGAACTGCACCTTCGCGCACGTCGGGCAGCCCGCCGCGTTCGGCCTCGCGTGGGCACTCACCGGAATGCAGAGCACCGCGACGGCAGCGAGCACTGCGGGACAACAGAACCTCATAGGCCCCTCCCCAGGCGTTGTTGATGTACTCAACGTATACCCGGTGGTTCCGGATCTTTCAACCCATCCAGAGCAAACAGGAATGCTCGCCGCTAGTATCACGCCAAGCGCGGCTCCTCCCTCCACGGGCCTGGCAGCAGAGGGGCCGCGCTCGCAGGGGAGGTCATTCCTGCCTGGTGATAAGGCCGCTCAGGCGTCGCCGGATAAACACGTCATCCGTTACATCCTCGATGGCTTGGTGGAGCGACTTGCCGTACCCCTCTCCTAGCTCCTCGCCCCCGTCCCACATGTTCACGTGGAACGCGCCACCCTCCTCGCGCCAGTAGACATCCAGCCGACCCTCTGTAGCCATACGACCATTCTACCGGTGGTCGAATGACTACACCTAGTAGCAGGGCGATTACTCTTTCCTAGATAGGGTTGCGCAAACTCTAAGGGCAACCTACTGTTTCCGGCGACGCAACTCTAAGCCGGAGGAAGTAATGCCCGCGTACACAGAAGCAGACATCGATAGCGTGCTCCCGATGGTGCGGTCCATCGTGAGCAAGAACTTCCATCTATCGCATCACCTCGCGGACTCGGAAGACCTTGTGTCGGTGGGTGTCCTCGGCGCGCTTGAGGCAGCCCCGCGCTGGGACCCGGAGGCGGGCGCGGCGTTCACGTCGTTCGTGTACTTCCGGGCGTACGGTGCTATCCGAGACTATCTCCGCTCGATCCAGACGGGCACTCGTCGTGACCCCAATCGCTACGACGTGCTCTCGCTCGATGTACAGGTGAAGCGATTCAGTGCTCCCAGCGACGCACAGACTTTGGCCAGCCTGATCCCGGCTGAGGAGATCGAGCTTGTCGACCCGTACCTCCGGGGCATCCTCGCGGAGGCAATGGCCGACCTCTCCCCTGAGGCTCGCCTCGCGCTGTGGCTCGCCTTCTGCGAGAACGAGACGTGGACGCGCAAGGACATCGGAGAGGTCATCGGCCGCAGCGAGGCCGCGACCTACCAGTTCATCCACAACGCGCTCAAGCGTCTGCGCGAGCACCCCGACCTTCAGGACTACAGCCCCGATGGCCCGGTCATCGCGACCCACCGATAGGAGTAGAACATGAGCAACTTCCCCGACAACTGGCCCGACATCGCCTGGGCGAAGCTGTCGCAGGCAGACCGCGACCGCGCCGTGGCGATCATTCGCAATGCGTCCTGGTGGGACACGGACATGGTCACCGACGTGGTAGTAGGTCACCGGCGCTACGGGCACGACTTCATCCACGAGGAGCCGTTTGCCGCGACGGTCGACATTGGCGACGAGACGGTCAAGTGGTCATGGCACATGAGCGGCGGCATGGGCGTGCGTAACTACCTGCGCCAGGAAGGCTTCACCGACGACCAGCTTCCGACGCTCCCCGAGCTATACGACGGCAAGGATGTGTCTACCTGGGACGACTTCTACGTTCAGGTGATGGAGGCCGCCGCAGGACTGCGTGACTAACCATGACCGACGCGATCATTGCCGTCGAGCTTTACGCGCTCGTGCGCCAGTGGAAGCCGTCCGCGATCGATGGCCACGGCGGCATCCACTGGAACAACCTCCGGCATGACGTATACGTGCCGGTCCTCGACTGGGTAAAGGACAACAACATCCTGACCCTTTACGAGCGTGCCTTCATGTACCACGATCCCGTGTACTGCGAGCTTGGGATCCTCCCCCGCGAGCCGGTCTTCCAGACGATGCTCGACTTCATGATGGGAGAAGACTTTGCCTAGCCTAGACGGCGCGCGTGATGGCTAACCTGAGGTGCTGTCTGTGCCAGCGGCCGTCTTCAGCGATCCTGCCAGTCGGGGTACCCCTGCACGTCTGGATTCGCACCGGCAACAACGCAGATTGCCCTCATTGTCCCATGGGGACGCGCCAGTAACTTGCGATGGCACTTGAATGGCAGGACGAGCAGGGGCACGGCGACGGCTACGCGGACAACGGGGCCGCGCTCAAGTTCCTTGCCCGTACCCTCGGCGGGCGGCTGAGCCAGCAGGGTCCGTTGTCGACAATCCGGACGCCCCGGGCATCGGTCGAAGTGGCCCTCCACGAGGATGTGAACTCCGTGACCCTCGATTCCGTGATCGCGGAGCCCGAGGGCACCGGAGAGGGCACGAAGCTCGTGGAGGCACTGAAGCAATATGCCGAGCGCACGGGCAAGCAGCTACACGTGAGCAACATTGCCAACGAAGGTTTCTTCAATCGCTTCCCGTGGCTCGACGTTGACCGGGACGGCGCCCTCCCCCAGGGGAGCTTCGGCCAGGCCCCGGTCTCGTGGAAGAACACGTTCTCGAAGTCCGCCGGGTGGGAGGAGTATCCTGTGCGCGTGTCTGCCAGCGAGCGGCTGCCTCGGGTGACGAAGAGCCACATCGGCTACTGGCTCGGCTGGCTGGAGGGCTACGGCTGGTACCGGCGATGGTTCACCAACGACACGAGCTACCTCCAGGCCGCGCAGAAGCTCGGTATGCACTTCGCCCGCGCCCTCGGCCGCAACGACCCCGACTACATGCGCGGCTATGAGAAGGCCCAGGCATCCGGGCTAGTGCCGGACTACCGCCTCGGCCCAGACGGGACGGCCAACGCTGATCCCAAGATGGAGTACTGGCAGCAGCAGGGGCCAGGGCTAGAGGCCCAGGGACAGGAGATCCTCGCGTGGCTCGAAGGGCTCTCGGCCCAGGATGAGCTTGAGCAGCATCAGCGCGCGCAGGAGGACACCACGCCCGGCGACCTCACCTTCCCCGAGGACTGGAATAAGGAGGGCAAACTAGCCGCGCACGGCCTCATTCCCTGCCCGTACTGCGGCGGCGACATCCAGTATCAGCACGACAACTGGGGACCCGGCCCGCGCTACTACCAGTGCGCGGGCTGCCGCCACCGCTGGCCGGACACCGAGCAGGCGCTCAAGGAGATCATGCCGAAGGGCATCGACTGCCCGCAGTGCGGCTCGGAGATGCACTGGCGAGACGGTTCCTCCCTCGGGCGCCTGTACCCCGATGGCGCCTGGGAGTGCTCCCAGCGGCGCTGCTGGCACATGCAGCGCCCCGGCGAGGGCGTGCCGAACACCGTCCCTGACATGTGGTCCGAGAAGCCCGACGATACCTTTCCCGAGGACTGGACGAAGGGGTCTAAGCTCTGGGCCGTGGCCAGCGATAACTACTCGTGGGACACCGAGCAGGTCGAGCTATGGATGGACAACGACGAGCCGACCTACACGAAGATCCGCAAGCTCTTCGAGCGCGGCATGACGCTTGAGCAGTTCGAGTCCTGGTGCATCAGGAACATCATCGGCCCGCTCAATAAGCAGCAGATTGCCGACGCCCGCGAGTGGAACGAGATCCCAGAGGATCAGCGCGTTGACCATCTCTACGAAGACCTCAAGAACAAGAGCCAGGAAGCGGCGGACTTCGTTGATTCGCTCGGCATGGGCAAGGACGTCGGCGACACCGAGCCCAACCTGATCGACCCGGACAAGGTCAACTGGCAGGAACTCTGGGACGGCCTCTACAACGAGATCAACGAGAACTCCGAGTACGAGCGCGAGATGGCCCGCATCAAGGGCATGGGTCTCGGCTGGGGCACCAACGGCGCCGATGACGACACTAACCGGCTGCGGGACGCCCTGTACCGCTACCACGGCGCTGTACCCGGTCACGATGAAGGCGGCGATGAGCGCATGGCGTGGGACGATCCCCGCGCCTACCACCGTCGCAACGTGAACGTCCCGTACGAGGACGCGAAGGTCATGGGTGACTGGCCCGAGCAGTTCATCAGCCTGGACACGCGCAACGCGATCTCGGACCACCACTACAACAAGATGCTCGCCCCCTACCTGGAGAAGGCACGAGGCTTGGCCTCTGGCGCTAACACTCCGCCCGAGCATCTAGATGAGATGGCCTTCAACCTCATGCGTCGCGAGCTTGGCAACGCGTGGACGGAGGACAAGTACGACTTCTCAGACCCAGAAGTCAAGCGCCTGACGGAGTCGGACCCTGGTGTTCAGAAGGTCATGCAGAACGGCTACAACATGCGCCTGCACGACTACACCAACACTCTGATGCACGGCATCAACATGGGGACAGCCCTTCCTCACCACGTCGAAGTCGCGCGCACGGCGCTCCAGCAGCGCGGGTACTCTGAGCAAGACATACAGCGGATCCTCCAGCAGAAGTACCGATGGGACGCTGAGCTACGGCAGCGAATCCCAGTCGCGCCGGATCACGTTCCCCCGAAGCCCCCGAGCCCCGATGATCCCGGCGACCTAACCCTCCCCGAGCACTGGGGTCGCACGATCCCGTCGCACCGGCACGGGTGGGCGGACGGCGCGCGAGCCTTCTAG